AAACAATGAATCAGCAAAAGCTTGGCCAACTACATTAGTTTCATCACCTACATTTCTGGTATATTTATCACAATAAAAAAACCTAGTACCATCAGTGTAATGAGTACATCTGTCTTTTGTAATAATATCATGTCGTTGTCTAGTATATGTTTTATCTCTTCCAAATTTATTTTTTAATAATTCAACAAAAATTTCATCAATATTATCCGGAATATGTTTTTCATTTTTTTCATCTTTGTCTTCCTTTTCCTCTTCATCCAATAACATAATACCCATTGCAGCATAATTATGTAAATCAATAAGAGTATCACGAATACATTCATCATTTACTAACTGAATTCCATTTTTAGTAATATTCATAGCACGTTTAATTTTATCTTCAATGCGCATTAATACGCCAATCGTTCCATATTGTGCGAAAGCATCACCATAATCCTTATTTTTTCTTTCAAATAGTTCAAGACCTTCTTTTTGAACACATTTCATTTGTTCTACACGATCCATCTTTATTTAAATAATTAAAAAAACTTTATATATTATTTTTTATATTTATCTGCCTCTTTTAATACTTGATTTTTATATAATAACTCATATACATTAATAGGAGTTATATTTTTGTTTTCTAATAATTCAATTAAATTCTTATTTTTATTACATTCAATTATACAATCAGGACATTCTCTGTATATATGAGTTAATAATGAAGATTTATAACAAATAGTTGAATTATTATTTTTAACATAGGTATCGCCAAAACGTTTATGTTCGATTATAACCAATTGATTTGTTTCTATAACAATAAGCAATGTGATAAGGTCATTTAAATCATAATTTTTATGATTTGAATTTTTATTAATTAAAACAATCTCACCATGTTTTTTACTTTTGCATTTAATACTAATAAATAACTTTTGTGTTCGAGACAAATATAAACAACAATCATTTTTATATTCACTACCATAAGAATGTAGTTCATCCAAATCAATACATTTATAAAATAATCGTCGAAACATTTCAATGAGAGATTTCTGAATAAGACCACCAAATAAAAATTTGTTCTCATTTTTAGATGGTGGAAATTTTTTATGAATTAAATTACATTCAATAAAAAAATGATTTAAATTTTTATTATTCAGTTTATTTTTAATATAAAAAATTGTATTCCTTTTTATAATCATTATTAAGTTTGTTTTAATTATATATTAATTTATTTTTAAGTTATAAAGTAATTTCAAATTAATCTAAAAACTAATAACCACCTTCTAACAAATACTGTTTATTAAAATGAATTATTGTTAAATTAATTTAAAAAAAAATAATAAATTATTCTTTAATGGATAATTATACGATTATAAATAATGAATATAAAGTTTCAAATATAACTCTAAAACGTTCACCAGAGGTTTATTCAATAAGTTATATAGGAGATAATAATGAAAAAAAATTCAGTGGTACAATACGTTATACATGACCTTCTTTTTTTAAGAAACTTGAGTCAGAAGGTATACAGCATCCAATGTTTGAACAATATCGAGAATATTGGCGTAGAATTGAAAATCCAACAAAAAGAGAAAAAAAGACAGACAAGAAAAAAAGAAAAAAAGAAAAAGAATCTAAGAAGATATTTGATGAAAATTGGGCAATTAAATGCGCAATTGATAATAATGAAGGTAAGTATGAAAATTATTTGGAACGTTTAAAAGCAAAAAAAAGGTAATATAGTTAAAACAAATCACAAATAAAGTCATAAAAATTATGAAAAATATTTATAATTGTATTCATATTTTTTTAGTTATTAGTTATTAGTTATTAATTATTATATTTTTATTATATATTTTTAATTTGGTACTAACATAGTAATTCTTTGTCTACAATAAGGACAATCTAAAATACCTTTTTTACTTTTCCAATGTTTTGTTAAACATTCTGCACAATATCTATGTCCACATTGAGTAGTACAAGAAGCGTCTTTAAATTTATTCAAGCAAATAGGACAATCATCATCTGGGTTATTATTTTTTTCTTTTTTCTGAAAGAATGAACTAATATTTTGTGTTGGCATAGTTGGAGCAATCGTTTGAACTCTTTCATTTCTTCGAATTGCAGCAGCTCCAGCAGAAGCTTCGGCTGAAGAACGTCGAGCAGTTCCGCCAACTGTATTCGTTTGAGGTGGTAACATCACTAAATCTTTAGTTTCTCTTTCATCTTTCATATGATTATAGAATTCAATAACCTTGGGGTTTGCCTTGATTTTTTTTGCGTCAAAGTTAATTAAATGTAATCCATCTAATGATTTAATACGTGATAACGCAACATAAGTTTGACCATATTCAAATACGGTGTTTCCAACATCAATCATCGCATTGTCTAGTGTGATTCCTTGAATTTTATGAATAGTAATAGCCCATGCAAGACAAATGGGAATTTGACATACTGTAATTGTAGGGTATTCTGTTGATTGAACCCAAATTTTATTAATAACTTGTATAATACCATTATTAAAACGAACAAGTGGCCCATCTGAGCGAATTTCTTCAATAATTCCTTGAGAACCATTACAAATTCCAGCTTCAATGCAAATATTTTTAGTACACATTACAACTGAACCAACCTTAAGTTCAAGACATTTCACAAAATTATAACTGACTAATATTTTTTCCATTTCTCTTTGTTTAAATTCTTCATTTAAATCATTACATCTTTGTAAAACACTTTGTTCGATTTGTGAATTATCATTTAAATATTTGTTATTATTGAAGTTAAATTCAAAATTAAATACTTTACTATCTTCGCGAATTTTGGAGAACATAACACGATTAACAGTTTCTACTTTACTTTTAAGAGGAAATAATTGTGTAATTGCATGAGCATTATTAACGGGTTTGTTAATACATTGTGATAAAGATTGAATACTTTCTTCATCCAAAATACCTCGTCGAATCTTAGAGAGGATATCAATGTATTTTTGGTCAGTTTGACGAAAGATTTTAGTTAGTTCAATATGATTATTTGTAGTAAATACATCAAACCAATGTTCGGATTCAAAACAAAATTCTGTATCTTTACTTTCTTCACCAATAGGAGGTAATTGAAAGAAATCTCCCGTGAAAATCACTTGAATTCCTCCAAAGAATCCAGTTTTTTTACGTAACATACGACCAATTTTTTCAAGTAATTCAAACATACGTTTTGACATCATACTTACTTCATCAATAACTAAAATATCAACTTCTTTCCACATTTTTTTAACTCGAAAATTACGATAAACTTTATCTAGAATCTTATCATCTGGAACATTCATATATCCAATACCACTAAAAGAATGAATTGTAATTGCGTTACAATTTTCGAGTAATACAGCAGCGCAACCAGTTAAAGCACAAACTTGAATACATTTACCAGAATCATTAGAGTATTTTACAAATTCTTGAATTAACTTAGATTTACCTGTTCCACCAGAACCAGTAATGAATAAATTTTCACCTCTTTTAAATTTATCAAACGCAATTCTCTGTTCATCAGAGAGTTCATCAAGAGTCGCTAGAGTTGCCATTTTCAATAATAAAATTGTCTTCTTTGTCTGCTGAATAATCAATTTCATCATTTTCAATTTTTTCATTATTGTTTTCTGAATTATTCAATGGATAAAAATAATATTCCATATAATGTTTTGAATTGGTGTATTTAATTTTATATTCAAAAAATACACCATTCGTATGTGCAATTTGTCTAAGTATAGTAATGAATTGCATATAAGTTATATTCTCTCGTTGAATATAATATTTTTTACTTTCATGATAAAAAGGTTCTAATTTATCAGTAAAGTTTTTAATTAATCCATTATATTTCACTTTTTTGAAGTGATTAGGATTAATTAAAATATAGTTTTTCTCAACAGTACCAAACATTTCAAGATATTCGTTGAAAAAATCAACTTGTTTTTTAAGAATTTGATTTTTTCCCATCGGCGTTATATACTTTCTAAATATTTTTTCATTTTGTTTTTCTCTAAATTCAATAAAAATATTTTATTCAAAAAATGAATGAAATGAAGAAAATGAAGAAAATAAAAAAATAAAAAAATAAAAAAATTGAAGACAAAAAATAAACCAATAATAAAACATCAACCAAAATACAAATGACAACTATGACAACTCGGACAATTATTTTGTTAAAGACTGAAAAAGGTTTTGAAAATGATGAAACATTAAATCTAACTATTAAATCAGATAAATGTACTTTTGTTCAATCATTTAATCCAGGTGTATACTTTTATAATAACGAAAGGTATTGCGCAGAATTAATTGAAGGTTCAGAATTTAATTATGATAATTTTAAAACATTTATTAATGAAATTAAAACAAATAATACAAATCATAAAAGTAAGGTTTATATTACAAATAATAGTTTAGGATATTATAAAATGTCTTATGAAAATAGTAAATTTACAATTAAAATGTTATGGTTGAATACAGTATTAAAATTTGATTTTGAACTATGTGATGAATCTAGAAATGAGTTATGTAATAAATTAGATGAACTATTAAAATGGACAATTAATTATAATGAAAATCAAATTAAAAAAGATAAAAAAGATTAATATTTAAAGTTACTTTGAAAATGCAAGGCCAGCCATTTCACTAGCTAAATTCCATATTAAAGAAAATATCATTTTCTTCATTTTTTAAAAAATCTGGTATAACATAAACACCTGGAATTATACTATAATCCATTTTATAGTTTTTATAAATATTAGATATTTATTTAAATATGTTTAGGTTTGTTTAAAAAATATTAAGAATAATACTAGTTTCTTATAATAAATAAAGGTTCGGAAAACATCTTATAATAAGGAAATGTTCGGAAAACGTAGTTTTCTGATTATGGATAATATTTTCTATCTCTCTTTGAATAAACCTCGACTAAATCTGTTGTGAAAAACAATAACATTAATTTATTGTCATAACCATTATAAATATGTTCAATATAATAACATATTTTTTCAATAAATAAATAACTTATACCACGAATATCACGATTAGATTTAATATATTCATAAATAAAATAATAAATGTCTAATAATGAATAACCTTTTTCATATAAACCAAATAATAATTGAGTTGCTTTTTTAATATCACCTTTTTTAATAGTATCAATATAATTATTTAAAATTGAATTTTCAAGTAAGGTTATATAAGGGGTTATATCACTTACATTTGTAAGGTTTAATATTTTTAATTTATTAAACAAATTGAAAATATAATAAATAGTTAAATTAGAAAAATCAAAAAGAACATTTATGTTATCTATTTTTATTTTCTCTCCATCGATGATTCTCTGAATTAATATTTTATATTCATTATTAGTAAGATCTTCAAAAAAAATAGGAGTTGTCCTTGTTTGAATAATTTCATTTATTTTAGTTGTATTTTCACAACCAAATAAAAAGAACACATTTGTTGAATAATCAATTAATTTTTTAAAATATTGTTGGTTAGATTCATTAATAATATCAAAATTATCAATGAATACACACTTTTTATAATTGTTAGTTGATTTACAGAATGTCTTTAGTTCATTGATAGAATTAGAGAAGGTAATATCTGTGAACGAGTCAATTACCAATATATATTCTGAATTATTAATATCATCAATACGAATATTATGATACAGATAGTATTCTTTTAGAATTAATTGCATAGCAACTAACTTGAAAGTATTCGTAGAACCAATACATAATAAATTCATATGGTCTGATTCGATATGTTCATTAATTTTTCTTATAAATTCATCATGATTTGGTGTAATTATTTCTTTAAGATTTTTTGGATTATATAACTCTTCAATTAATTTCATTTAGATAATATCTAAATAAATTTTATATAAAAATCAATTTATTTAAATAAAAAATTGAACCGTTAAAAATTCTATAGAAAAATATTAAACCTCTATAAATAACAATGGACAAATCATTTGGTGAAAGAAATGTAAAATATTTTCAAAAATATAAATTAGATAAAGATAAACTAGAAGATAAAAAAAAATATGAAAAAACAAAAAATAATAAGTCAACTGGACCTAGTCATAAATTATTTAGAACTTATTCAAAAAGTTATTTTAAAAAAAATATGAATACTGAAAATGTAAATGAATATATTAAACCATTTATTGATACTTCAGAAGTATGGGGCGATGTTAGACCATACAAGAGTAAACTGTTTACCTATAAAAATTAATAATATTATAGATTTAATTATAAATAATTTTTTATAATTGGTAGATTAAAATTGAACTTATTTTTAAATACATAATTAATGCACTTACCCCCCTTGAAAAGTTGAAAAATGTATCCAAGTGATGACGAAGAAGATAATATTGAAACATACAGATACAATTATATTTGTGCTAATTTTGAAAATTATAATAAGTCAAATTTACCTTTAATTCCTTATAAAAAATCTATAGAAGTATTCAGTTGCATTCATAGTAATATTGTATCGTTACCAGTTCTAGAAAACTTAATTATATTATTTTGTGATAATTGTAAAATTGAAAATATTCCTTTAATGCCGAATTTACTTAAATTGTGTTGTGATAATAGTCATTTAACTTCTTTACCATCATTTCCTAAGTTAGAATACATTAGTTGTATAAATAATAAATTAACATTTATACCAAGTATGCCAAAATTATATAAAATATATTGTAATAAAAATAAACTTAAACAATTACCAGCATTACCTAGTTTAAAAGAATTATATTGTTGTGAAAATGAGATTACACATATACCATCATATCCTAAATTAAGTATTATACAAGCAGATAAAAATAAAATTTGCTGTATGAATTTTGATGTAAATCTATTATGTGAAGTTATAATTATGGATAATTTTATTCATAATATTGTTAATAAAAAAATGTTTACATATAAAAACTATAATAAAATCTATAATAATAATTTGAATATTCTATATAGGTTTAGATTATTATATTATAGTATGAAATACAAATATAGATTTATTGAACTGTATAAAAAGATTAAAATAAAAAAGGATTAAAAATATAGGTTATTATATCTTATATCAAATATATAATAGATGTCACAAATAACTCAAAAAATAATAGGTATCGTTGGGCCTACACAATCCGGAAGCACAATGTTATATAACATGGTTCGTTTAATATATGAAAAATCTGGTTATTCAGTAGATTCATGTTTTATAACACATTTTTATTTGAAAAGTTATAATAAAAATGCTCAAATATTAATTGTAAAATGTCATGATTATGATTATGAATTAGATAAAAATCATGATTTATTATTATTACCTATTAGGGATTTTCGAGATTGTGCTTTATCTTGGAAAAATAGATATAAATCAACTGCTACAGATAGTGATATTATTAATTCTATTATAAATAATATATCTCGGTTTAAATGTTGGGAACATAAAAGTTTTATATTAAGATATGAAGATTATAAGCTAAATTGTCATAAATATTTAGACCAATTATTATTTATTTTAGGAGTAAATTTATCTAAACAAAAAAAAGATGAAATTATAAAAGAGGTGTATAATATTTATAACAATAATTTGAATCCATCTAATGATATAATGAACGACCCAAATCAATATGAGGCCTTATTACAAGATGAAGAATATAAAAAAACATTAACCACGCAAAATCATAATACATCAAATGGTATAATCAATAAATATAAACTTGAAATGGGACTTGTATTACAATCTAAAATATCTAAAAATAAATATATTACAGAAGTATTAAAACAATTCGGTTACTCTTGTTAAAAGAAATATATTGAATTATTATTTGAATGGATTACTACAAGGTATTAGAAATAAATGAAAACGCAAGTGATACTGAAATCAAAAAAGCATATCGTTCTCTAAGTTACAAATATCATCCAGACCAAAACCCAGACCCAGCCGCTGGAGAAAGAATGAGAGATATCAACGAGGCCTATGAAACATTAAGAGATCATGATAAACGTAGACAATATGACCATTCTAGACAAATTCAAAATGTAAATCCATTAGAAAATATATTAAATGAATTATTTAGAAATCAACCACCAATGTTTTCACAAATGATGCGTGGACATTCACCGCATATAAATCAACCACATGCAAATTTTTTTGAATTTGTTCATGGAGGAGGTCAAGAAATACCTATTTTTTTTACACATAATATGCATCATACAAATATACCACATAATCCACATAATCAACATAATCCACATCAAAATATGCATAGTTCTTCAACACATAATGTAGAAGAAATTACAAAACCAGAACCATTAGAATTACAACTAGAAATAACATATGAAAACGCATATCATGGTCAACAACTTCCAATACAAATTGAGAGAAATATAATACAGTTTGGAAATATAATAAGAAAGGAAAAAGAAAAAATATATGTAAATATACCAAAAGGAACAGACCAAGACGAGATTATAATGATTTCAGATAAAGGAAATTGTGTGAATCAAGTATATGGTGATGTGAAAATACAAATTAAATTATCAAAACATAATTCATTTGAAAGAAATGGTTTAAATTTAATTTATATACATACAATTAGTTTCAAAGAATCTATATGTGGATTTGAAACAATTATAACAAATTTAGATGGAAACTCTTTAAAATTAAAAAGTAGTCCTGGAAATGTAATTCAAAACCGAGATGAAAAAATAATTAAAGGAAAAGGTTTCTCTCGTTCTTCTGAAGTATTTGGAGATTTAATAGTATCATTTAAAGTATTACCTCCTAAGGTATTATCTGAGAGACAAATCGATTTATTTTCACTTGAATTATGAAACTTATCATAACAATATTTTAAATAAGATAATTTTAACTTTTCACAATATAATGGGGATGTTTTCATACCATTACAAGTATGTTCGATTTGTTTTACATAATTAAGACATTCGCTTTTATTTTTAACATCACTTATATTAAGCATTTTATATGTTAATATATTAATATATTTTAAATTATTTTTAATAACATTTTAATGAATTTATAAAAAATAATAATATAATATAATGACTAGAAAGTTTCATCATTCTAATGATTTATTTTTATACGGTTGTAGAGGATATTCTTATAATATTTTTACTGAAAATATAGAAGATAAAGAAAGCAAGGAACATGTAATTAAACATTTAATCAAAGCAAAACAACCTACAAAGAATGAGGGTAAAATAAAATGTTTAAAATATGATATTGAATATAAAAAACTGAGAAACAATGAAGATTTAATATCATCAAAACCATCAAAATCATTATTAATTCAAATATTCAAAAAAAACGTGGATATTCCAAGATTATCATTTATTTTAAAAAATAATCGTATTATAGTAAGTTGGTCAAAAGAAAAGTGTAATTTAAAACAAAAATTTTCTACAATTAAAAATGGAACACAAAAACATAAAATAATGAAAAATAACATTAAATCTATAAAGGTATCAAATGTATATGACAAATTAAAAGAATTAATACAAAACCCAACATATGAATTATTGAAAAAATTATTTGGTTTTAATAAATCATATTTATCAAAAACAAATGATATAGAATCATTATATGATGCTTATCGAAACGCAAATATATATGTATATTCAATTGTTTAATAAGGTTTATTTAAAAATTTATTTAATATTGGATTAACAATTCCTTCAATTTCATTCAGAGCTAAATTATATTCCATCAATGAAACATCTTCTATATCTAATACTTGCTTCGCCCAATTCAAACGTTCAATTAAATATTCTCTAGTTGTGTTTTCCATTATCAATTCATCAATACTAGATAAAGACGATTCTATAAATGTGCTGTATTCTTTTTTAGATTCTTTTAATTTTTTTAATTCATTTTCATGTTCATTTTCTTGTTCTATATTTTCAATTTCATTTTCAATATGTTGAATTGTTTGAAAACATTGAATTGTATCTACTTTATTTTCATTAATGAATACATTTAATATATAATTTTTATCCATTTTAAGTGAAAATAAAATTATTCCATTTGAATCAACATTGTAATTTCCAATATTATTATTATCTTTTACATAAAAACGATTTCCTTCATATAGAGAAATTTTATTGTTATTATTCATTACCAATTCACATTCAAATTCATAAGGTAATTCACTATTTTTTGGAATAAATACTTCCAAAATAGAATCAACTTCAATACCAATATCTAGATATGTAAGCATTTTATTTAATATTCTCTTTATAATATCTTTATATTTTTTATATTTTTTTAGTAATATTACAACCAGATGGAGTAATATTATTATTACGAACCCCTCTTAATTTTAATAAATATCTTTGATAAGAATCATTTTTAATTCCACAGTTATTATTGTTAATTTTATTATTACAGTATTGAACACGCAATAAATATAATGAACTTTGCATATAAATATTTAATATATAATAATTTATAAATATGAATATTAATAAGAATATTGATGTAGAATTAGTCATTTCTAGATATACTGAAAATTTAAATTGGTTACAACAAGAACCATTTTGTAATTATTATCATACAATTTACAATAAAGGCCTTGATTCAAAATTTAATGTTAATTTTAAAACATTAAGTGTAATATCATTAAATAATATTGGTAGAGAAAGTCATACATATTTAAAACATATAACTTTAAGATATAATAATCTACCTAAACTAACCATTTTTTTACCTGGTTCTTTAAATGAAAACTTAAACAAAATGGAAAAGGCAAAACAAATTTTAAAATTATACGAAGAACATAAACATGTAAACAGTACTATGATAGGAGTATATTATAATCTCGGTTTAGAAAATGAACTAAGTGATTTTAAAATAGATTATTGGTGTTCAAAATCAAAAAGAGAAATATACAGTAATGAAAATAGTATTATAAAAAATTGTCCGATTCGTCCATTTGGAATTTGGCATAAACATGTATTTGGTAATATAAAACCACATATTGTTCCTTACGGTGGAGTTTTCTCTGTTTCAAAGAATGATATTACTCAACATAAAATAAAAAGATATGAAACATTATTAAAAATATTAGAAAACACAAAATCTTCTAATCCAGAAGAAGGTCATTACTTTGAGAGAAGTTGGGAATCAGTATTTTACCCACTAGGAGAAAATAGTAAAATTATTAAAACCTCTTATTAAATATCATTTTTTCAATATTATTTTTCAATATTCGCATTCATCATAAGTAATACCAGGACCACTTAATTTATTATATCTATTATTCAACGAATCAATAAATTCTTTATCAATTGAGATATTTTTATTTTTTAATAATAATTTAGGTGACCAAGGTAAATTAGGATATTTCAATACAATTTCAGTTGTAATTTTATTGGATTCACTTAAATAATAATAATCCCATCCTCGATTTAAATTATTTTCAATCACGTTCCAATCAACATCATCTAAGTATGTTAAACGTGAATAATCCCAAACAATATTTGGATTTTCAATAGCAATTTTCCATGTCATATTTGGATTATATGAAAAATAATAATAATTCCATTCATATTGAGGATTATTTTTAATTATATCCCATGTAATATTTTTATTTTGAATTAAAATATTTAAATCCCAAGGTTTATCAGAGTATTTATTTACAATATCCATAGTAACACACTCATTATGACTTAATATAAAATAATTCCATTTCATATTAGGATGTTCTAAAACATATTCCCATGTTAAATTTTTATATAAATCAAAATTCATTTGAATGTTATAAATAATATAAAATTATATTTTTAAATATATTTACACATATCGATATAACTCTTTATTAAATACTTGACCACGACTAGACCAGTTATTTGTTTGTGATCGATTTACAATATAATATAATGGATTATAATCCTTTTCTGAATCGGAATCATGATAAGTATTAATCATAACATCTATATTATCAATTGTATAACCTTTTTCAATAAATCTAAACCATCCTTCATGTTCAATTAATATATCATTTGTATTTATATTTTTAGGTATAAACACAAGTGTATCTGAAACACGAGGATGATTATGAGTTATATTACCTCCTCCTAATGTCCAACATACAAATGGATATCTTACTTCTGGCCATTTATAATTAAATTTAGAGATAAACATATCTTTTAAATATAAGTCAATTCTACAAACAAGAATAAAATCATACTTAGGTAATCGTTCAATAGACATTTTATATAAATTATTTAATCCAATCGGTTCTCCTTTAATAAAGTTATATTTCTCTATATATGAACCATAAGTATTTAATAATAAAGAATCATAATTGGTAGAATAAGTAAATAATCTAACATTCCATTTTACATCATTAAATGATTTCATAAATCTTATATGACTTTGACACGCCATAATTTGTTCCTTTACTGAGTCTGGATTACCTCTTTCTCTAGTATGTTGACCACCTGAACGAAAAGACTCACCGATTAAAATCATTAAACCATTGACCATATTTATATAAATTATAAATATTATCATAATAAATCGATAAAAATAATAAAAATATTTTAAAACTCAATTGCATCTACTTCAAATGCATCGTCTTTTCCAGATTTCTCTGCAAGAGAATATTCCGATACACGTGATTCAAAGAAATTTGTTTTTTGTTCTAAACTAATCATTTCCATAAAATCAAATGGATTTGATGAATTATAAATCATATCTCCACCAAGTTGTACAGAAAGACGGTCGGCAACAAACTCGATATATTGAGACATTAAATCAGAATTCATTCCAATTAATCTACATGGTAATGCTTGAGTGATAAATTCTTTTTCAATTTCAACCGCTTCAGAAATAATTTCATGAATTCGTTTTTTCTTTAATTTTTTCTCTAATTTATTATGTAAATAAACAGCAAATTCAGTATGAAGAGCTTCATCTCTTGCGATTAATTCATTTGAAAATGTAAGCCCCGGCATTAATCCTCTTTTCTTTAACCAATAAATAGAACAAAACGCACCCGAGAAAAAGATACCTTCAACACAAGCAAACGCAATTAAACGTGTCGCAAAACTGGACCGTTTATCATGAATCCATTTCATCGCCCATTTTGCTTTCTTTTCAATACAAGGAAAATTAGTGATAGCATTGAATAGCTTTGTTTTTTCATCACTATTTTTAATATAACTATCAATTAAAATACTATATGTCTCTGAATGAATATTTTCCATAGCAATTTGAAAACCATAAAAAGCTCTGGCTTCAGGTAATTGAACTTCTGTCATAAAACGAAGACCTAGATTTTCTAATACAATACCATCACTTGCAGCAAAAAACGCAAGAATCATTTTAATATAATATTTCTCATCTTCAGTTAATTTATCCCAATGAGTCATATCTTTAGAAGTGTCTATTTCTTCTGGCCGCCAAAAACAATCAACTTGTTTTTTATACATTTTCCAAATAGTAGGGTCTGAGACTGGAAACATAACAAAACGAGAATCATCTTCTTGTAAAAGTGGCTCAGTAATAGATTTAGACATTGTCTATATATTATACTTAAATATTTTTATATTTTATTTTTATATTTGTTCAAACATAATAAATTTAAAGTTTAGTATTATAACCATATTATAAATGGACCCAATAGAAATTTCATTGATATTAGAAAAAGAAAAACAAAAATGCCTAAATGTCATTCAAAAATATTATGAAAAAAATAAAAATAAAGATATTGAAATGTTGTATAAATACTTAAAAACACAATATGAAAATTGTGATGATGAATATATAAAAAATACAATAAAATATGATATGGACATTTTAGAGAGTTATGTATCTGATGAAGTTATTTAAAAGTATTTAAAATAATTATATTATATAAAATGGTCAAAATATTAAAAAAAAATAATATTTCGTTATATGCTGGGTTTATTATTACATTAATGAATATTGGTTACTATATTACACGTGAAGAATATCAAACGATTATATCTTATATTGTCATTATATCTGTTTGTTCTATGTTTACTAAAAATATGTTCTTACTTTTATTGTTTGGAATTGTTGGAATGAATATATTTTATTTAATTAAAGAAGATTCGATTGAAACCATGGTAGCATCTTCTTTAGATATGAGTTATAATAGTTTCAAAAAATATGTAAATGATATTGTGAAAACCATTGACATATCATCATTAGATAACTCAAATAAAGAGTTTGTAGTTTATATTAAATCAAATTTTAAAATGGATGATAAGGAATATTATATTGAATTTAAAAATAAATATCGTCAAATGTCGGATACAAAATGGATTGATAAAAATATTATTGATTTTAAAGATGTTATGATTACTGATGAAACAAATTCTGATGGAACTATGAACCGAACACTTAACAATAATGATGAAGGATTTTCTGGCGATATAGTTACTAAAATAGATGAAAACACAACTCCGTCTGAACCATCTGATTTAAATATTAAAGAAGATATCGAAAATATTGTAAATAAATTAAAAGAAACAAGTCCAGAATTATCCAAATCTCTTGATGTAATTAATAATATAGATATTAATGAAATGAATAAATTAATAAATAACGTAAATACTATGCTTCTATCAACTTCGGCTTAATCATTGATATCTTTTCACGGATATCTCTCTTTAAAGATTCTAGAGAATATATGCCTCCACCATAAAATTCAGCATTATAGAAAGATCCTGAAGATGATCGTGAAAATGATCGTGGGTCTGAATCATCGCCATCTGATTCAGCATTATAGAAATATCGTGAAGATGATCCTCGCTCATCAGTGTTGAGCGTCGTGCGGTTTTTCGAAGTCGACCGGGACGAAGGTGAACCTTGACTATTTTCTGAATTTATTTCAAAAAAACTAGATGTCTTAACAATAAAATTTTTAAAAATATCCTTTAGTTCAGTTTCATTCTCTATATTTAATTCAGTGTAACTTATAATTCCATTATTAATTTGTAAACCCATCAATTTATATACGTCTAATATAAAATTTTCTATTTTTTTATATGATGTTTCATTAATTTCTTTAAACAAACTATAATAAATATTTGTTATTTTTTTAAACTTTGATTGAGGGTTATTTAGGAATGAATCATAACTTAATTCATAAAAAATGTGATTAATAGAATCCAACCTTCTTTTATAATCTTCTTTAAAATCTTTTAATTTTACATATTTATCATTTGTAGTATTTGTAATATTGGTTTCGTATATTATATGAAGTTGCATCGTTATATTCATTAATAACGCATATAAATACCAATTTACATAAAAAAACAATTTATACATATATTTAAATTTATTACTGTTGTGTGATAATTTTGTATCGAAATCATGTAATTTATTTAATTCATTAATATGATATTCATAGTTAGAAAATAGATTTTTCAAAAAATCTGTATATAAATTAAAGAGAACATTATTTTCAATTAAAACATCTAATAAATTATTAGGTTGACTAGGTTGATTAGATTGATTAGATTGATTAGATTGACCATGTTGACTAGGCTGACTAATTTTTTTCAAACTATCTATAAATTCATTATTTAGTTCACTCTCATTTATTTTCAATAAATTATCACTCTCATTTATTTCTATTTCTGTTGTAAGATTTTTTAATATATTGATTATATCATTAGTAATATAATTTTCAAAATAAATATTTAATATATCATCATTTATTTCTTTATCAGACATATTCATTTTTTTAATTAAAATTTCTTTCAATATATATTTTTTAAATTCAAGATTATTAATATCAGACGTTTTATTTATTGTTTTTATGATATCATCGTAGTCATAAAAAATTTTTTTTATATATTCTATTATATTATTCGTTTTATCATCTTTTATTTTATTCTTAAATCCATCAAATACATCTTTCAATATAATATCTGCAATTCTCAATAATATATCCTCTTCTGTTTTAGTTTTATCCATAAATTTAAAACTAATACTATCCTCTAAAGTGTATCCTTCTTTATCAAAAGTATCATGAATGAGTTTAATTTTAAATTCTTTACCAAAAAGTAAATGAATATTATCGAAAAATAAATTGTCTAGATTAAATGCATTATTTGACATATTATAAAAATATAAATATTATTTAATATGCCTTCTTCTACAAATCAAGGAATGACAACTTCAAATTTGTCAAGTAATTCTATAAAATACAATAAAGATTTATTAAATATAAATCTATCTAGTAAATATAATATTAATTCGTGTACATTTATTTATAATTCTGGTTCAGCAAGTACTTTAGGTTTTAACCCATCTTATACAGATAGTACTGGTAAAATTAATTCAATTAAATATTCATGTACTACATCCGATACTAGTATACAAGCATTAAGTATATCGTTAAATAACGTAAAAACAATGTATAATCTAGAAAACATTCATATAATAAAAAATTATCCATTTATAGGTTCTAGTAAACCACAGACTTATGCTTTAGCATTAGAATTCACATCCTATTCAAACCCATTAAAAGATAAGGCATATATATATTTACCAATAACTGCAAGTTCTACAGATAATAATACATTTCTAAATGATTTATACAATGACTTAAATGCAAATAAAAATCAAACGGATACAACTAAAATACCAATATCCGATCATAGTAATGTAACACTAAGTGATAAACCTTTACTGATGTATATAATACCTACAAATAAAACATATTATTGTTATAATTTTGTTTCAAGAGAACAATATAATATAACAAACATATTTTTTGATAATAATGTAAATATAAAAATAAATTCGATTTCATTAATTGACACTATATTAAATAATAGTAAATATACAGATAATGTACCTGTAAATACATCCTCTGCTAGGTTTTATCAATCTTCTACACCAATAAATGTATCAGAAACAATATATTCTACATCTAGTGATATATATATAGACTGTCAACCGACAGATATGGTAGGAAAAGATCAAGAACAATATTTACAATCATCAGTCAATAAAAGTTTTTTTCTTGATGGAGATAATATGGTAATAGCACTTACGTATATAGCATTTATTTTATTTATAGGGTTAATAATTTATTATATATATAAATTACCTGAAATGTTTAAATCGAAAACAGGTTTATCAGAACAATTAAACACGCCCCCCTAACCATAAAGCAATGGTTTAATTATTAATAATAACACGTTTAATTTGTTAATGCTGGCTCAAATGATGTTATTGAATCTTTATATTGATTTTTAATGGGAGCCATTGTTTGAATTACTTGTTCTTCAAGTTGAGTATCAAGAGGTTTATTTAGTTTTTTAAGAATATCATTTGTTTTGTTTGGAAAATATGTTGTAGCACGTTGTAAAATTTGATAAATATATATCAATAATAAAAATCCGACGATTGGGTTCATTGTAATGAAAAAAATAACTACTAAAACAAGAGAAAGAATAACACCGGTGCTAGTATTTAATTTATTAGCAAAATCACTATCAGGTATTATATTAAATAAAATACACATTGCTAATAATACTCCAAAAAGATTCTCAATTGTAAAAATATTATTAATAGACTTATTAGATATTTTGTAAAACTTACTCATTATTATATATAAATAGAAAATATAAAGATTTGAAATAAATAATATTGTTGCATTATCAATTGAATCAGTTAAATAGTTAAATATCAAAAAATGAGTTATCTTGGAAAGAAAGGTTATACTATGTTTAAAAATAATATTACAAAAGAACAATTTAAAAAAATTAAACAAGACTTAAATGTAAAACCATTTACAACACATAGTTTTGGAAATAATGATGTTACATATCCAATTTATCGTGAATCAGAACGTAAAATATATTTACCTAGATATTATGGAACAGAAGAATTTGGAGAACCTATGAATAAATTATCTAAAGGATTAGATATTAATTTAACTTTTAAAGGTTCTCTCTTTGATTATCAACATAATATTATTGATAAATATATTTCGCATGTGGGAGAAAGTGGAGGTGGATTATTAGATGTAGAACCGGGAAAAGGTAAAACAGTAATGGCTTTAAATATTATCAGTCGATTAAAGAAAAAAACATTAGTCATTGTTCATAAGTCATTTTTAATGGACCAGTGGATCGAGAGAATCGAGTTTTTTTTACCGGGTGCTAAAATTGGCCGTATTCAAGGTGAGATAATTGATACTGAAAATAAAGATATTGTATTGGGAATGATTCAATCACTATCAAATAAAGAGTATCCACCAGAATTATGGGATGAATTTGGATTATGTGTATTTGATGAATGTCATCATTTAGGTGCAGAAATGTTTTCAAATGTAATGATTCAAATTGTAACAAATTATAATTTAGGTTTAAGTGGAACTATGACAAGAAAAGACGGACTTACTAAAGTATTTAAGTATTTTATTGGTCCAGTTGTTCATAAAGAAAAAACAGATATTACTGCTAAAGTATTAGTAAAAACTATTTCATATGAATCAGATAGTTTATTTGATGATGTGAAAACAGATTTTAAAGGAAACCCTTTATATAGTTGTTTAATTACCAGATTAGATGAAATGGGAAGAAATCAAATGATTTTTAATATTATTATGAAAGAGTTTGAAAAAAATCCAACTCAACAAATGATGGTATTAGCTCATACTAAATCATTATTACAACATTTATATGATTTATTGATTCAAAAAGAAACAAGTATTGGATATTATCTTGGAGGAATGAAAGATGAAAAATTAAAAGAGAGTGAATCTAAGAAAATTATTTTGGCGACCTATGCGATGGCGTCTGAAGGGTTAGATATTAAAACATTAACATCTCTCGTTTTAGCAACACCTAAATCAGATGTATGTCAAAGTGTTGGAAGAATTTTAAGAAGTAAACATGAATCACCTTTAGTCATAGATATTATTGATGATAATCCAGCATTATTAAGTCAATATAATAAACGATTAACTTATTATTCAAGTAAAAATTATGAAATTCAAGAATTTAAAAATTATATGAAATATCATGGAAATGAATATACTTCATATAAACCAAAAAAAAATGGTAGAAAAAAAGATAAAACAGAGATAGAAGAAACAAATGAATGTTTAGTTAAGTTTTTATCTCTTTGAATAAATAAATTTAATTATTCCCTTTTTTGCTATTATTTATTTTTATTATTTTTCTATTTCTGCTACTACTTCTGCTACTACTTCTACTACTACTTCTTCTGCTACTACTACTTCTTCTGCTACTATTTCTACTTCTACTTCTTCTGCTACTACTTCTACTACTTCTTCTGCTACTTCTACTACTTCTACTTCTTCTGCTATTTCTACTTCTACTTCTTCTGCTACTTCTACTACTGCTTCTTCTGCTACTTCTACTACTACTTCTACTTCTACTTCTACTACTTCTTCTAGTATTATTTGTTTTCATATTTTCTGCTTTTAGATTGTTTTTTAACGAAGTTAAAAGTGGCATATTATTTTTAATATAATTAGAGCGTTTTGTAGGATAAAATGTAAAATTTTCAATAGGGTGTTCTCTCATAGTAAAATATTGGTCTACTTTAACATTTGTTAATTCACTATCAAGTTTATATTTACATAAATAATCGTATATAATTCTAGTTAAATTACGTTCAGATTTATTATTTTTACACATAAATTCGATAATTTCTATATATTTTTTTTTATTAAATAACTTGTATACTATTTCATATTCTTCGTCACTTATTTTATAAGTATCTCCAAAATCAATTAATATAGGTCTCATATTTGGTATAAATTCTTCTATTTGGTTTGGATTATTATTACTATTATATTTATAATTTTTTATAAATGCAGAATGTCTATTAATTCCTTTATAAAAATTTGTTCTATCATTTATAGTAAATAATACATTTCCTAAATGAATATCACCATGAAAAAAACGTGTTCTAATTAATAGTTCAATAATAATTTGTATAGCTTGTATTATAAATTCATTATAATAATTTTTAAAAATTTTAGATGAAAAAAAGGATAGTTCTTTATAATTATCTAAAAATTCCATACAAACAACTTTTAATTCTCTACTAGTATAATTTTTAAAATTATTTTCATTTTCTGGAACTTCATTTTCTGGAACTTCATTTTCTGGAATATATGGTGCTGTATTAGATGAACTAATATGTAGATGGTTTAATGCATGGTTTAATGCATTTTCGTTTTCATTTTCTGGAATATATGGTGCTGTATTAGATGAACTAATATGTGGATGGTTTAATGCATTTTCGTTTTCATTTTCTGGAATATATGGTGCCGTATTAGATGAACTAGTATGTTTTTTAAAATTTAATTTTTGTTTTACATTATTTAAATTTTTATATTTTAAAAAATCTAAAAGAATTGATAAATGTTGATGAGCATATTCACTACCTCTAATAAGACTAACATTTTTATCTAATATATTTATTTCATCTTCTGTTAATTGGTCGTAATAATATATTTCAGGGCATAAAGGATTTTCTCTTGTTAAATTATATATAATTCTTTGATTTTCAACTTCTTTATCAATATATCTTTTATAAGTATATCTATCTTCAAAATCAGATGTTTCATATATTTTTAATAAAAAAATTTTACCATCATTATGAGTTATTTTAAATAAAAAACTAGAATAAGTATTATACATAAATTCTACTTGACAATTCTGAATTAATATATTAAAATATTCTTTATTCCATGGATTATTATTTAAAGAAGCCATTTTAATTATATAATATCTTAATATAAAATATATAATTATAAAGTATAATGTCAAATTCATCTATGTTAGATATTAAAAAAATAAGTTATGGTAAGTTGTTTGCATTAGTTATTTATTTAATTATGATGTATATATTAATACAAACTTATTATTATTTAGTACAAATCGATAATTGCGAATGTTTCAATAAAAATGACAAATATTCTGTAAATGTTGAATTTATGAAATTTTATCAAATACTTGAAATAATATTATTGACTATATTTGTGTTTATAGGATTTATAAATAGTTCAAAAACCAAAATATTAATTCCGAAAATGAGCGGGTTGTTTTTATCAACATTAACTTTTGTTTTATTGTTAGGAATAAGTAGTTATATGTCATACAACACATTTAGTTTTTATATGAATGTAAAACAAGACTGTAAATGTGTAAATAGTTGGTATAAATATTTTGTATATTTCGAAGGAATTACAACATTTATTACATCACTTCGTATGATTTTTATGATATTACTTACTTTTATTGTATTAATTCTATTTTATAATCAGTTCTCTTAAATAATGATAATAATGAATGAAATATTGTTTGCTTACAATTTTAACATTATCGTAATATTCACAATACTCACTATATAGTTCATTTACATCCATTGAATTTAAATAATTATTTTTAGTAAATAAAAAAGTCTCAATTTCATTATTTTTATTCCATAATTTATTAAAAGAAATTCCAAATATTCTTTTTTTATCAATGATTGAATAATTTGAATAATAAAATTGAATAATATCTATAATATTTTGTTCTGTAATTGAACTCATTCCATATTTTTCAATAAATAAAATATATAACTCGCTGATTTCATAACCATAGGATGTTTTATCATCGGTAATATTTTCATTCCAAAATTCTTTAAATAAATCTACAAATGGTAAATGCATACTTGCTATATTAATAAATGCACCATTTTCAAATGAAATATTTTTTGAAATATATTCAATAATATCTGTATTTTTTTTAAATACGTTAATGATTCCATTTGTTTTCAAATAAGATTTCCATAAAAATATCATATCTTTTTCTTGAATTTTTTCACCTTCTCTCTCATATAAATATTTGTTTGTGAATTGCTGAATCATAGAATCCTTGCTTGTATTTTTAATCATTAAAATATCATTTTTAATATTAGAATTAATAAGTTCACTTAAATATTGGTCACCATTTTTATAACGATTTGAATAATGCATAGAAACACAAATTAAATTAATAAAAAAATTTTCATCTGGTTTAAAATAATCTAGATTTATATTATTTGTTTTAATAATACGACATTTCTCTGTATCGTGTTCAGAATATTTAAATTTATATGAGTTAAACAAATTAATTGTATTAAAATACATTGAATACGTTGTGTTTATTTTTTGAATAAACGATTTTAATGAAGAATTAATAAAATAAATACAATCTGTTTTTCTTAATAATATATCTCCAAGTGTTACTAAAAAATACTTTGCATAATTTCTGCTTGTAAATAAGTTTGGATATAAATAATTTAAAATAGTTTGTAATGTTTCTGTATTTGGAATATTATTAATAATACTATTTTCCTTGATCTTTTTTAAAATTTTAGATTTAACATTATACTTAATATTTGTAGTAAAATGATGTGTTTCTGTTAATTTATTTAATATAAAATGTAAAATATCATTAATTGATACAATTGTAAAATTATTATTTAAATAATGAATATATAAATCAGTTGTAGAAATATAATAAATCATATTCTCTGAAATGAAATTTTTAATTATATTATTATATAAATTATTCTGTGCTTCATTATCTTCAACATCACAAATCTTGTTATATAATAATTCTAATGTTGATGTATTAGTTGTTGTTTCTAATATCATTTGAATTTTATCATAAATAAGCTGTTTGTAATTTGGTTTGTTGATACTATTGTTGAGAGAAATAATAGACATCTTTTATTTGTTCTATAAAATATATTAATGAAATAATCTTTAAATAGATTATTGTAATTTTTGTAAATATTGTGGTTGTAAATTACGGAATATATACAATCATACAAATATTTATAATTTATAAATAAAATGGATAGTTCTGTTCAATTTAATATTAATATAGCAGATTATACAATTCAAGATTTATTAACATTATTAGATGTTAAGGTTACAAAAGATACAGATATTAATGACGTTAAAAAAGAAATAAAAATGAAATCACAAAAATACATAGATCAATTTACAGAAACAAATAAACCATCGATTGTAAATTTCTTTAAAAATGTAAGAGCTTCTCTTATTGGTACAGAAGATGATGTTGCTTTATCTGTTGGAGAAAAATTATTATTAAAATATGATAATTCATATAAACCATTTTCAGAAACTAATTTTATAACATCTACTGAAAATTTATTCTCTCAAAATAGTGGAGCGGGTAACCCATTAAATCGTAAAACTATTTCTAAATTATTAAATATTGATAGTCGTTTTAGAGAAAATTATTTAACAACATCTTCTACAAACTTTTTAATAAATCTCCCTTATCCTATTAATAATATTATTGAAACTAGATTATGTGATTTAGAATTACCAACAACATATCACCCAATTAATACAGTATATCAAAACAATTATTTTTGGTTTGCGACATATACTGAAGACCAATTATTAACTGAATCACCTAATATTTATTATTTTATGGTTCCAGACGGAAATTATTACTTTGATAATTTAGTTACTTTAATGAATAATACATTCAAACAAATCAATACAAACGATAATTTATCTGGTCCATTTATCAAATTACCGATCAGTGTTTCTTTTGATTTAAATTATAATAATCAAGGCGGTGTTGGAAATGGAACTGGACATTTAAGTATTGGAATATTACCTTCTTCCATAGAAGATATATCATTGAATCGATTTCAACAAATTGTTCATGTAGATTTTAATTTTGACGCACCTCCATTACCTGGCGCAACAGCATCAACACGTGTTGTAGATAATAATATGAGTATATATTATCAAACATCTTCAGTTCCTTTAGAACAAAGGTTTGGATGGATGCTTGGGTTTAGGTCACAATTTTATAGAGAAGCTTTATATTATGTTAGTGAATCTATTTTAGATGTAATTGGACCCAAATATTTATTTTTAATTATAGATGATTTTAATCAAAATACAAATATTAATTTTATAGGAACATCTAAGTTTGGGTTACTACCCGATAATATAATGGCCCGTATATCAATTAAAGGATCCGCGTTTAATATTCAATCACAAAATGACTACAGTGTTTATTCAGAACCAAGATATTATTACGGTCCTGTAAATATTAGTAAATTACAAATAAAAATTGTAGATGAATTTGGAAGATTGTTAGATATAAATTCTTGTGACGTTTCCTTTACATTACGTATGACAACAATTTATAGTGTTTAATTAGTTTTAATATTATTTATATATATATGAAAAAATTACCTTTTATGACGACATCTATTAGAAAGGAAAGAAAACAATTAATTAAACAATTAGATGAAAAAGTTGATAATAAAAATAAATTAAATAAATGTAATAAATTTTGTAATGAAGATTATATTCCTTATATTTATAAAAAAATTAATAAAGAATTAAAAAATATGGGGATTAAATCTTTAAAAAAAAGAAGTCCTCAATATGAAAAAGATAAATCTGCATTTAAAATTAGCGAATGTAAGAAAAGATTCTGTAATCCTCAATGTATTGATTTTACATTTATGGGAAATAAACAAAAACAGAATAATTTCAGAAAAACAATAAAAAATGGGTTTAGCAATAAATACAACAAAAATCGCATAGAAACATTAAAAAAAAGAGGTGCATTGTCTGGGTGTATAGTAGAACCTTATTATAATCGTTAAATATTTTCTAATTTTTCTAATATTTCAAATATTTTCTTATAATTAAATCCATTATTACATACATCTAGAATATAACATAAAAAATGATTTCCATAATGTTCTCTAAAATTTGCGTTTTGTTTTGTATATCCTTTATCCCAAGGTAAAAACCCAAATATTAAATCTAAAATCATATATACTAACGAAATAACATCATCTTTATAGGAATATATATATTCTTTTAAATCACATGTATAACTTGCATAACGTTTGTTACCAATAAAGTTTTTAATTACTTTATTACTACATAATGTAGAAAGTCCAAAATCAATGATATATATTTTTCCTTTATTATCTAATACAAAGTTTTCTGGTTTAATATCACGATGAACTATATTTGATTTATGAAGATTATATATTTCTTTAAAGAGAGAAATATAATTAATTTGTTCAATATTATTTTTTAAATTATGACTCATTAATTCTAGCACAATGTATTTATATTCACCGTCTATACCAGTACCTTTTATACTTGGAATGGATACAGATGATTTATTTTTTTTTAAATACATATATATTTTTACTTCATGATCCATTAATTTTTTTGCTATTTCATCTTTCTCTATTTTTATTACTGCCTTTGTATTTTTTAGTATATGTTCACATTCATAAACACTTGAAAAAGTACTTTTTGTTATGAGTCTGACAAGTTTATATTTATTTCCTATTATATTACCTTTTATATCTTGTATCATTTAAATATTAATATTAGTTTAAAGATATATTAATAATATAATAAGTAGAATCTAAATTCTAATTCACGAATATTAATATTTAAATGATTTTAAGTGAATTTCAAAAAAAAGCGATTGAAGGAATTGAAAATGGGCATCATGTTCTTATTACAGCACATACTGGTTCGGGTAAAACTTTACCAGCAGAACATGCAATTAATTTTTTTACATCACAAGGAAAAACAGTTATTTATACTGCTCCAATTAAAGCTTTAAGTAATCAGAAATTTAATGAATTTACAAAAAAATATCCTAATTTATCTGTCGGCATTTTAACAGGAGATAATAAACATAATCCATTCGGAAATGTATTAGTAATGACAACAGAGATTCTTCAAAATAAATTATTTAATCCTGAATCTAAATTATTTGAGTTTGATATTAGTAATCTGGGATGTGTAATTTTCGATGAGGTTCATTATATTGATGATGAAGACAGAGGAACTGTTTGGGAACAAAGTATTATTATGTTACCTAATACAGTTCAAATGGTAATGCTTTCTGCTACAATTGGAGAAAAAGAACAATTTGCTGGTTGGATTGAAAGAATTAAAAATAGAAAAGTAATTATTTGTGGAACAAATACAAGAGTGGTTCCATTAGTATTTTATAACTTTTTTACATGTACCAAAAAAAATATGGAAACAACTACTGATAAATCAATGAAAAAAATGTTAATCGAATCTCAAGATGAATTAATTCCATTTTGTAAAGACGGTAATTTCTCTGATTTAACCATTGAACAAAATAAAAAATGTGTTCGTCATTTATCTTTTGATAAATATACAAACGTATCTAGAAAACATGTGTTAAATAATTTATGTAATGTATTAAGAGAGAAAGAAATGTTTCCTGCGTTATGCTTTGTATTTTCTAGAAAACAAGTCGAAGAAATGGCGAAAGAAATTAGTGTTTCATTGTTTATGGAAAATGAAAAGGATTATGAAGTAGAACCAGTATGTCGACAATTATTAGTATCTCGTGTAAAAAATTGGAAAGAATATATGATGTTACCTGAATACCATTTTTATATTGGATTATTAAATAAAGGAATCGCGATTCATCACGCGGGAATGCTACCTATTTTTAGAGAAATGATTGAAATTCTTTATGAGCAAAGATATATTAAATTATTATTTGCAACAGAAACATTTGCTATTGGTTTAAATATGCCTACCAAGACTGTTTGTTTCTCTAGTTTATATAAACACGATGGTTCTAAAAACCGTCCGCTTTATTTTCACGAATTTACGCAAATGGCGGGACGTGCTGGAAGGCGAAATATTGATACTATCGGCCACGTCATTTTATTGTCTAATTTGTTTGAACCGTTTGAAACGTCTTATTATTATAAATTAACTCACAGCGAACCAAAAGTATTAAAGTCTAAATTTAAGATTGGTTATAATCTTATTTTACATCATAGTGATAAATTTACGCAAGAACAAATGATTGAATTTGTAAATAAAAGTTTAATGACAAAAGATATTCATTCACAAATTCAATATACTATACAAGAAAGAGAGAAATTAATGAATGAATATAAGGAAAAAGAACGATTATTTATTTTAAAAGATGAATGCAAATTATATAAAAGTCTTCAAGAAAAATTATATTATTCTAAAAATAAACAAAAAAATCAGATTACAAAAGAAATCAATGATTTAAAAGCCAAAAATATTTCATTAGAAAATCAAATGAAATTATACGATGAAGTAACATCTATTTTTGAAAATATAAATCAACTTAAAAAAGAACAAGAATATGCTGAAAATTATATTTCAAATCAAGTTAATTCAATTTATGATGTTTTAAAATCAAATGGGTTTGAAGGTGAAAAAAAACAAATTGCGCAAACACTTCATGAAGTTCATCCATTAGTAATGACTGAATTATTATATTTTACTTCATTTTTTGATAAATATTCACCCAGTGAAATTTTCTCTGTATTAAGTTGTTTTTATGATGTAAAAGTAAAAGATGAAAATAAACTTTTAAAACCAACTCATTATCGTGAATTATTTGATTATGTAGATACAAGATTTAAATATTATAGTTCAAAAGAATATCAATATGAATTATCAAGTAGTGGGCAAGATACTATTCAATATGATTTAATGAATTATATTTATGAATGGATGGAAAAGTGCGATGACCCACAAAAAAGCGCATTGTTTCTAGAAAAAATGAAAAATGAAAAGGGTTTATTCACTGGTGATTTTATTAAATGTTGTTTAAAATTAGTAAATATTGCGCGTGAAATAGATTCTGTATGTGAAGAACATCTTCATCTACGCGAATTATTAAGAGAAGGAACCTCAAAGATTTTAAAATTCATTTGTACAAATGAATCACTTTATTTATAATTCCTAATATATTCAACACAATATCCTATAATGAGAAATAACATAATAATTAACATAAATTCATTTTGTTTAAAACCAACATATTTTATATTATCTATTTTATCATAACTATCGTAACTATTTTCATATCCATTTTCATAACTGGTTAATAATTCAGTAAGTACTCTATAATTTGCATCTAACCTTGCATGTGATTGAGATATTTTACTAAGTTTATCATTTAATTTATTTATAATTATAATTGAACATTCATTTATAATTATATTTAATTCTCTATTTACATCTTCTAAAGAATGATTCAATTGATTCAATGTAAAAAGAGAGAATTGATCTATTTTGTTATACAATGGAATAAAATTAGTTTCGCAAATATTTGAACACATTGAACACATTTTAAATAAAAATATTATAATAAAATCTTTATTCAATTTTAATTAATAGTTAGTTAGAATACTTATTATAATATTTTGTATCGATATCCTTATCAAATTTCCAAGGGTTACATTTACCATTAAACGAAATGAGATTTACATAATTATCTAAATCTACTTCACCTAAATAATTATTATCAATCCATAATGTTGTTAAATTCTTATGTTCAACTAATTGTTTTGGAAACGTTTCAAGGTTATTATCACTTACATATAATACCTTTAAATTCGGTGATAATTCTGGAAAATTTGTGAGAAAATTGCTATGACAATCCATTTCAATCAATTGGTTTGGTAAATTCGGCATTACTGTTAAACGATTTGTATAACAATTTAAATATCGAATACTATTTGGTAATTCGCACATAAATTCCATTCCATTTAAGCTACAATAAAACTCAGATAAATTTGGAGGTAGTTTTTCAATTCTTTTAATATAATTAAAATCAATATTTAAATAAGTTAGTGAATCTGGAAGTTCTGGTAACTCTACAAGATGGTTATAAGCTAAGTTTAGATATTTTAAATTAGTAAATCTTAATAAACAATATTTTGGAAATTCTTCAAGGTCATAACGAGAGAAATCAAGACGTTCAGTTTTATCGTCAAACTTCTCTAACGCACTTAATACAAATTCATTTGAATTGAATAAATATTTAGATTCATCATAATCTAATTGTGGAAGTCCCGATGCGTCAATAGAAGGCATTTTTATTTTTTCTACATTTTATTTATAATTTATTTTTATTTCAATTTTTTATTTCGATTTTTATTTCGATTTTTATTTCGATTTTTATTTCGATTTTAATTTTTTATCTATTTCCAGTAATTGGCCCTATATTAGGTCCAGATTGTGAACCAGATTGACCATTTATACTACCTATTCCTTGTACAGATTGTCCACCAATTATTCCATTACCTCCCATTATAGATTCGCCAGGTGGTTGTGGCCAAAATGGACAGTGATGATGTTGTGGATAAACGTAATGAAATTGCGGACGATATTCCTCTTGAACATTCACAATTAAATTATTCACAATGCCTTCATCGTGATGTCTACCTCGATGGTAGTCATCACGAAACGGAGAAAAACGGTAAAAGCTCATTTTATAAATTACTTCTATACATTTTTTATTACAAAATATATTATTCATATATTTACATCTACATATCTACATATCCACATATCTTATCTATTTTTTATAATGAAATATTGAAAAAAAGAAATTAATAAAGAAATAATATTTTATATTTAAACAATATAAAGAACTTATATATTATATTATGGAAAGGCGTTTCCATAAGACTGTGCACAGCAACATAACCATATTTAGATTATTCTAAATTTCATTGATATAATATTATAGAACGAGATTCCATTGAACGAGATTCTATAATTGTCTTAGTATAAGTTTCATCTTAACTAAGAAAGGAATATTAACAATATTCCAAACGCAGTCTGTTATAATATTGTTTGATAAATTATTTTAAATTTATTTAATGTTCAATAAAAAACTTATTAAACATTAAACATTAAAGGTTCATAAAAACGAAGTTTTCATTATTTACTTTGCATTACGATGAAACGCAATTACATAACGTGGAATTGCCATATCATCCAAGGGACAACAAATAATAGAAGAATTTGTTAATGAATTTACATAATTATCTATATCATCAGTTAATTCTTTATTTCTAGAACCAATTTGATTTTTTCCAAAGATAACATCACACATAAACATATATGATACTTCATCATCTTTAGGTTTAGAATATGACGCACTCATTGTTGCTAGAGGAGAGAAATATGTTCCTTTACCCCAAGCAGAAACTTTATTATATTTTTTATTGAATCCATTTTTAATAATATTATTCATAGATTCTTCACTTGTTCCATGATATAATTCTAAAATTTCTACGGGTTCATCTTTAATCATTCTTTTTTCTAAGATAGTTAAATAACGATTCTGAAAACGTTCATCTAATTCGTTATTTGTAATTTTATCAATAAATAATATACAAGCATTTGGATAAGTTTTTCGAATACTATTTACAAGTTTATCGTATATAGGGTCAGACATTGAAACTGGGGTTGTTGTCATTTTTAATTGATGTTTATATTATTTTTTAGATTATTAAAATATTTCAATTTTTATTTAAATGTTAAATAAAATATTTAATGATATTATTTATTTGAATATTTACTTATACTTTTTTGAATTATACTTTTTTGAATTATACTTTTTTGAATTATTTTTTTTTGAATTATTTTTTTTTGAATTGGTATTATTTATATTATTATTTTGATATCTTATTTTATTGTATCTATTTTGTTCTATTTCTAGATTTTTATTTGTTCTTTTGTTTTTTAATTCAAACCTTTTCCCAATTTTTTTTTTTGGAAATTGTATTAATTGTTGATTGTTGTTTAATTCAAACCTTTCCCCGATTTTTTTTTTTGGAATTTGTATTAATTGTTGATTGTTGTTTAATTCAAACCTTTCCCCGATTTTTTTTTTTGGAATTTGTATTAATTGTTGATTGTTGTTTAATTCATTATTAGAATTATATGATTTAAAATTATTTTCATAGTTTTCATTATATGGTTTACTAGTATTTATATGTTGACTATTATTTATCATATTTATATATTTACTTATTATTATAAAAAAATAATAATAGGAAAATTCAATAAATAAATATATATTTTAATAATATTTTTTAAATGAATTGTAATTATATTAATCCTTATATAACTGTAATTTTACTTTTTTCTTAAGTAAAGCTTCATCATGAAATACATAAATGGTAAAAATATGTTCACTATATTCTTCCATATTTTCGGAGTGTGTAAAAGTTGTACTTAATTCTAATTCAGGAATATAAATATTATATTTATAACGTCCATCTGACCTTAAAATCTTATCAAATGAATAACCAATAAATTGTTTGTGTTTTTCTTTATCAAAAATGGATAATAATTTACATTTATTCTGAACTGATTTAATATGTCGCATTGCTACATTCATATATTCAATTTGTTGATACCATTTATCATAAAAATTGTTGGCTTTTTCACTAAAATTCATTAATCCTAGTTCAAATGAAAGTTGATACATATTTAATATATCAACTAAACGACGAATTGGTGAGGTAATTTGTAAATAGTTTCCTTCATATTCATATTTTGAATATTGTTTATAATATGCTGGTAATACTACATTTGGTATATTTGTATTATCTGGTTTATAAGTCGTTTTATGAATTCCTTTTTTAATAAATTCAGCACATTTTGTATTAAATAAAATCATATAATTTGTAATTAAATCATAACTATTTCTTGAATTACTAGTTTCTAATAATTTTAAATAATCTGGAAATTTTTTGAGTTCTTCTGAATTATAAGTAAAATTTTTATGAATTTTTACACGTTCAACTGAAATTTTTGTTTCTCCATTATGATACAAATCCAAAATAAAACAAATTCTTTCTGTTCCTTCATTTAAAGAACATAACTGAGCAAGAATACAAGGTAACATAGGACGTTTTTTATCAGGTAAATAAATTGTGGAAATACGATTTGTAAAAGATTCCCATAAACCTAATTCATCTAAAATAACAGGAACATGTGTAATATAAATACTTACTTTTTCATCATCAATGCTTAGTCCATCGTCTAAATCGATGCTATCATTGGAATCAATTGTAAATACTTTCGAGTCACGAAATAATATTTTCTCGTTGATAGGCTGGTATTGTTTGGTTTGTTTAATCGCATCTTTCGTAAAAGATTGAATTGATACATTCAATGATTTACAATAAAGAACATATTCATAATAATTCGGTAAATAATTTACATCACCAATATTCTGTGTAATAGTTCCAAGTGGAAATTTTAAATCCCAATGTTTATATTGAAATGTAATATAATACATAAATACATTTTTTTCAAATGAATATGGTATTTCATAAGGAATATAAAAAGGTGGTAATCGTTTATCATCGGGTCTACATAAATAAATAAACTTCTTTTTTTCTTTACCAAATGTATTTCTTAAATCTAAAACACCGGCGATATATTTATTTTCTCTCGTTGGTGAAATAATAATATTTCCATTTTCATCAAAACTATCATTAATAAAAAACTTAGATGTATCTATATCTAAATTTTCAATTTTATCAAATGACTTGGCACAAAAAATACCATCTTGGGTAATTTTATATGTTTTCATTTTCACATATATAATAAATAAAATTTGTTTATATAGTATATAATGCAAGATGATAAACATTCTCATTGTTTTAATGGTAAAGATTTAAATCCAAAAACATGTTCTTTTAGTAAATCTTGTAAAGAAGGATTTGTAAGAGATTCTGATTTTAAATGTGTAAAAGGAATAGATAAAATTATTTATGTTAAAAAAATAAATGAACTTATTTCAAAAATAAAAAATAATGAAATTAGAAAATCAGACGCAACACGTATTTTAAATTTAATGCGTAAAGATTTTGAAAAGGAACCTTCTATTAACATTAATAATGAATTAAATTCTCTTGAAGAAATTATAAAGAATCATTACTCAGAAACCAACGCTAAAAGAGTCGGAACAAAGGCAAAGAGTATAAGAGTTGAAGAAACTAAACGATCACAAAAGGTAATTGAACAAAGAGAAGAATCTAAGGAAAGAAAACCTAGAAAAGAGACATTAAAGGCTATGCAAAATAAATTAAGTGATATAAAAGATAGAATTATAAATAAAAAGGCATTAAGAAGAAGTAATGTCGCAAGACAAATTAATGTATTTAAAGAAAAACTTCAACCAGAGAATAATTTAGGGGAAGAAGTTAGAGAAGTTGAAAAATTATTAGATGAATATTATCCTATGAAGAATCCTGGTGTTAAACGAATTAGTATACATCCCAATAAAACTAAGAAAGAGAGCGCTATGGATAAAATTAGAGGATTAAAACAACAATTACATTCTTTTTTAAATAATAAGCTTGATAAACAATCAAAGAAAGAGAGTGCTATGGATAAAATTAGATTATTAAAGCAACAATTTCATTCTTTTTTGAATAACAAAAAAGGACCAAATAAAAAATCTTCTAAAATACCAAAAAAAGTTGCGTTCGTTGAAGAGGAAAATAATCTATATAACACAAATGATGAAGCACATAAAACAAAGGCAACGATTGAAAAATTAAAAAGTAGATTTGGAAATAAATATACAAAACTTCAAGAAAAACCAAAAACAAAAAGAAGAACATATACAAGAAAAAGTAAGAAAAGTAAAAAGCCATCAACTGGTCCTACGGATCATTTTGAATTCGATTATGAAAGCAATGAAAATAATCATAAAAAGAATTTTCTGAAAAAATTTCGTGGAATAAATGAAAAAAAGTTATTTGAAAATGAATTTGGTAATGATGATATAAATAACTTAAGAAGTGCTAGTCCAGTCGCTTATAATGAACGTCATCAAACACAAAAAACAAAATTAACTCCCAGTTCATTAAGTTCTTCAAATTCATTAAGTTCAACCGCTTCTAGTGGTTCATTAAATAATTCTCTTCCATCTTTTTATTCTTCAAACTCTTCTTCAAATTCTTCAAATTCTTCATCTGCTTCTATAGGTTCATTGAATAATTCATCTAATTCAAAGTAATTCAAGGTAATAAATAATATATAAATAATGTACAACATTCTGGTAATGTACCTCCAGCAGTTTCTGTTATTTTTATAGGTGTATTATTTTCTATTGGATTCATTATACATACTTTTGTATCCATCTTAAATGTTTGAAAAATAAAATTTCCAATTAATTGAGATGATCCGCTATTTCTACCGCTTACCATATTATATTGTGGTTTAAATCCAGCACCATCATCTAAACAAACAATAACTTGCGCTGTTTGTGTAATATTTAATATAAATTTAATCTCATAAAATCCTATATTTATAAGATTAAATGTAGAAGATGTACTTCTTATTATAATTGGACATTCAAAATATGTGTTTGGAAAGTCTATTTTATTACCACTTTCTATATTTTCTGAATTATCTGGAGGCATAATGCAATAATAAGCTGAAACTAAATTATTTCCAGATTGTCCTGGAATTCCTTGGTCACCCTTTTCCCCTTGTTCTCCTCTAGGTCCTTGGTCACCTTTATCACCTTTATCGCCTTGAAAACCTCTTTGGCCATACTCTCCATTTTCAACAGAACGAAAATTGTAGCTAAGATAATTATTGTACATTATTTTATAAGTTTAAAAAAATAAATATAAAATAAATAATTAAAATAATGAACAAAAAAATAAATATAGTAATTCCTATGGCCGGCCTAGGGAGTAGATTTTCTAAATATGGATTTAAAAATATAAAACCTCTAATTCCTTTAAATGGAAAGACATTTATTGAATGGTCAATCGAATCAGTTGATTTTAAAAATATACAAACACAATTTATATTTGTAATTTTAGAAGAACATAAGGATATTTTAAATGAACATTTAAAAAAAATAAAACCAGATTGTATTATTATAAGTATTCCTAAATTAACAAGAGGTGCGGTTGAAAGCTCATTAGCCGCAGAAAAATATATAAATAATGATATACCTTTAATTATTACAAATTCTGACCAAATATTTGAATGGAATAAAGAAAAATATATAGATTATATAACTAATACAGATACAGATGCCGATGTAATTGTTGTTTCTTCGGATACAAATAAATTTAGTTATATAGAATTAGATGAAAATAATTATGGTGTTAGATTAACTGAAAAAGAGGTTATATCAAATAATGGGTTGGTTGGAATTCATTATTGGAAGAAAGGTATGTATTTTGTTGAAAGTGGAAAAGAATTAATTGAGAGAAATATAAGAACAAATAATGAATTTTACATTTCGTTATCATATAATATACTTATCGAGAATAATATGAAAGTAACATGTTACAAGTTAGAAAACACAGATAATTATTTATCCATAGGAACACCCGAACAAGTATTCGATTATTTAGATTATAAAGAATTAAATATTGATATATATGATTTAAAAGATTTTAAAAATGGTTGGTTTATAGGTGATTTTGAACCATCTATTCTTAAAAATTCTGGTGTAGAATTAGCAGTAATGAATAAAAAAAAAGGTGTAGGTATTCATGATTTTCATTATCACGAAAATTGTATTGAAATTAATGTTTTGATAAAAGGAAAGATGAAAGTTAATAATAAAATAATAAATGAAAATAATATATTTGTTTTTAATCCTTATGTCCCATCAGTATATGAATATATTGAAGATTGCACATTTGTTGTTTTTAAAAATAAACCGTCAAACAATGATAAAATTATTATGTAAAAATAATTATAATTAATTTAAATATATATCAATTTATATTTATAAATGATATATATCGCACATAGAGGTAATTTAAATGGTCCAAATCCTATTAATGAAAATAAACCAGAATATTTATTAGAAGCTATAAGTAAAGGATTTCATGTTGAAACCGATCTATGGGTTATTAATAATGAATTATATCTAGGTCACGATAAACCTACTTATAAAATAGATATTTATTTTTTGTTAAACATAAAAGAATATTTATATTGTCATTGTAAAAATATTGATGCATTATATTATATAATTAATAATCATAAAGATATTGAATGTTTTTATCATAATAATGATGAATGTGTATTAACTTCAAAAAAATATTTGTGGAATTTCCCTGGAACAAAATTAACAAAATTATCTATATGTGTTATGCCAGAATATGTAAATCAAGAAATAGATCCTATATGTTATGGAGTTTGTAGTGATTATGTTTATAATATTAAATATATTTCTTTAATGATGAAAAAAAAGTAAGTTCATATAAAATTATAAAGTATATGGATTAAATTCAAGTGTATTGTTTGTAATAATATAATGAAAAGTTGCATTTTTATATTTTTTATAAATAATTCCTTGAAATTTACTAGGAACAATAGAACTTAAATGATTATAATCCTTTATATATACATCACCATTTATAATTATAATTATTTTTTCACAATAATCAGATATATATACATAATTTTTAAAAAATGTACTTCCATAATTTAAAATTAAAATTTTACAACTATATATTCTGTTAATCAAATCAATTTCATCATTTGTTTTGATTCTATCAAAATTATATTTATTACAAAACTCAGATACAATAGAATCTTCAAACACGCCATTATTATTTATATTCGTCTTACTATTATTTGTTTTTAAAATACAATAATTTGAATTATTATAATGTATATTATTATTAATTATGAATTTTTGAATAAAACTAGTCATATTATTTTCTAATTCATCATTAAAAACATGATTTTTATTCTCTATAAATATTACTGAAATAAATTTATATTTTATATTTTTTTTTAAATATATAATATTATTTTTAATGACCCCTGTATAACATAAATACTCTATAATTTGTTTTATTCCAATATCACAATCATCATATAAAATAATATCTAAATTTTTATATAACTCAATATTTTGAATATAGTTAATAAGTATATAATAAAACCCACTATATCCGTGTACAGAACCTCTAGCAAATGTAGTAATAAAAGATATTACATTTTTATTATAATTAACTGTATCAGAGTTATTTATTTGTTTAATTATACTATTATAATGATTCACAAAAAAATGATAATATGGCCATTTTGGATAATTATAATGAATAAGATATAATGCTTCATTTGAATACAAATAAAAATTTTTATTTTCACAATTAATAGATAAAAATGATATCAAAAAATTAAAATCTAAAATATGAATCATACAATTATTACATTTCAATGAATTATCAGAAAATTTATATAAATTATTAATATTCATTAAATTATTATTTAACATAATATTTATATATTAATATTTTTATTTTTAAATATAATGAAGGACAGTATTATTATTATAAGAATATAATTCATCTTTTATTTCATTTGTATGTTTTTTTGAAGAAATCAAAATATGAATATTTTCTTTATCTTTAATTATTTCTTTTTTAAATATTGTTAATTCAGTTCCACATAATCTTTTATTTATTTTATATGGATCACTATCTAAGAATCCTAACACATTTTTTTTTGTATTTTCATTAAGATTGAAATAAACAAATTGACCATAAAAACCAGATGGACATATATAAAATGGATGTTCTATATTAATTTTTTTAATAGTGTTCATATTTTTATTATAAAAATCTTGTTGTTTAATAGGAAGTTCTAAATTTTTAAAAGATGGTATTAAAGTTATATTATTCTCTCTTTTAAAATAATAAAAATTTGAATTATTATTATAATTTTGAATATGTTTAATATTAAAACCATACATATTAAATAAATAAATAATATATTGAGAATTAAGATAAAACGTATGTAAAATATTTAAATTATTTAAATCACCATTCTCAGTTAAATTATCCATATCCGGTATTGATATAAAAATATTTTGAACATTTGAAATTCTCATTTTTTCTAGGAATTCTCTAGGTTTATATAAATGTTCAAAAACGTGAGACATAATAATTGTATTTGTATCATAATAATTGTAATTTTCACAATCGCCACTAATATATTCTATTTGTTCTAATAAAGGATAACAACTAGAATCATATTCTAAAATTTTATATTTTATATTAATATTGTTTTCATTATATTTTTTAATAATTCTTTTTGCAAGTCCACCATATGAACCACCTATTTCTAAAATATCTATATCATTTTCATAAATAATATTATTTATAAAAAAAATAGAAAATGAATCGTGATGGCCATTAAAATTTGGTCCATTAAATATTTGAAGTGGTTGAGAATATATTTCACTTTGTAAAAATAAATTTTTTAATTGAACACATCCACAATTATTACAAGAGACAAATTTTAAGTTTTTTTTTTCATTATGATTATATTTTTCTGAACTTACAATATCAATAGTATTTAATAAATTAAAATTATCTATAAAAGATGTTTCATTACAAATAACACAATTTGTTCTTTCCATTTTTATAGATAATATAATTATTTTAAATTATTATTATTATTTTATTATTTAATCGACAATTCCCCATTTCTGAATTGCTTGTTCATATTCACTTCCAAATGTTTTATCAATGGCTTGTTTCATAGCTGTTGCTCCTTGTTTTGATCCTCCAGGATGTCCATGAATAGCACCTCCACAATTTGCCATAAAATCATTACCAAATCTTTTCACAATGGCATTTACAATTCCAGGGTGCATACCACAACTTAAGGCTGGAATTACATTATGATGATGTAATATATCCAATACTTTATGAAGTTCTTCTTCATCATCATTCATATATCCACCCCACATTCCAGCATGAATAAAATCGACACCACTCATTCCAGCTAATTGGCATATTACTTTCCAATCAATATGATAATCATGTGTTTTACTAGTTAAAATTTTATCACCACTCTTTTGAAAATGAATAAAGAATTCTCTATCAAATGATTCTGTTAATTTTCTTACAGAAAGATATGACCCCATACCACACCAAAAATTAATATGAATCGCGTTTGCTCCTAATTCATAAACCTTTTTTACTCTATCTAATAAATAAGGAGAATCTGCATTAATGCATACAGCATAAATAACTGGGTTATGTCCTTCTTTTACACGTTCATTTAAATAATTCATTATTAAAGGTACTCTTTCTTCAATTTTACAGAATGAAGGATTTGATAATATTTCATCTTCTTTAATAAAATTTACACCACCTTCAACCATCTCTTTAACCATTGCTAATAAAACTTCTGGTGAAATACCAGTTTTTGGTTTTACAATTCCACCTAACAATGGCTTATCAAATGATTTTGTATATTTTCTGATTCCATCAATTCCTTGTTTTGGTCTCTTAAAATAATTTTGAACTATTTTTTCAGGAAATTCTAAATCTAATAGTTGACATTTAATAATATTATCAATATCCATTTGACCCCCCATTAATTGACATAATAAATGACTAATGCCATCTTCTTCCCAGTCTGTATTAATAATTGGAAATGCTATTTTTACAAATCCATCTTTTTTTTGTAATTCACTTTTTGGTGTAATTACTTTACAAGAATATTTAATAAATAAATCATCTGTTTCCCAATTATTTCTAACATTTGGATTTCCAACACTTTGTCCTATAGCCAGTTCCCAAGCAGCTTGTTCAATATTTGTTTTACTTTCTAAGAAATAAGTTGCAATTATATTTTCATCTTTATTTATATCTTGTGTAAAAACTAAATTACTCATTATTATTATTAATAATAATATATACAATTTTTATATTATATTATAAATAATATAATGAAGATTTTAATTATTATTTCATCAAAATCTCCAAATGATTTTTTATTGAATTGTATTCAAAAATTGTATAGAATACAAATAGATAATGATACACATCAATACAAAATATGTGTTATAGATAGTGATAGTGATAATAATAGTGTTTATTATAAAATTTCTAAACAATTTCCAAATATAGATATTTATATAGTAAAAAATAAAAATTATGAATATGGTGCATGGAAAAAAGGATATGAAATATATCCAGATTATGATATATATTTTACTTTACAAGATAGTATGATTATAACTCAAAAAATAGATTTAAATATTGTTAATGATAATAACGCTTATATATGGAAACATATTAGTGGTTATTTTTCTCATACAGAAATAAAAGAAAAAGGTATCGAAAATTTAAAAACCACTAATTTAAATTATGAACCTATCATTGATACCCGTTTTAGTTTAGCATTTGGATCAATATTTATTGTATCTAATAATGTACTAAAAGATATGTTGAATACATTAACTGTTTTACCAACTGATAAAACGGGTTCTTGTATTTATGAGAGAAATATTGGTATTTATTTTATATGTAAAAATATCAATACAATTGATTTACAAGGTAAATTAATCAAGGAACATAAAAATAGAATTTAACAAACTAAATACATTAATATATTAGATCTTATATTCTCTTGTTTTATTATACATCATTAATTTAATATCATCTTTTACTTTATTCATTGTTTCGTCACTTTCTTTATTGTTTAAATATCTATCGAATTTCTGTTTTGCATTAGGATATTTATATTGCTCTTCTCGAATCCAATCGTCCAATTCCATCTCTTTTTCAACATACAAAGTTTCTAATACATCATTTTTATATTTGGTTGTCCAATTATCTTTTTCAAATACCATCATTAAATTATCCTTTAAATTGGTTAAACGAAGATTCATATTTTCTTTACGATTTGGATTAAAATGAACTTTTTCAATCATATCCATAACACAATATGTTACTCGATTAACAATTGCTAAAAAATCTTTATCTGTTAAATGTGATGAGTCTGTTTCAATATATGGAACAATATTAATATTGTTAATGGTATTATTTACTGTGTTATTATTATGGCTATGATTGTTTGAATTTGTATTTGTATTTCTATTATGACAATTTTTATTTATTGTTGTTTTGGGTTGTTCTTCATTCTCTAATTGTTTTTTGATTTCTTCGATCTGTTTTTCTTTTTCTTCAAGAGCCTTGTCTTTTTCTTCCAACTCCTTCATAAGGTTCTGTACTGAGGTTTCTTTACATTTTTTCAAATGTTTTGAAAGTCCTGTATTATATTTATATTTACTATTGCAAATTTTACAAACAAATTTGTTATCATTATCGGTTTCTTTATTTTCATTTTCATTTATACTTTCATGGATAATTTTGGATATCCCTATGGATAATTTTGGATAACCATTTGGATAATTTTGGATAACATTTTGGCCATTTTGGATAACTTTGGATAACTTTTTTTCATGCAGTCTCGTTTTTAAGTGTTTCTCAAAGTTGCATTTTACACTTGTTGTGTATTGGCAATTTTCACAGTTGTAGAGGGGCATTTTATATATTACTGAAATAAAATATCTTTATACTTTTTTATATTTTATTAAATATTTTCATCTATACATTTTTATACATTTTCATACTTTCCTTACCATGGAATTTATACTTTTGTATAAGTAAAAATGCGAGAGAGAGAAGAAAAAGTTTAAAGAAAGAAAAATTATTGGAAAAGATGAGAAAATAGGAATTTGAAATAAAAATTGAAATAAAAATTTTTAAATAAAGTAAATTAAAAAATGAATTATATTTATCTTCGCTCTCATTTGTCTTATGAACATTGTTATAAAGTTGGTAAAACAGAAAATTTAATTGAAAGAGAGAATGGTTATATTACGGGAGATTTACATAGAGGATATTATGAGGTAGCTTTTGAATTTATTTGTTCAAATAAATTAATTAATGTAATAGAACGATTAATTCAACAAAGATTTCAACATTTAAAAGTTTATTATGATAGTGGAACTGAATTTTTCGATAAATCTATATTGAATGAAATTGAAATTTATCTAAAAACATTAAAAGTAAATTTCAAAACACTTACATATAAAGATATTCAAAATTTACAAAGAAAAGAGCGATTACATAAGCTTACAAAACAATTAGAGAAAACTAACTTATTTTATAAATTAAAACAATTTATTCATAAAAAAAATAAAACAAATAAACAGACAAAAATAATTTCTGAATGGATTGAAAGAGAATATCAGAAAGAAATTATTGAAAAATCTAAACAAGAATTATTAGAGAATCATCGTGTGTATATCTCTCTTCCAACTGGTGGAGGAAAAAGTTATATTGTTTATAATTTATTAAATTCTATTTTGAACAATGAATTTATTATTATCATTTCACCTAGAAAAATTGTAAATAATCAAAACATTCAGGCGAATTATTTACAACTTTTAAAAAAGAAATATCAATTATTTGATTATTCAAAGGATATAAATTTTAACACATTTATGAGACAAACGCAAAATAAACTAATCGTATGTTGCACACAATCCGCTAATAAATTATATAATCAACTTATGAATTATCGTTTAGAAAACATTTGTGTTTGGTTCGACGAAGCACATTGGGGTGTTGAGGAATGGATTTCGGAAATGAAAGATGATGAAAATAAAGAATTTTGGTTATGTAATGAAACTATGATTTCAAAACGAATTTACACATCTGCTTCACCTGATTCAGTTATCGTGAATAAAAATAAACAAATATTCGGTTCTCTCATTTCATTAATTTCTGTAAAGGAATTAATTTCTCAAAATTGGTTAGCACCAATTAAAACATTTGTTTATAGTGAAAACAAAGAAAACGTAAATAATGTAACTTATATGTTATCCGATTTTACAGAACAATCTCGGGTATTTGGTTTTAGTTTTCATAATAAACAAATACATGCATTTGAGTTGTTCTTTCATCATTATGAATTATATCAATCAAAACAAACCGAGGTTAAACCTTTTCTTCTAGTTGGAGATAATTTTAAAGATGAAAGATTACAAAACATTGAATTGGAATATAATTATAGAAACATCAAAACATTTGAAGATAATAAATATAGTATTGGGTTCGTTGTAGCTCAGTATAGTATGGGTTATGATTTTAACCAAATTGATTATATTTGTTTTAATGATCCAAAATTATCTTATGCTGATATTATTCAATCAATCGGTAGAGGTCTTAGACCTGATTTATTGGGACATAACGGATCAAACAGAGAAAAAGTATTATGTATTTCTCTACCGGTATATATTGATAACTTTGAAAAATACGACACTATTATTTGTGTATTAAAATATTTATTATATGATATTGGTATTTTATTTGAAGAAATTACATTTATGAATCGCCACAATACAGATTTATCTGGTGGATGTATTCCTCAGATAGATAAAAAATATAATGGAACAGAGAATATTAAATCAATGTTATTAAATTTATTGGAAAGTTCAAATCAAATTAATTATTCACAAGCTAAAAAGATTATTTCGGAATATCATATTGAAAGTAAAAAGGAATATTATGAATTATGCGATAAAGAATTAAGATTACCTAAGAACCCAGAAGAATATTTCGATATTCGATTTGTTGGATGGATTGATTATTTGGGGATTGAGAGAAAATATTACGATTTAGATATGTGTAAAAGAAAGGTAAATGAATATTTGGTTATGTATCCAGAATTGAAAAAACATGCATTAAGTTTATCACTTGTATGTAATGAATTATGTAAAAAAAATATATTATTTCCATCGAATGATTTATGGATAGAATATTATGATGTTTCCTCATTAGATGATATTATTCAGTATACAATTAAGAAAAAGGTAATGACAAAATTATAATAAGTTTCTATGTTATTAAAAATAAAATTGAATATTTTTTATTTTTATTCAATTCTTTATCAAATAGTTAAATATGCCTCCTAAAACGAAAACATTACATAAATGCGAAACGTGTAAAACAGTATTTAATAAAAAAACAGAATTAACAAAACATTTAAAACTACATAAAAATAATTCTTGTGGTTCTACTATAGAAATGCAACAAAATGAAGAACAAGATATTAAACAAACATTTAAACGTGTCTTTAGTGGTTGCTTAGATATTATGAGGGATGAAGGAATTACAGGTGAAAAATCATTAGATAATATAGTAAGTTTAATTACTTTGAAATTCTTAGAACCATTATTTAGAGAAGATAATAAATTTAATATTAATGATTATAATGAAATAATTGAAAATGAATTGGGTGAAGAAAATTTAGAACATAACAAAATAATTCTATCTAAGATGTTATATTTTAGTAATTTAATGAATGAAAAAGAATTTGGTGATGATACTAAAACTATTACTGAAAATGAATTACCAAACCGTATGAAACATTTTTGGGATATTATTTTATCTAGGTATTATCTTACAAATAAGATTTATTTAAAAAATAAAGGATTTGATATTAAAAATAAATCAACTTATTCAAAAATAATTGAAAAATTAAATTTAATTAAATATCAAAATGGTTTTGATTTATTAGGACAAGCATATGAAGATGTTATTAAAGATATTGCTACAAAAGGAAAAACATTAGGTCAATTCTTTACACAACCAGTTGTAAAAAATATATGTATAGAATTAGTTAAACCTAAAATATTACCAGATGGAACTATTGAAACCATTTGTGACCCAACAATGGGAACGGGAGGTTTTATTATTACTAGTTTAAAATATATTTTAAAACAAGCTGAAGAAAATGGTATTACGCCTGATTGGAATTTTATTAAAAAAAATGGTTTTTATGGTAAAGAAATTAATTATGAAACATATAAATTAGCATTTTCAAATATGTTAATATCTTCTGGTAAATTATTTGAAAATTTAGAACATGGTGATAGTATTAGAGAACCTATTACTAAAAAATTTGATATTGTTTTAGCAAATCCACCATATGGAATTAAAGGATTAGATTATGATAGTTTTGTTATTGAATCAACGTTAAAAAATAAATATATTCCTATTAAATCTAAAAATGCAGTTTCTTTATTTATTCAAGCAATTATTTGTATGTTAAATATTAATGGACGCTGTGCAGTAGTTTTACCTGATGGACAAGATATGTTTTCTAAGTCAGATAAAACACTGGTATCTATCAGAGAATATTTAATGAAGACTTGTGATTTAAAAGAAATTATTTATTTACCTCCTGGAAGTTTTGAGAATACATCTATTAAAACGTGTATCTTTTATTTTGAGAAACGAGTTGAAGGAATTGATGTAATGGGAAGTAAAATTATTTATACAAAAACAAACAAAGAAAAAGGTAGAGAATATATTTTCAAACCAAAATTACAAACTACCAGTATTAAATTTTATAATCATACAGAAGAAGGAAAACAATTATTAATTGAGGTTCCTATTGATAAAATTGTTGAGAACTCTTATTCTCTCAATTATGCTGAATATCTAGAGAAAAAAGAAGAAACTGTTTCTGATGGGATTGTTATGAAAACTTTGGGAGAACTATTTTATATTACAAAAGGAAGTTTGCAAAGTTCTAAAAATGTTGAAGGGGATTATACATTTATTACAGCATCAGATACTAATAAAACTCATAATATATTTACCCACGACTGTGAATGTGTAATGTTGGTTGGAGGTGCTGAAGGTTCATTGGCAAAAGCGCAATACTTTAATGGAAAATTTATAGCAAGTGATTTATTATATCTTTTAATAAGTAAAAATGAAAATGAAATAAATTATAAATATATTTGGTATTATTTAAACTCTAATAGAGAAAAACATTTATTAGATGATAGTATTTGTTGTGGTACACCAAAAAAAATGATAAGTAAAGAAAGATGTTCCAATATTAAAATTCCAATTCCATCACTCGCCCGCCAAAAGGAAATTGTAGAATATTGTGAATATAATGATACACTGATTTCACAATTAGAAAAGGAAATTGAAAATAATAAAAAACAAACACAAAAATGTTTGAATATGATTGTTAAATAATTTTAGTATATATACATTTTGTTATTATAATACATAACAAATTATATTTAAAGTTTTTATTATATTTTTGTAAAATGAGTGAAATAGTAGATAATGCGATTATTATGCAGAAATTAATTCATAAATTAAAAGATTTTATTAAAGATGAGAAAAATATAAATGAATTAAAACAATTTATTTGGAATAAATTACCACATAAATATAAAGATAATAATGAAACTTATAATTATATAAATTCTAATATTTCAAATAGTTTAAATGGATTATCAACAAGAAATAATGATAACTTTTTATTTACTATTAAACAACTCACAAATTTAGAATTAATAAATGATTTATTAAATTTTATTGATAGTGATTATTATGATGAAATTGAAAAATTAAACAATAAAGTAAATGAAATTAATCAACAACTTCAAAAAATAAAGATATCAATAAATGAAAATAATGTGAATGAAACAAATGAAATTTTAAATGACATTCGTTCAGTTGTAAAAATGAATACAAAAGATATTGCTGAAATTAAAACAATTCAAACTAAACAAAATGAAGAAATTGAATTAATTAAAGAGGATATTAAATTTATATCTAATAAAGTAGATAAATTATAATCATATAAATCTTATTTTATTATATTTAAACATTTCGTAATCTTTCATAGTATAATTTCTTTTTGTAATTCCCAGCAAATAAATATAATATATAAAATACTTAATTATATAATTGTTACCGACATATACATTCACTTCTAACACTAATCTACTATTATCTATCATATACATTTTTGTTAAACTTTCTATTACTTGATTATCAAGTAAAATATATTTTTTATTTGTTATAAAGAATATATAATTATTTAGTTCATTATAAGTAGGCATATTTTCATTTGTATAATCAAATGAAACAGTATAAGTTTCTACGATAATATTTATTAATTCATATAAAATAAATATACAAGAATAAATAAGTATCTGAAAACTATTAAAATATAATAAACATAAAATGCCTCCAATATATCCAGATATATCCCATAAATGTGGTGGAATTCTTGGAACAAGAATATTTTGAATTTTCATATCTTTTAAATATAGTTGAATCTTCATTTTACAGTTATTAAAATATTTAAAATATATTCAATTTTAATATAAATAACATTTACTTATATTTTTATTATGGAACCGAACTATGAAAATAAAATAAATTAATAATATAATTATGTCACAATTGAATAATACAAGAAAAAATAGAAATAATAATTCATCAGTCGGTTCATTAAATTTAAATAATAATGGATCTTCTAATGAAGAATCTAATCAATCTATGATAAAAGGTAATCTAATTATTAATTCTAATTTTTCATTTGAACCACCAGAATTAAATGGATTAGATATTATTCCTGGATGGAATTTAAAAAATGTAAAAATAGGATTTGGAAAAGACGCGTATTCATCAGAGATTGGTCCGTATATTTTACAAGGAAAAATATCACAAAAAGTATTATTACATAAAAATAAAATATATAAAATGAGTTTTAGATTATATGGTGTTGAAGATAGTCATCCAGATATTGATTATATTCTTCCAAAAATATTAATAACACACGAAGGAAATATTTTATTTAGTGATAATGAATATTTTAATAGAATTGAAACTGGAAATGACGAAAATGAGAGTGTTAATGTAAGATATTATATAAAAGTTGAAAAAACTGGGTTTTATGAAATATTGTTTGATTTTGATGGTGCTAAAAAAGTAACTACAGTAAAGTATAAAAATAGAACCAAAGGATTACTATATAACTCTCCAAAAATAATTCATAATTATTTTTTTATACAAGATATTAATATTTCATTTAGTTATTCTAAAAAAGAATACACAAATCAGATGGATATGTTAGAGAAAAATTTAAAGACACACGGTATTAAAAAAAATAAAAATGGATATTATGATGTTCCTAGTGAAGGGCGATTTTTTTTATTACAATTAATTGAGGGATATAATGTTTTATATAATATTATTAATATATAAAAATTATTTACAACTTATTAATATAACCCTAATGAACCAAGATTTACAAAATATGATGAATGACTTGAGAGAAATGACCGAACAAGAACGACATAATTTTTGCTTATTATTAAGAAAAGATTATGAAAAATATAAAGAAAAATATAATTTTGAATGTGGTAGAAGTGTATATTTTATTTCAAATTATTACGACAGTAAAGATTTAAAACAGATACAATTTTACAATTCAAATACAATTTTTATTATAACTGATTTATTTAAATCTTATGATGATTTTAAAACTATATCAACACAATTATAATATTCATCCCAACAACTTACTATTACTTTTAATAATCTGTTCAAAATCATTTAATAACTTATCATTTAATCCAATACTTTTATAACAATCAGGCACACAATCATTTGAAATAATTTCTCTTATTTTGTCAATTGATTCTTCTACAACTGTAATCGGTTTAAGTTTTGGATGAAACGAATCATTTAATTCCAAATATAATTTACATAGTTCTATTGATAAACCTTCACATTCATTATGAATACGAGCAATCGCATATTTAAAACCATTATTAATATCAAATCTTTTTCTTGAATTATAATTAGCACATAGTTTATTATAATCCAAATTTTCAATTTTACTTTTATGTATAATCCAATATTCGTTAACGACTTTATTTAAAGCACAACGAAATATACTAAAATGTTTTATCATATTTTTTAATAATTTATTTTGTTTTTCTTCATAATCTAATCTGTTTTCAATTAAAGAAATATGTTCTTTTAATTCTTTAATATCTTTTTTATATAGATTTCGGTTATTTGTCTCTAATTCATCAATATGTTCATTAATTTCTTCTACTCGATCTATATCATCAATAGAATCCGTTAATAAATCATAAATTTTATTTCGGATATCCATTTGTATAATTATTATATGAAACTATTATATAATTTTCAATTTTATTTATAAATTTTATTTTTCCTTGTTTTACGTCCATATTTACAGTATTGTTTTTGTGAAAACCCTTTTGGTTTCTTACAATTAATGTTTTCTCATATAAAAATAGATATAATTATTAAATCTTTGTTTTTTAATTTTAATATTTAACATTCAAGATAATTAACCAAATCAAGAATGAAATAATAATATTCTTGACTATTTTTATCTTCTTTTTCTCTCTTTTTCCATTCAATAATAAGTGAATGAGCATAGTTTAATTGTTCATATCTTTCATTATTGTCATTCTTTTCTTCTTCGTAAATTCTTTTACATTGATATTCTGCTGCATCAATTAATAATGACATATATTCTTCATCTTCTGTATTAATACTAAAATATAAATCAGTATTTAATTCACTAATAATTTCTTTTGATGTTTTTGTCTTTGTTTTCATTTAATATTTTAATGATTAAATGAAAAATAATATATGTTCAATTTTTATTTTAAAGATCCGAATAATCTTTCATTTGGTTGTATAAATGTAGGTATATTATTAAATGCATTATTATGTCCTGAAATTAATTCTCGACTATTTCTATTTTGATTCATTCTTTTATGATAATTTTTAAGTTCTTCAAGAGAAATTGTATTTGAAAAATTAGTAACATTACAAGAATCATCTAGAATATATATTTTAGTATATCCTCTTGAAGCTAATTCTTTTAATAAATCATTCGTAGTAAAAGAAAAAAAACGATTTCCTTTATAATGAGGATTAGGATGGTCCGAATAAGTTCTCATTAATACATCTAAAATATCTTTTAAAATAAAACCTTTATTTCTAAAAACACCCCCAGAAGCATATAAACAATTTATACTAGTAAAACCTCCAGGTTTATCTAATAAAGGGTTAAATTCAAAATATTTTAAAGGTATTTTTCCACTAACACTACCATCTGGTTTAGATTTATATGTATATTTATCATAATTATTATCTGTTTTATCTAATATAGAAATATTTCTTGTTTTAAATTTATTATTCATCATATTTTTATATTTCAATGTATTCTGATTATAACATTTTTGAAGTTTTACAAAAATATTTTTAAATATTTTAAAAAAGGAATTAGTGCTTATACCTTTTGATAATTCTACTATTTTATGTGTCATATGTGTTTCTGGTGTAGTATTATTGGATTCATTTTTTTTAAATAATTCATATGATAAATGATAAGGTAATTCCATTTTATTCAAATCAAGAAAATGGATATTTGAACAACCAGCTTTTCCTTGTAAAATATAACTAATATGTTTAATAGATTCTGGAATCGTAGCATATTGAATACTTCTGTTTTCATTTGTATGTAACTTTCCGTGTACATCAATGTATAAATATATACTATGTTCATCCTTAGTTTCATAGTTTGAATAAGTTTTACTTAATTCACTTGATAAATTGTTTTTCCATCCTTCTATATTCCAACCACAACTTAATAAATAATTATTTGATTTAAATGTAAATAAACTAGAAGATAGATTATAACTTTCTTCTTCTTTTTTATTATTTTCTCGAGTTTCTTCTGCACTTGCATTTTTTCCTTCATTATTTCTCGAAGGAAAACCAGTCCCTAAATTTTTATTTTTATTTTGTTTTAAAGTTTTTCGTTTTTTTGAACTTTTTTTCATTCTTGAATTATTTCCTTCATTATTGCTATGAGGAAAACCATTAGTTAAAGGTATTTTTGAATTATTATTTAATTTTGAATTATTATTTTCATTATTGCTTGGAGGAAAACCAGACATTTATAAAATAATAATATTATAATATTTTTAACACAATGAATTATATTCATAAAAGGGTTGAATGAGTAATATATGAATTATAGTAAATAATAATAATATGTTTATTAACCAACACCACATAGAACCGTAAGTATTTTCTTTTGTGAAGAAAATATATGAAATAAATAATAATAATCCACCAATAAATACAAACAATTTATTAGATTTTTTAATCATCAAACAAGATACAACATAAAATAACAAATAAATAAAAATAATAATTTTTTCAAAACCTATAAAGTTTAACCAATTCCAAGACAAATGACCATTTTTACTAACAAATGTTTTGAATATGAAAGGACTATAATTAAATTTATAAAATAACACAATTATAATAAATATTACATAACAAAATAAAATAAGATATCTATAAAATGTATCATCAATAATAAAAATAAAAATAAATAATTGTAAAAATATTAACATTAATCCCAGTTTTGATAAAAATTCATTTTTGTATTTATTGTTTAAGTTTTTCCATAAAAAATATTCTAATAATTGCATACACGCAACTGATAATGTAAATAAATACATTATTTTATTATCAAATGAATGTGTTTTATATTTTGTATAAGTATTTGTAAAATAAATAAATAATAATGCTAAAAATGCAAACAAAAATGTATTAATAGAAATATCAGCGTTATAGCACATAATATATATTATAATTATTTATTATTTATAATTATAATATTTTATTAAAATTATAAAGGTTTCTGATTTATTTATACAGTTCATCAACAAATCCATATTCAATAAAGGGAAGGTTCGGAAACCGTAGGTTTCTGATTTATTCATAAAGTTCATCAACTAATCCATATTCTAAACACTTATCTGAGTTCATCCATAAATCATGTTTCAACATAACTTTTAATTCATCCTTTGGAATTGTAGTATATTCTTTGTAATGGTTACGAATTCTAGACATTAAACCTTTTAAATTTTTATAACAGTCTTCGATTTCAGCCATTTTACCCCAACACTCCGATGAAAGTTGATGAATTAACATATATGCGTTTTTACGAATAAAACGTTTTCTTCCACAAATACTAATTAATGTTCCAGCAGATGCAGTTGAACCTTCAATGACTGTATAAATAGGAACAGTACAAGATTCCATATAATCAATTGCATTGAACGCTGAGAAAATACAACCTCCAAAAGAATTAATGTGTAAATAAATTGGAATTTTCTTAACTCGAAGACTATGTTTCATTTCTAAACAATATTTCTCTGCTTCAGTTAATAATTCAACAAGATGTTGAATCGAGTTTCTATCAACTTCTGAATAAAAATATACATGATTATTATCTCTCTTTACACCACCAAATCTTAAACCAAAGAATGACTTAGACGATAATGATGGATCTTTAGATGTAATAGATAAAGTATCAAAATCATCTAGTTTACTTCTCTTTGCACTCATAATATTCATTAATCTAATAAGATATACAGTATATTAATGTATAGTCTTTATATTAAGTTTATATTAATCTAAATTCATAGGTTGTGTTGTTTGTGTTAAATTCCAACGGTATGATGGGTTTACAAACTGTTGAATTGTTTTTTCAGCAGATTCTAATTTAATTTGTGTTTCTGTTAATTTATCTTCTGTACTTTTTAATGAATTTTTTAATTTTCTCTCGTTTAATTCATATTTCATTCTGAGTCTCATCATTTCATCTTTTACTTCATTTGCATCTTGCAAATGTTCCAAATAACAAGAAATATAACGTTGATGACCTTTTAAAGAAATATGTTGTTTGAACTTTGTAACAGTATTAAATGTTTTTTGATTACATAAACATTTAAATTCTAATGTTTGTCTAGGTAAAATAGGTGACTCATCAATATATTGACCACTTTCTAAATCAAACGCTGGTTTATAGATATTAATTTTATTGGTAGAAATTTGTGTTGGTTGTTGTTGCATTTTGTTAAGATTTAAATGTTTAACACAGTTTAAATAATCATTCAATTTTTTTAGTATTTTTTTAGTATTTTTATATATTTTTATAATTTTTATTGATATACGGATGAAAACCATAAGAAAAAGATAATATTTATAAATGAAGAAATAGTATATCCACCATCTTTAATTACTTTAAAAGTAAGTTGTGAATCATTATTATATTTGAAAAAGTAAAACATTAAACTAAAAAGATACATTATTAAAGATGCAATAGATACTAACTTCCAACCACTAAATTTATCTAAACAAATTAAATTATAACTCCATACACCACGAAGACAAAAGTTAATATAAACACATAATAATCCAGTTACAATAAAAGCAAGACAATTTGTAGTATCATAAAAATTATATTCTTTAATATACATTAATTCACCAAATACCAAAAAGATAATCATAAAATGAGAGAAAAAATTAGCAAATGGTAACTGATGAACCTTAAGTTTTTGTTTAGGAAAAAGAAAGTAAAAATATAACACACTAATTGTAAGAGCAAGAGGTGCTATTATTTTAAAAAATTTAACAGAACGACAATTTAGAAGAGCCATTAAAAAATAAGTAAACATTAAAAAAATAGTATGATGAGTTAATTGAGAGAAATACCAACAGAGTTTATCTACAATAGTATGATCGTGAATATATTTCTCTCTATAATATCCACCAGATGGAAAAAAGTCTGAACAATTGTTTTGTGTATTAATTGTAGATAATATACTCAATACAATCGTGATAAATAAAAAAATAGTTCCTATTAAATAAAACGGTGTTCTTTCAGTAATAATTTTCATCTTAACATTTTTAAATACAATTAATTAATAAATAATACACATTAATATTTATTGTTTTTAAGATTTACTATTTTAAGATTTACTATTTTAAGATTTACTATTTTAAGATTTACTATTTTTAGATTTACTATTTTTATATTTTTTTAGTTTATGATTTTTTTTTATATTTTCAAGAAAAGGTAATTTTTTTCCCATTTTTTTATCATTTGGTTCAGCTGCTACCACTTCAGCTCGTCCAGTTTCCGTCTCTGTATTTTTTCCTTTTTCATTTGAATAAAAAGAAGTTTTACAATCATTATTATATTTAGCATATTGATTACATACTCTTTCATTTCCTTTTATTTGTCCTAAAATATCTTGAACTTGTTCATTTGTAAATTGTCCTTTATCAATAGTTCTACAAGACATATTAATAATATGTATATTCGTATAACCTTTTGATTTTAAAGTTTTTATTAAGTCACTTAAAACTACAGCTTGTTCTCCTTGATATGTATATTTATTTATACCCATACGTTTAGACCAATATGTCGATTCAATTAAATCAAACTCTTTTAAGTCATTTAATTTTTTAATATCATAATCTTTTTTTAGTTTTCTTAATGATGTATATTTATATGATGCTGTGTAAACTCTGTCTTTTGGTTCAGTTGAAAATAATACGGTAAACATAACAGGCACATCACTATTAGATATTTGATAAAGATGTTCATTTGAAGGAGTATATGTTTTTATAAAAATATTTTCTGGATTACGACATATAGGATTATTGTATTGTGGATATTTTACTCTAAGGTTATTTATTCTCTCTGCAGGCATACAACTTTCACTTTTTATAAGTGTTTCAATTAATTCAGACCTTAATTTAGATTTTACGCGAGTTAATGGATATCTGATTAATTTATTTATTAATTCTGCGGTTGCAGTTTTATCCTTTATATTACATATAACTTTTCCAGGGTCAGTTCCTGTAATTAAGGTTTTTGTTTTTAATTCTGTAGGAATTTGTGTAAAAATATCTGTTCCATGGGCATATATATATATAATGATTTCATCACCATTCTTTATAGTAGGATTTTTGTTTGATTCTTGTTGTATTTCTTTTAACTTTTCATCAAGAGAATTTTTTAATGTTTTTTTTCTATTTAAAAAAGCATTGTTTATTCTAAATTTAAGGGTGCTACCTAAAGAAGCCATTATATATATATATATTAGAATAATATAGATAATCATTATTTTAATTAAATTTTAAAATTTATTTTTTTATATTTATGCAACCATCTTAGACTCTAATTTATCATGAGACATATAATTCTTTAAACGAATATTTTCTGGTTTCCATTTTTCTAATTGTTCCTTAGCTTCATACATAGGGTTATCAATTTCAATATTACAAAATGGTAATGGTTGTCTTTTAATTTGTTTAATAACATTTTCAATATGAGAGGTATATATATGTGCGTCTCCAATACAAATACGAATTTTATCTGGAATTAGGCAACACATTTTTGCGATTAAATGAGTGAATAATGCTGTAGAAGCAATATTAAAAGGAAGACCTAAAAATAAATCGGCAGAACGTTGATACATTTGACAAGATAATTTTCCATCTCTTACATTAAAATGATACATTACATGACAAGGGGGTAAACACATTTCTTTTAATTGACAAGGATTCCAACCACTCATAATAATTCGACGACTTGTTGGATCATTTTGAATCAAATCAATACAATTCATTAATTGATCAACACCATTATTTTTTTCGTTTGCAATAGGCATCATAGTTTCAATGTCATAAGGTGCATTAAAAAATCTCCATTGATAACCATAAATAGGACCACAGCAACCTTCAGGATAATCAGTTAAACCATTTGAATTCAGATATTCTCTAGTTGTATTACCATTCCAAATATTTACTTTTTGTTCTTTTAATTCGTTTGCGTTTGTATGTCCTTTTAAAAACCATAATAATTCTTTTACAATTCCGTTGAAGAACATTTTTTTAGTTGTTAGTAAAGGAAACCCTTTTTGTAAATCAAATTCAATACTTTGTCCAAAAATACTTAATGTATCTTCACTTCTAGATTTTACTAAAGACCCATTTTCAATAACATTCTGTAACATTTTTAAGTAAGACATTTCTGGGTGAATTGGCTTTGTCCATTTAATAAGTTCGGTGTTATATAGACTAATCGTATTAGTTAATTTGGTATGAGAAATTTGTTTATATTCATTAAATAATAATAATGGTAATGTTGATAAAGTAATATTTTCTTTATCATTCACATTAATAATTTCAATATTATCAATACATTTTCTATTTAATAAAGCATAAAATAAATCAACACCAATAATATAAGTTTCATTAATAAATCCATTTTCAAAAATATAATCAATGCTATTAAAAGTTGTAATATTATCAAGTTGTTTTTTAGTATAAACATATAATTGTGTTGAAAATGAATAATACATTGGTAAAGTATAATACATTTTTTCGTCAATCAAGATTCTATTTTTTTTATTTTCATTAATTTCCAATAATTTAATTTCCATCATTGGATGAATTGTATCCAATAATACATTGTTTTTGCTATATAATAGAGCAGTGACTGGCATTTTAATTTATATAATAAATAATCATAATTTTTTTATATATATATAAATATATAATAATGAATACTAGTAGTGTTACTGAAAGTATACCCCCAGTTAATGAAAGTATACCCCCCCCAGTTAATGAAAGTATACCCCCAGTTACTAAAAGTATACCCCCAATGCCTTTTAGAAATACAAATAAAAAAAAATGGTTTTATTCCGTTTATGGTCCTCCGGTAAGTACTACAGTTCCAAATAAACCACCAGCTGCTCCGAAATATATAGAGAAACGTTATAGTGGTACTTTAAAGGACACAAAGATTTCATATATGGCCCATAGTTTTTTAGGAAGATTTTTTTCAGGTAAAGCACACTCTATATTCGATGAATCTGGGTTAAAAATTAATATAGATGAAGGAATGACAAAAAAATTAGAAAGAATATGTAGATCTAGGGGATATTTAAAGGATTATGCATGCGGATGTGATTATTCAGCTGATAAAGAATGTCTGGTTCTTTATAATGTACCAGTAAATAAAAAACTTGAAATTAATAGTACATTAAAAGAAGCCGTTCTTTCAGCAAAAAGCGATGGAGAAAGACCATTAGTTTTTTTAGTCACTACCAAGAGTCCTCATGCAGTTTTATATATTATAAATGATGGTAAATTATATACAATAGGATTTGGTTTTAATGGAGGAGCTAGTAATAATAAACATGCTGCAAAAGAGTTTAAAACATTCGGAAAAAAAAAATTACTTGAATTTAGTCATGCATTAGGACATATGGTAGAACAATTAAATGGTGGATTTTATACACCAGATCATGTAGCGCCTAAGGAAATTCACGAATCAACAATTTCATGGGTTGGGTTTTTAACGGAAAATATTATGAATAGTATTGAAAGTGATTTAAAACAAACTTCTCAAATTAAATATATTATAAATAAAGATAATAAAGTACTTAAATGTATATTAAGTGTTCCACTGGGATATTGTGAAGGTTCTGGATTTATAAGAAGAGATACATTTAATTGTATTAAATGGGCTGAAACAAAACTTGGTGTAAAATTGAATTGTGGTCTTCTAAGAAGTCCAGAACAATGCATTTCGGTAAAACAAAATGAACTTGAATATTTATATGAAAATATCCATAATGTAAAAAAATTAGAAAATATTGTTTCTGTAATTCAAAAAAGATTGACAACTAAAACAAATAGTCTAAGTCAAAGTTTTAACCTGTTTAGTGGAAAGCTTGCGAGTATTATAACACAAAATCCAAGACATAGACCTATACTAGGTGAAGAAAGTAATATAGGGTTTAGTAATACAGAAAGTAATTCAGAGAGTAATTCAGAGAGTAATTCAGAGAGTAATTCAAGAAATAATTCAAGAAATAATCAAGGAAGATATAAACGAACAAGAAATAATCAAGGAAGAAATAATCAAGGAAGAAATAAACGAACAAGAACAAGGAAATAATACCATCCTAAAAGGATAATATCTTATTTTTTATTAATGATTCATAACATTTTCATAATGAAAACAAGATTGATTTAATATAGTGCTATATTGTATTTTTTCAATCATCGTATCTTTCTCCAATGATTCTATATGTACATACCAATAATTTGGAACAAATAATACACTATTTGGATATAACTCAAGATGAATAAAATTATCGTTTGTTTTAATCATATCATCTTTAATATTTCCAGAAACAAAATGGTCCTTGTATTTTGGATGAATACAAGTAATATTTGCTTTACCTGAATGAATAATATAGAAATTACGGCATTCTAAATTTCTCTCGAATGGAATAAATTTATTTTTTTTTGATATAGAATAAACGAGAGAAGAAGGAAAGAATTTAACAGATGGCTCTAATAATGGAATTGATTTATAAATGATAGAATAAGTTTTATAATATTTATTTGAAGATGAATCTATTTTATTATTTAAACTTTGATCTAAATTATTCATAATTGTTGTTCCATTAAATAAAAATGGTAATTTCATATAAATGGTATCCGTAATTGTTTGTTTAGTTAAATCTTCTAATTCCGTCATTTTATTTGATGGATTTACTGAAAAATGAATATAAATATGAAGATAAACAAATATAACAAGAATAATAATCAAAATATAAAATAAAGTATAAAACATTAATAAATATGATTTTATTTTTAATAATTTTTTTACGAGTTTAAGTTTTAAAATTGAATATAATTAAATATAATTAAAGATGTATAATTATGAAATTATGGTGAAAACAATTTGGACTGAAAATGATACTGAAATTATTTGTAAAAATTATTTAAATGGGATAGATTATATAAGTACATCAAAATTTCTTCCACATCTTAAAATTAATAGTATAAAAATGAAATATGCGAACTGTTTATATTTAAAAGAAGGAAATGTAAAAGGTTCTTTAAATAATTGCTCATTATTACATATAATCATATGGAATAAACTAGTATATAAATAATAATTTAATCATCCGTTTTAGGTGCAAGAAAAAAGTTAAACATAATTTGATTATCATCAAAACTAATACGTACTGGGCTTGTCTCATCTAAATATAAATGAACCGTTGGATAAGCAACCGATAATTTAGAAATAATAATAATATATTTAAGTGGAAATTTAGCAGAAAAATTATAATTTTCAACTACATTAAACTCTTCTAAATTGTCTCCTTCTAATTCAATTTGATATTTTCCCTCTTCATTATTTGATTCGAAATATAATTTTTCATTTGAACACTTAATTTCTACATCATCTCCAAAATTAGTTAATTCTGTAATATATTTATCAAATGCTTTTGATTTAATAGAAAAATCTAATTCAGTTTCAATAACAATAGGAGTTAATAATTCTTGGTCAATTTCGATTAATGGTAATTCAAAATGTTTATTTTGTTTTTCATTTAACAAATGAATTTGTAATTTATCATTATCATCACATAAAGAGAATTCAATCGTTGTTTCGTTTGTATACATACTCATCACTTTTACCAACACATTACTCATTACACTTATCGTAGTTGTTTCATCACATTCATAAAGAGAGAACCATACAGAAGGAAATTTAATATCAACTAAACAAACATGTGCCCCATCCATAATTTGAATATAAATTTCATCTGTTTTAATAGTAAAAGATACATATTGATTTAGATTTTTAATAAATTTAAAAATCTCAATCCATTCAAACGCTTTTTTAGATTCATTAATTTGAAAACGCATTTATTATAAATTATATTGATAAGTAAAATTTAGATTGTTTTTTGATAATTCAATAATTATCCAATTATTATCTATTTTTCCTATTTTTCATCATCATTTAAAAAATTCTGAATTGATTCATCATTCATTTTAGAAGGCGGAACTTCAATATTATTTTTTTCAAGTAATCTTTTAAGATTAAGCATTTCTAAATTTGTTTCCATTGAAAATGCTTGTGTTTTAACTAATATTTTTTTAATTTCACTAAATTCATCTAATAATCTTTCATATTGTTTTTTGTAATATTCAATTTCACTAGGATTATTCATATTTTTATTTTTAGATTCTTTTAGTTCCATAACATCATTTTGTAATTCATTAATTAACTGTTTATGTTGTAAAAGAAGCATTAAAGGAGATGTTGCTTGAATGTCTGTAAATGAAGATGTATTATTCGAGGAACTATTAGAATTATTTAAATTATTAGATTGTAAATTTTTCTTAGGAGGAACTGGAATTCCACCTTGGGTGGTTTTTGCTACAATTTCAGTTTTAGTTCTTCTTCTTATTGCCGAAGCTAACGATGTCGAACTCATTTATAAATACTAAATGTTTATCATTTTATATTATTTACGCATTAAGTTATTTATTTATCTTTAGTAATTATATTATGGACAATTTAGATTCCTATGACACAATGAGCGGAGGTGGCTTAACAAAAGAATCATTTATTTCATATATGTTTTCTCTGTCTATTACTGAAAAGAATGAATTAATGAATTTACTCCAATATATATTATTAGCTATAATACCAGTAGTAATACTATTAAAATTAATGAAGACATATTTACCACCTGAAAATAAGAGAAAGGCATCTATTGAAATTTTAATTGAGGTAGTTTTACAATTCTTTCTTGTATTTTTAGTATTTTGGTTTGTACATAAATTAATATTATTTATTCCAACTTATAGCGCTTCACCTTATCCAAAAATTAATATTATACAAATGGTAATTCCTGTTGTATTTTTATTATCTATAATGAAAACATCTCTTTCAGAGAAATTATCTATATTATTAGAACGTTCTATGGTAGTAGTTGGATTATCTAAGGAATATAATGAAGATGATGATGACGAAAATAAAAAGAGGAAACAATCAAGTCCTATATTAAATCCACCAACTAACTTTTTACCAAATCCACAAAACACTTCTACAGAAACAAATCAAATGCAAACACCACAATTTCAACAAATGTATAACTCACCACAACAACAAACTATGAGTATGGGTCAGTTTGGAATGAATGAACCAATGGCATCAAATGATATGATTGGCGGAGGAGGTTATATGTTATACTAATCAGAAACTCAGAAACCTACGATTTCCGAACTTTCCCTTTATGTTTTTTGAATTGTTTTCTTTGGTTTATTTGAATCTTCACTATAAGTTATAAATAGGAAGGTTAATAAATAAATCCTTAATATGGTTTACTTAATAAAATTGATTATATTTATTTACAAATTCATAATATAAAACTCTTATCTTTTATATTATGGACGAAATTGATTTAGATGATATTATTGAAGATATTGAAAAATACAAACTTACTGGTTTAAATACAAAAAAAGTAAGAGAAATTAAAACAAAAATATTAAAAAGAATAGCTATAAATCCAGAAGAATTAAAAATATATCAAAAATTATTAAATCATTATAGATACATTGATGAAGTAGATGAATTCAGACCAGGTAATTATATCAGATGGTTTAATTTAAAAAAAGTTGAATCTTTTAAATTAATGAGAGGAGGTTTTATTGTAGATTTAAAACCAACTGATAATGATATAAATATTCTCTGTAAAAATGGAAACAATCGTTTCTTTTATTTAAAAATGAACGAATCCATTATCTTTCAAAAAAATACTTCACAAGAGGAAATATTAATTAGAATTTTAGATAATTTAAGAGATTAAACTACATGAAAATTTGGGTTTCTATTTGAAAATTTACGTGTTAAATGTTTATTATTTTTATTTTTACTATTTGTTATTTTTTTATATAATATATAGTGTAGTTGTTTGTTTTCTGAATAACAATTACACATTCGATGAGCTAATAAATCAACTGCTTTTTTCTTAATTTGTTTAAGATTGCTTGGTAAAGAAATATTATAATAACGTAGCATATTTTTACAATCGTATAATGACAATGCTTTTAACATTAAAATAATTTTATAATATAAGTATATTTTTTTTATGTCTAATAAATGTATTGTGTTCGATTTTGATAATACAATAGGTGATTTTAAACAATGTGTTTATATATTAAATCATACAAATATAGAATGTGATGAAATATTAGATAAACTAAATGAATGTTTTCGTCCAAATATTTTTACTATGTTTGAACATATTCTTAAAAACAAACTAAATAATAGAATAAAAAATGTAATATTATATAGCAATAATAATAATGAAAAATTTGTAAATATTGTAATCAATTATATTCATAAAAAATTAAATTCTATTTTATTTGATACAATTATAACTATATCTCATCCTAAAAGAATATGTTCTGAAAAAAATATAAATGATTTAATAGTATGTTCTGACGGATTAATTGATGAAAATTCTCATATATGTTTTATAGATGATAAAAAATACATAAAAATGAAAAAATCTAAACAAGTATTTTACGTACTTTGCGAGAAATATAAATACACGTTAAAAAATAATATCATTAATAATCGTTTAAATATTAAATTACACACACCGTATGAAATAGATGAATATCAACTTAGTTATACAAATTATATTAATTTATCAGAACAATTATTTCATAAAATTAATTATTTTGTTTATGAATATATATAATGAGAAAGTCGCATAATTCTCGAGCTCCACCCCAAAGTAGAATGTCTTCATTTTTTAAGTCTATATCAAGTCCATTTAGTTTTAGTAGAAAAAAAAGAAATGGTAATAGAAAAGGTAATAGAAAAACATTAAATTCTATACAAGAGAGTCATAATCCTGTTATCAATCGCGTTATTGAAGGTGTGAATAATAACGAATTATATTCTCAATTAAAAGAATTTGAACCTCCATCTAAATCATATTTAAATCAAATGCCTCGTGCACCAACAAAAATTCCATTAACAAAAGAAAAAAAAGAAAAAATAGATAGTATTATATTTATTTATAATAAATTAAAAGATATTATATATAATGATTATAATTCTTATACTGGAAAAGGGTATAAAAAACAAACAAGATTAGTTTTATTTGAAACACCTAAAAATGAATTATATGCTATGGGTAAAAATAAACAAATGACAGAAAAAAATTTATCTCTGTATTCAGATAAAAAATTAGATGAATTATTATTTACATTAAGAAACATTTATGAAATGATGGAAATAATAAAAAGAGAAGGACCTATTCAAAATGTTAAATCTTATCTTCCTCTTAAAAAAAAGTATAACCAATTATTTAGTATATCAGATGAAGAAATGGTTTCAAGATTACAAAAATTAAAAAAATGAAAACTGAAAAATGAAAAAATGAAAACTGAAAAATGAAAACTGAAAAATGAAAACTGAAAAAAAAAACAATTTTATAATTATAATGAATTATTATATAAATTTAAAGTTCTAGCACTGGCGTCTGTAGCATTTACAAACTTAGGCATCCAAAAATATGGAATAATATTATCATATCCTTTATAATATTCTTGAAACAAAAATCGATAATATTGTTGTTCTTTTGTCTTAGGTAGATTATGTGAATAATTTGATTCTGGAAGTTCTAAAGACATTTTTTCTAATTTAGATTGAATAATTTGATACCAAGAATGATTCAATCCACTTACCCCATCACTAAACGCTTCTTTTTTACGATTTAATACATTATTCGGTAATAATGTTGGTTCGTATTCAGAAATAATTTCGCGAATAACATATTTCTCTGGTTTATTATTTCCTTTGTGATACCTAACTTCAGAAGGCAATGATAAATATGAACTTACAAAATCTTTATCCAAATAAGGTGTTCTCGGTTCTAATCCATGACTAGAAATTGATTTGTCACTTCTCAAAACATCGAAATAATGAATATGAGACAATAATCTTTTACATTCATTGTCAAATTCTTCTGCTGTCGGAGACGCATGAAAATATAAATAACCACCCATTACTTCATCCGCACCATCTCCATTTAATACAACTTTAGCTTCACTATTTTCTTTAATATATTTACCAATTAACCAATTACCAACACTAGCACGAACAGTTGTAGTATCATAAGTTTCAACATCTCTAATTACATTTGGAATAGCATTAAAGAAATCATCTTCTGTGCAAATAATTTGCGTATGTTTACTTCCAATATGTTCAGCAACTAATTTAGAGAATTTTAAATCTTCTGAATCAGATAACCCAATACTATATGTTTCGATTTGTCCACCAGTAAGTTCTTTGTAAAATTTTGCAGAAAACGCAGCAACTATACTACTATCTAAACCACCAGATAATAGACATGCTAATGGTCGTTCACTATTCGATACTCTTTTTTTAATTGCTGATTTTAATGAACATAAAATATCTTTAAAAATAGAATCAACTGTTTTCTCTTCTTTTGGTTTATAGTTTTCGGAATTAATATAAGTATAATTATAAATAAACCAGTCCATCTCAATATATTTTCCATTAATATATTCATATTCAATTAAAGTGCCAGGTGAAACATGATTATATTTATTTGACTTAAGGGCTTGTAAAGGAAGTAAATCAGAACTAAATACAAAATTTCCATTTAATCTATTTACATATAATGGTCTTACACCATATGGATCTCTACCAATAAAAATATTATGTGTTCTCTTGTTATAAATAATAAACGAAAATTCACCATCTAACTCATTCATAACTTCCTTACCAATTTTATCAAATAAGTGTATAATAACCTCACAATCACTTTGTGAATTCATTTTAAAATTATATTTATCAATTAATTCTTTATAATTAAAAATTTCACCATTACAAATTAAAACATAGTCCTTATAATAAATGGGTTGATCAGAAATAGAATTTAAACCATTGATTGCTAGACGATGAAATCCAAAATAAATGGAATTAAATTCATTTTTGAAATTTACAAGAGTAGATGTTTCAGGACCCCTTTTTGAACCTTCAATAAAATATTTACGAATAATTTCTTCCGAAGGAACTTCTGGACCAAATAAAGCAAAAATTCCACACATTCTATTTCTCTCAATATATTTATGTTTATTCTTTAATTTATTATATAGTTTTATTATAATGAATTTACAAAACTTGGACTATGATAATGAACTAAATAATAGATTAAAGGATAGATGGTTTCCTTCTGATAATTTACAGCCACTTTATGATTTTAGACCTTGTTCTACAAAATATACTTGGTTTCAAACAATGGAAGAAACACCATCCAGCTCTTTAAATCAAGTTAAGTATTTACCATATACCACTTCTAGAGTATTTAATCCTGGAAGTAGAGCACCAGTAGATTTCTTTTTATCTTCAATTGATCAAGAATCAAGATTAAGAAATCAATTTATGGCATTACAAAAATCAGATCAATCCGTTTATGTTCCTTGTACACAAAGCGATTTGTATAATAACCCAATGGTTTCAAATGAAAAAAATAATTATAAAGAAGTAAATAATTTTTCATCTAGAGAGCAGAAGACCCCTGATAAAAATAATGAATTATTTCATAATCCAACTCGGACAAATATTAGAAAATAAATACTCAAAGATTATAAAATTAATATGTTTTATGAGTTAATTATTCATAAAAATGTATCAACATTGGAAAAGGAAAAAGATGAATATAATAAAAGTGAAGTTATTACTGTATTTCATTCTATGATTCAAAATAATGCTTCTACAAAATATCCATTATATCATTTATATGAAGATACTTTCTATAAATTTGCAAATGAGGTAACAAAAATAGGTAAAATAATAAATCATAAACATGATGTTAATTTTCCGGAACCACTTTTTATGGAAGATGATAAAAAAATTTTAGTAAAACCTAAAACAAAAACTACTACAATATCAGAAATGTTTAATAAAATTCATAAGTCAAATGAACTAAAAAATTAAAAATATGAATAATAAAATGAATAAAATCAATATATAATATATGGGAAGACCTTTTAAAAAATTATCTTGTAATCCAAAACACAATAAAACTAGAAAAAAATATACATGTTATGACGATAATACTCTTCTTATATTAAGAGATACATGGAACAAAAGACACCCCGATAAAAAAATAGAGTCGACTGAGAATGAAATGATTTGGAAAGAATTACAACAAAAATTAACAGAATGTAATCACGAGATATGTTTTATGGAAAAATTAGTAGATAGCACAACAGATAGAGAAAAATTTAAAAATGATTTTTTTGCACCGATTGCCCCGAAAAGCTGGAATAAAAATATTAATGAATGGTTAAGTAGTATAGATATTTCAAATGTTATGAAACAATATGAAGAAACATATTCTGACTTTAAATTTATCGGGCCTACACCCATTGACTTTGATAAAAAAGAGAATGAAGATACTTGTGTGTATCAAGATTTGTGTAATTTAAATATAAAATCGTTATATGATTCTGGTATACGTAAGTTAGGTGTTATATTTAATTTATCTACACATCATGAAAAAGGGTCACATTGGGTTTCTCTCTTTACAGATTTAAATAAAGGTTTTATATTTTATTTTGATTCTTGTGGTGATAAAATACCATCTGAAATTAAAAATTTAGTGAATAGAATAACGAATCAATGTAATCAAATTGGAATAAAATTATTAGAAGATAGTAGTTATAAGTTTATTCATCAAAAAGGAGGTACTGAATGTGGAATGTATGCTTTATATTTTATTATTAATTTAATAGAAGAATTGAAAACTAGAGAATATTTTAGAACTCATAGAATTCCTGATAAAGAAGTTGAATCTTTTCGACATTTTTATTTTAATGTTTTGATAGATTAATTTGATATTTTAAAAGATAATAAACACATAATTATTTATTGAATAATGAATTCAATTGAAAACAAAATTAAATTATGGAATACTTGCACACAAACGGGTCTATTTAATAATGTAAATCCGGCGTTTGAACCACAAATTAAAAAACTATTTGAAGAAAATATTACTAGATTTAATACAAACAATAATACAGATATTTCAGTATTAAACAATTTTTTTTTAGAAGAGTTTAAGAGAAATTTAAATAATTTATTAGGAACAAATGTAGATACTATGTCGGCGTTAGAAAAGAAACAACAAGAATATAGAGATTTGTTTCAACCACAAGTTCCTACACCAATTGATTTTGGAGCGGAAAAAGATAAACCAATAGAAGGAGACATGGAAGAGATTTTAAGAGATAAACAAGAAGAGAGAAAACAAGAAATGAGTCGTATATTAGGACAACAACCATTACCATTAACAAATGTAAATGAACCAAGTAATTTTACATTACCTTCTATTGGAAACAATAATACTATATTTTCATTTCCACCTAATAATCAACAACAAAATATACAGAATCTACAAACATATTCAAACTCAACACAAAATCAAAATTCAAATCAGATAATAAAAATATTAGAGAAACAATCTATAATTTTAATGAAATTATTAGAATCACAAGTTAAAATTATTGAATTATTACAAAAAAAATAAATATATACATTATAATATGAAATTAAAACTAAGACGTAATTCAATAATGCCATTATTAATAATTGTATTTGTATGTTTAGTATTATTACCTATTATTGCATATTATATGGATAATATTATGGAAGGTTTTACTACTTCATCCATAAAATTTACACCTAGAGCAATTGATCGTATATTATTTAGTAAAGGAACAACCGATAGAAATTATAAAAATTCTGATGGAACTTTATTAGATATGAGTGGTCAATATGGGTATTGTTTAGGTGGAAATATAAAATGTAGTGGAGCAGACCTTGTAAAAATATCAGATTCTTATTTATATGGTACAACATATTCTTCATTATGTAATGATGGCCAATCTATGCCTATCTGTAATGACAATCATTATGGTACTGATATAATGGATGCATCCATGGAAAATAATATAAATATTATAGATACTATATTTAAAACAACTGGATGGGGAGAAGGAGGTATTAATATTCTTGATCCTACAAATTTCAGAGGATTTGTTGGTCCATATAGTCAATATAAACCAGATACTACAACCCCTTATTATCCATTTATATTAGATTCAACTAATAGTAAAGTAATAAATTATAAATTTTTTGATTCTGCAAAATCATTAAAACAATCATCAAATAAACAAGTATGTGATTTAGTTAGTGATTATTACCGTCCTTATTGTAACGATTATTACTATGATTTAGACAATAATGATAATGGATATGGAAATGGCAGTGGTAGCGGAAGTGGTAGTGGCGATGGAAGTGATGATAGTAGTAGCAGTGATGATAAAGATTTAGACGGATACACTGAAGATGATTCTAATTATGGAAATGCAAACGGGGATGATTCAACATGTGGTTCTAAAATACCTTGTATCGCAGATTTTGGAACAAATGTAGGAGATAAATTATGTTGTGGTCAAACAGGTGTATTACAAAATACCAAATATGTTTGCCCTGCAAATGCTCCAAAATGTTCTAGTTTTAAATGTGGAAGTAAATTCGGAACTTGTGGTACCGCATAATTTCATAATTAATTTCGTTTCTTATATATATGATTATATGGATAATAATCCTATGTATATTAATATTTATACTCTATTTTATGTATAAGAGAGTAATAAAAAAAGAGAATTTTATTATCGACAATACAAACCCAATAAATAATAGTACTGTTCAAATAGAATTAGAAAACCCAAAAGATTTAATAACTACTTATAATAATAATTTTAAATTTGATGATTTATTTAATAAAGTGGTTACTGATAACACGTATTATAATTATATGATGTTTCAAAATAATAATATTAATACAAATGTAACACAAAATTTTAATGATATGCAAGATGCAAGCGTTAATTTAACAAGTGTCATCAATACATTTAATAACAATAATGTTGTTGAATTAAATAATAGATTAAATCTTGCAAATATAACATATACATGGAGTATAGAAAATACAATCGAAAAAATAAAAATAAATTATACAAATCTTACAAATAAACTTAATGTATCAATGCCAGATTATATTAAAAACAATACAACCTATAATTATATTACAAATCTTCAAAAACTAAATAATGCAAAAAGTGCATTGAGTTATTATTCGGATATAGCAAATACTATAATATTAGGTTTTGATAATATAAATACATCAAATATGGTTTCATCTGATAATTCAATTAAATTAGAATATATTAAAAACAGATTAAATAATTTTGGGGATTTACTCGGAATAGGTGAGACATATAATACTATAAAAAATTTAGCAACCTTTAACCCAACATTACCGCCAAATAAATATGAGTTTTTAAAAAATTATTCTAATTATACTATTTCAAATAAATCATCAGATTTTGACAAATACTACCAACTTACTTTTATACCAAGTGTTGCGTCGGAATTTGTTACATTATACTCAAATGTTATCGTAAATTATAATAATATACAAATATTAATGAAAAATACTTATATACAATATGCATATGATTATGTTACAAATGAAATATCCGCATCAATAACAACTATAACCAATATAGATATTGATTATAAAAATAAAAAAAAAATATATGAAACTAACTTTGAAGAATATAAAAAATCATCCAAATATTCAAACGATGCAAATAATAATTATAATAAAAATAAAGAGGATTTAAATGATTCTTATTTATCGACAGTTACAACTGTAATTAATGAACAACAAGATGATTTAAAAACAAAATTAAAAGGGGCTTTAAAACAACAATGGGAATTAGATGATGATGCTGCAAACAAGGCAGTTACAAAAAATGTAATTAGTGCGACACAATCATTAAAAAATCAAATACAAGCATCAAATGAATTATCTAATTTAATTAATAAACAACAGTCTATGTTATATGATGATGCATATAGCAAAGATCAGCTGAATAAGTTTAACGATTCTCAATCACAATTTTTATCATTAGATAGTTATAGAACTGGAATTATGCACAGATATCAAGATCCAAGTTGTAATGATGAAAATAGTTATATATATTGTGAAGGAGGAGAAATAGAATGTCAAGATATATTTGGAAATAAAATACCAGATAAAATGATTACAATAGAAACTGATTATCAATATGGTAATACTTATGCAAAATGCGGTAGTATATTATCTCAACCTGAATTAAAAGATGTAACGATTGATATGTCTGGTATAATAATGTCTGGAAATATTGGGTTTTATTATGATGATTCACAAAGTAAATGTCCGATTGATACACCTTGGGCAGTAGGAGGAGATGGTTATGTTGTTTCTTTTGATTCATGTTATAAAACAGAAGAAGAGGCATCTATGCGTTTAAGTATGATGCGTAATTATAATACAACTGATTTAACCAATGATGCGGTTGTATATATAGATGGTGATTATTTGGTAAATGAATATATGGTAAATAATCCCGCTTCAAAAGGTGTAATTTATAATCAAAAAACAATGTGGATGAATAATAAGAGACATTTTAAAGGTATTATTGATAAATTAGATACAAATAATTTATTCAATGTTTATATACCAGATAAAAACGGGGTTTTATTTAAAGGTATACCAGGTTATTATCTAAATACATTAGATACAAATTATATAGCAAATCGTAATAAATATTTAAGTAATATGAAAGCAGGTGATTTACCTAGACCAGTTTGTAAAGGAGGCAAATTTACAACTAAATGTAATGTAAAACCACCATATAACCCAAAAACAGGCGAACCTTATGAAATTGACCCAAACAATACAGAACAAAAACAAGTAGATAAAATAAATGATAAAGGAGAGAAAATTACAACACAATTAAATACATTTAATACAATAAATAATGATGAATATTTACCATCTTCTCTGAATTCTACTGTAGGTTATTCTTCTTATTAGATATATGATTATATATGACATTTTAAAAGTAATTAAAAAGTATTTTTATTATATATTATAAAATGGAATACATTAGTATGAGTAGTAATAATAAACATCCTATTTATGTTGCGGTTCAACAAACTTATAAAATTTCAACAAACTTTGATGTTCTTCCTCCAAACCCTCCAAAAAAAGATAAAAAGAAATATTAAAAATATTAATACCTATTTATGTTATTATTATCAATATAATTATTAATAATCAATCTTTAATAATTATATAATACTTATTCATTATCTTTACACCATCCTTCTTTAGTTCCTCCTTCGTAAAGTTTGGCATAATTATTACGAATAAGCCATTCATGTAATTTCTCTGTTGTTTCTGGTAAAGTAACTTCAATCAATAAACGACCATATTTATCAAAATCAAAACATTGAATACGAACAATTTTATTTAATAATAATTCTTCAACTTTTTGTTTTACAAGATAACCTAATTTTTTTTCTTCTGTATTTTTAGTTCTTAATTCAGGTGTATCCACATGAGCAATTCGACAATTCCAACGATAAAATTTACCAAAATATTCAAACACTACATGAATTGTATCTCCATCATATACTTTTACTACCTTAGCATTAGTAGAATATTTATTTAATGTAAACTCTGGTGTATTGATTGTTTGGTTTTCAAGTAGATGTTCCATCTTTTGTTTTAATTGTTTTAATTGTTTTAATAATTCTTATGTATATATTTTCAATTCAATTTTTTATTATTTTCAATTCATTATAATTTTTCTATCTGTTCCCGTTCCAGTTACTTTACCTACTTCTAATAATATATTTTTACTTACATAATTAAAATAATCATATGCTATATTAGGTTCAACACTTTCATCTACTGCAAAAGGGATTAATTCGTCATCTACTTTAATCTTTCTTACTATTAATTTATGTTTTTCTTTATCTTCTGCTTTTGAATAACTTGTAATAGCATCTTGTTTATAATCTAACTGAGTTATTAATTTATTGACGTGTGAAGAATGAGGATAACTAATACATTTAGATTTATTATCATAATTAACTAAACAATCAACTGATGCTTCTTTTAATGTATCTAAAAATAAAGTTGATAATTCTTGTTTTCTCTCCATTAATTTATATAAAGATTGATCTGTTGTAAGTGAATTATCTGAATTTTTTAAATCAACATAATCATCTGAATCTAATAAAGTTCCAAATTCAGTTATATACATAAATACTTGAACAGTTTGTAAATTCTCGGGAAGACTTGAATGAGAACAAATACGTCTTGCACGACCAATTACTTGATTAACTCTAACATGATGCCAATATGGTTCCATAATATGAACGAAACGAGTATTCTTTAAATCAATACCCTCTGCACCGGAAGCAGTAATCATAATAGTTTGAATTATTTCACCATATAAATTTCCATTTTCAATATTTTCTGGAAACATTTTTTTTAATTCTTCTTGAATGGTATTTGGAATGGCTTTTAAATTATTGTTGTAAATATTTCTAATAATTTCTTTTTCTTCTGGTGATTCTGTACCAGTATATAATGCGAAAACTTTATTTTCGGTATATTGATCATCACTATACATACCAATTAATTTAAGAGATAACGAAGTTCCTCTTTCATTTCTTACTACTTTTAATTCTCTGTAACCATGATATAATAATATTAAACGCAACAAACCAATACCTTCTAATTTACGGAAATTGGAATAAACTAAATGACAACCTATATTTTCTGGATTCATTAAATTTTTTAACATGTTCATATATTTTGGACTATATGTTGCTAAAATAGACTCGCCTTCACTTAATTCATTTACATATTTTTGAATTCCAGACTCAAAATATTTCTCTGGATTCTTTTCTAACTCAGATAATACCATACTAATATTTTGTTCATATTCTATATCTAATCTTGATTTCTTTCGTTTTATTACATCATCTTCATCATATTTACCATCAGCATCATTTAACATTTCTTCTTCTGAGGTTGCATCAATTATAGTTTCATCTAATTTACCACCTTTTGGTAGTGGCCGTGGTAATTCATCTGGAAATGCAAAGTTACATGCTAAACGAGAGAAAACACGATATGACGAAGAAGATTCCTCTTTTCCTTTTTGTTCTCTTTCCATTCTTCTCTCTTCTTCGCGAATCTTTGCGTATGTTTTTAATTGATGTGGGCTCATTACAATCGAATCAATAAATATATCATCATTGTTATCGGTCTTAACAATCTTAGGCATTAATTCTTTTTTATCACCTAAATAAGAAACCATACCAATAATACGGCTTTGAAAGAATTCTTTATTTTTAATTGTGTTATTTGGGTTAATAAAATAAGTTGAAAATTCTTTTAATGTGTCTGGTAATTTCTTATATTTAGAGAAAGAAGTTTTTATAACTGTAAAATCTTCAGTATTACTCTTTAATAAAGTAATAATCTTTTCTGCAAAATCTTTTAGATAAACTGTACTATCATCATTATAAATCATACGTCCATCTGGTAATTTCATGAATCCATATGGATTTTTTACTATTTTTAAAGTAGAAGAATTTTGATTATATTCTAAAATGTCGATCATTTTTTGTTCTTTGAATAATTTTTCAAAATAATCTAATTTTACCTTTGTATTTTTTACAGCGAGTTTGATATCAAGTGAATATGTATAACCATTTATTAAATTAAATAAAACCCCTAATTCACTTGGACTATTAATAAATGGGGTTCCTGTTAATAATATTACTCTACAATTTTCAGCACTTAATATCGCTTCATATAAATCAGTTGATATAGAATTACCTTTACTATTTAGTTTATTTACAATTCTACTTACAAAGTTATGTGCTTCGTCTACAATAATAGTACTATTATCAAAAGGGTTCATATCTGGCGAAGTTTTATAATGTTGTACCCATGTCTTTCTAGTTATACCATTATAATTAATATAACGATATTTTGCCATAATCATTAGTTCAATCTGTTTATCAATCACTTCTCTGTTTTGTATTGAAAGCGAATCAAAATTAGGTTCTTTATCTGTATTTACCATCCAAATACCTCTATTTTTTTCTACAAACTGAACTATTTTATTACTCTTACTTATAGTAGGATCTATGTTTAAAAGAGAGAAAACTGTTTTTTTCTTCTCTATTGTATCAACCGATTCGAATACCCAATGATTATTTTTTCTAAAAATTTGGTCACCACAAAATTTCATTTGAGTTCTATAATTCGCTTGTAAAGATGCGGGTGTAACAATAAATATTTGTTTTGATGTATACATTCCTTCAATCATAGAAATAGAGCTACATGTTTTACCTGAACCTAAACCATGATATAACAACAATCCTCTATAAGGAGTATACGAATTTAAATATCTTTGAACAATCAATTGATGAACCATCGACTTGAAAGAAGTCTTTTGTTTAGAGAAACAATTTTCTTCTTCTTCATCATCAAATTGAATAGACACCATTTGTTTTCTTATTTGATTAATAAAATTAATTCGATTATTTAAATAATAAGGCTCTATTTTTAATTTAGCCTTTTCAACATAAGAACTATATTTTAATATTAAATCATCATCGAAATCAATGTCAGTAAGTAAAGTTTTTTTAGCTGGTTCAGCTACACCTACACGTTTATTTGTAATATTACCAAGAACTGTCTTTCTACCTTTTGTTGGTTTAAGTATTTCATCCTTTAATTCTAAAACTATTTCAATGCCTAATTTTTTAGGAGTTTTTATGATAGTTCTTTTGACTGGATTTCTAAATTCATTGATAAAATGTTTTACATTTTCATCTAAATTAACATATATATCTACGTCTAAATTTATAGGTGGTCTTTTTGAAGGTATAACTTTAAATATATCTATTATAGACGTAGTCATACAATATAAAAAGAAATAATTAAACTTTATCTATTTTATTTAATGCATCCAAACAAGCAAGTTGTTCTGCCTTTTTTTTAATTTTATGAGAACCACTTCCTAGAAAGATAAAATTATATTTAAATTTTTTAATATTATCAAATGATTTTGCTTTTTCAAAAGGTATTGCACACGATTGATCTAATATATGAATGTTTCCAGATAAACATAAAAATACACCCATTGTAAATTTATTTTCTTCATCTTGATTCAAAATAATATAATCGGGTGTAGTTTTAAATTCTTTTTGAATTTTTACTTGAAGAATATTTTTATAGTTTGTATCGTTCTCTAAAATTTCATTCCAATCTACTATTTTCTCGTAAATAGATTCTACAAATAATTGACATATTTGAAAACCAGGTCCTACATTAAAATAACTTCTAAATAGTAAACTATCATCAGCAACATCAATATTATTTGCATCTAAAAATAATGCTCCTAGAAATGCTTCAAATAAACATCCTAATTTTTTATAATTATTTCGAATCTTCTTTTCTTCTGAGTTTTTTGATATTAAATACCATTTATGTAATCCCATTTTATAAGCAAGCTTACCAATATGGTCATTTTTTACAAGACTGATTTTTTTCTCTGTCATAAACCCCTCATCTGCTGTCGGGAATCTTTTATATAAATAAAATTTAGTAATACATTCTAAAATTCCGTCTCCTAAAAATTCTAGTCTTTCATTTGAATTAGATTTTAATTCTACACAATTTAATGGTCGAGGAGGTAATATTACTTTAGTTTCATTAGTAGAATTTCCATTATTCAAATTTGAAAACGTTGGCGTTACATAAGAACGATGAATAAACGCTTGTTTTAATAATTGTGGACTATTAATTTTGTAATATACATTATATGATTCTAAAATTTTTACTATATCATATAATGTGATTTCAATATTATTTTCATTATAGGGACTTACTAATTCATCCATTTGAGCTTATTGTATAAGATATAAAATATATTTTTAAATAATATATGGATAAACAATATATTCAAATTAGGGATATTACAGGGTTGGATAATGTTGTAAATAATGTAAACACAATTATCAACAATTTAACATATGGTCCTTTAACATTTGCTTCTGGTATATGTTATAATACTTTAAGTATAGGTTATAAAACACAAGTTATGGATCCATCTTATGTATTAGATATATTAGGAACACTTCGATTAACAGATACTGCATATTTATTAGGAAATATATATGCAAACAGAGAATTAAATGTATCGGGTAATACACATTTAAATAATAATACATATATTTCGAATAATTTAAATGTTAGTGGAATTACAAATTTAGTTGATTTAACTAATATAAATAATGGTTTAAATGTTACTGGTAATGCATCCTATAATAATAATATATATGTTACTGGTAAGTCATATTTATATGATGACGAATTTCTATCTAAAAATTTAAATGTAAATGGAAACATGTCTGTTATGTCAAATATGTCTGTAAACCAAGGGTTATATGTATATGGAAAAACTTATTTATATAATGATGCATATTTAAATAACAATTTAAATGTATACGGAAATGTATCTTTACATTCAAATGTATCTATAGATAAAAATTTAAATGTTTCCGGTAAAACATACATGTATGATGATGTTTCTCTTAATAACAATTTATATGTAAATGGTAATACATTAATTAAATCCAATATGTCAGTAAATCAAGCATTAAATGTTTATGGTTACACTACATTGTATAATGATACATTAATAACACGTCCATTATCAGTAAATATGGATGGTACTTTTAATTCCAATTTAAATGTAATAAATAACTTAAATGTAAGTGGTAAATCTTATTTAAATAATGATGTTTTTTTATATAATAAATTAAATGTATCTGATAACGCTTCATTCAACTCAAATGTATCTGTATTAAAAAATTTTAATGTTTCTGGGAAATCTTATCTATATGATGATGTTATGTTGAATAATAATTTATTTGTAAATAGCTCTGCTAATATTAATTTATTAAATGTTTCTAACAAATCAAATTTTTATGATAATGTTTTTATGAATAATTTATTAAATGTATCTGATAACGCGTCATTCAACTCAAATGTATCTGTATTAAAAAATTTTAATGTAATTGGTAATTCAGTTTTTGTTAATAATGTTTCTCTCTATAATTCATTAAACGTATCCGGCAAAACTTATCTTACGTCTACATTAGATACATACAATGATGCTGTATTTCATACAAATGTATCTATTTTAAAAAATCTAAATGTAAATGGTTCATCTACATTTTATGATAAATTAGATGTATATGCTAATTCTTCATTCCACAATAACACAGAGATAATTGGTAATCTAATCGTAGATAGTCCAGTATATTTAAATAGTAATTTATCTGTAAATGGTGATCAATATATGTATGGAATTAATTATTTACAGAATAAATTAAATGTAAGTGATATTGCTACATTTAATTCCGATTTGATAGCTATAAAAAATGTAAATAATCTTGCCTATACAAATATATCAAATGGTTTAAATGTTTCTGGTAATGTATCATTTAAATCAAATTTATATATTACTAATAACTTATTTGTAAAAGGAACAACAGAATTAGATAATAAATTAGATGCATTAGAGAACTCTTCTTTTCATAAAAATATACAAGTATATAATGATATAAATGGTTCGAGTAATCTTAATTTAACTGGCATTTTAAGTGTATATAATAATACTAGTTTATATTCAAACCTTTGGGTAAATAATGATGTTAATGTAAATGGTAATTTATCTGTTAAAAACATAACAAATACATACAATAATGTTTATCATCATGAAAATATTTCTCTCGATAAAAATATATATATTGTTGGAAATTCTATATTATACGGAAACGAATATTTATATAATGATTTAAATGTTTCAGGAATTTTAAATATGAATAATAATACAAATTTAAATGAAAATTTATTTGTATGTAAAAATATTAATCTTAGTGGAAATCTAAATATATCTAATAATTTAAATATAAGTGGACAGAGTAATTATCATAACACAATAAACTTAGATTCAAATGCTCCAATTTATTCAAATGCAAGTATAAATACAACTCATAATATAAGTGTTCGAGGAAATTCATTCTTTTACTCACCTACATTTATTAATTCATCTATTAGTGTAAGTGATTATACTATATTAAATTCAAGTTTAATTGTAAATGGCATTACAAACCTAAACAATGACTGTTATTCTAGAACAAATCATTATATTACCAATAAATTAAATGTATCCGGTAACGCTTCATTTCATAATCTTGTTTCGATTGATAATAATTTATATGTAGAAAATTCAGAGATAATACAAAATCATTTAACTGTAAATGGAAATGTTTCTGTATATGGAATTACTAATTTTAATAATACTATGAATTCAAATGGAGTTACAAATTTAATGAATAATGTAAATATATTAGGAAATAATCTTGAGATTGGAAGTGATTCCAAAAAAACAATTGTAACTAATGTTTATGGACCTTTTTATGCGAAATCTACCGCAAATATTGATGGAACAACAACATTAAATGGTGATACCACATTAACAAAAACATTACATTTGAATGGTGCTGGAAATACATTAACGGTTGATGGTACTGCAACAATTGCTACATTAAATTGTGCCCAAATACAACCAATTCAAGGACAACCGCAATTTAATAATAATATGAATCAAATGACTATTAAGGATTTTTATTATGCTGATTATGATTCTAATGGAAATATAAGTACATTATCACAACTTGCTGGATTCGCTTTATTTAATTCAAGTGCAACATTTCACAGTAATTTATTAGTAGAATCTCAATCAAACTTATCAAGAGATAGTTCTATACAATTTGGAGGTCTAAGTAATATAAGTAGTGACTCTATTAAATATAACTCGTTTACTTATGGAAATTTAATACACGATGGTTCTATAAAATTAGGAATTGGAAATTCTAAATACGGTAATACACCAACTACGTTTGATTTAAGTGCAAATTCCGCTGTGAATAGTATTGGAATTAATTATAATGGACCTATTAATATTGGAAATACAACACAAAATACAATTAATTTAAATTCAAATAATTTTAACACAGATTTAACTGGTGGTCTTTCCGGATTAAAATACAAAGGGACTCTTAATATATCTTCTAGTAATGCTAATATAGATTTTACGGGAGGAACAACTAATATAGATTCATATAACTTAAATATTGGTAAAAATATACCAATCGCTTTAAATGTTCGTGCAAATAATGGTACTAGTGCTACTGGTATAGAATATGACGGCCCTATTAATATAGGTAAAAATGTTCCAACTAATAATTTTAATGTAAATGCTATAGGTACAATTAATTACAATGGATTAATTAATGTTTATAATCAACTTCGCATAAAACCAGGTGGTTCAATTGTAGTAGAAGCATCTGATAATGCAATTACTTATTTACAGACCGAAATTAGAATGACGGAACAAATTAACGTAAGTAATGATGGTACTGGTCCAGCAATGACTGTAAATCAATCAGACACAACATATCAAGATATAGCACAATTCAGAGATAAAAATGTTACAGTTTTAGCAATTGGTTGTGATGGTGATACAAGAATGTCAGGTAAATTAAGAATTGGATATAATAACTTCGTATATGATCCACATACAAATGATATACCTAATACTGATTATGATTTAAATGTATCTGGAAGTGGTTTTTTTGGGGGTAATATATTTTTAAATGGAAATGTTACTGCATTGTCTGATATAAGAATTAAAACAAATCTAGAACCTTTAACAAATTGTGTCGAAAAAATAAAGAAAATGAATGGTTATAAATACGACCGTATTGATATTAAACAACCAGATAATATTGGTTTAATTGCACAAGAAGTTGAGATTGAATTTCCTCAATTAGTTACAAATCATGGTAAAATTAAATCAGTAAATTATCAATCATTCACTGCAGTTTTATTAGAATGTATTAAAGAATTAGAACAAAGAATATCTATATTAGAGAAAAAATAAAATATTATATTAAATTATAATGACAACTAAAACTAGCAGAATTCAATCTTCAATTAACAGAGCAGATGTATGTAGCGAAGGAGGAAATAAAAAAGCCGGACTTGTTCCATCGAACGAATGGAATGGTATTACTAGTCAACACGTTAAAATTAAAGGTGTAAGCAAAATGCCAAATTTTATTCGCAGATGCTGTGCTGATTATCCTCATGTAACTACTCGATAAAAATGTTATAATCAACATAATTTAAAGAATTTAATCTATTTTAATGAATATATTAGATAATGATTAAAATAGATTTTAGAGAAAAATCACTTTTTAGTGAGTGTGAAAAATTAAAAGAAAAATATCCTAAAATTAATTTCGAATTTGCAAATCTATTTTTAGGAGATATGCAAATTGATAAAATTTTAATTGAAAGAAAAACATTAACTGATTTAGCAGCAAGTATTAAAGATGGACGTTATATTGAACAATCCTTTCGTTTAAAAGAATCTATGAAAGAAGGATATATTGTTTACTATTTTATTGAAGGAAATTTATCTACATACAATAGCACAACTATTAAAAGAGAAACTATTATAAGTTGTTTATATAGTCTTACAAATAAAGGTTTTTTTGTTATACAAACATCAAATGTTAAAGATAGTGCTTTATTTTTGATGCAATTTACTGATAAAATTATGAGAGACAAAGAAAAGAATAAAAAAAATACAAAGGAAACAAAGGAAACAAAGGAAACAAATGAAAATCAAGAAAATAAAATAAATGAAAAAGCAGAAGAAAATACACAAGAAAATGCACAAGAAAATACACAAGAAACTACTTATGAAGAATGTAGTATTATTAAACAAAAAAATAAAAATATAAATAAAGATAATATATGCATTTATATGTTAAGTCAAATACCTGGAATTAGTTCCACAATTTCTACTGTATTAATGAATCATTTTAAACATTTAAATAATTTAACAAAAGAATTAAATAAAAATTCAGAATGTTTAAATGAATTTACTTACGAAAAAGATGGTAAAAAACGTAAATTAGGAAAAAATATAATTCAAAATTTAAAAGAATATTTAATTTTTAATAATTCAGAATAAATTTTACATTAATCCTAACGTCATTACACCGGGGTTACCTTGTGTTTGATTATATGGATCAAATGAAGGGTATTGACCTCGATTAAATACTGGATGATTTATAAGATTATTTATATGTTCTGGGTTTTTGGTCATACTATTTTCTGGTATTCCATATTCTAATCCTCCATGCGTAGGATCTATATAATTTGGTTTAATTTCAAATGATTTACAACCATCCGCAGAGTATACATGTTCTAAATGTAGAATAGGACAAGATGAACTTGTATTGCGTAGCCATTCTAAATACGATTTATACTCTTCTAAATTGTTTAATTTAATTGGATTTACACCAGCTATTTTCTCTTTCTTTGGATCAAATACATAAATATTTTTACCATCTCTAACCATCATTGTTGGACAATGATTACTAATAAAATTTTCTTGTTTATTTTCAAGTGGTTGTTTTGCTACAAATATAGCTCCCCATATAAACATAACCAACGCAAATACATATATAATTATATTTTTGACATTTTTTTTCATTTTTAATATAATTATATATTATAATTATGCCCAAAGTACAAAAGATAGAACCACAACAATATCCAGAAGCCGTTAGAAAACTTAGAGGTTTTACTGGTATTATTTTAGTCCATCATCCTAGTTGCGGGCATTGCATTAATTTACGTTCTGATTGGGAACAAAGTAAAAAACAAACAAATCCTCGAGTTCAAATCATGGAAATTAACGGTGAAGGTATGTCAGAGAATCCAATGATGGCAAATAGTGTTGCTGGTAAAAATACAGAAGGATTTCCTACTATTATGGGTCTTCGTAATGGTAAATTAGAGTCTAAATTTAATGAAGAAAGAACAGTTCCTAATATGGTAAAATTTGCAAATAAATTCATAAGTGGAGCTATACAAACAATTAAAACCATTAAAAAATCGAAAATAGGTAAGACAATAATGAAAAAAAATAAAAAAACATATCAAAAGAAATCTAGAAAAACTAAAAAATATACTAGAAAATAATAAAAAAATAATAAAAATAATAAAAATAATTTAAGATTTATTGACTACATTAAAATAATTAGATAAATATTATAATTAATTATTCTAATGTTTATTTAAATGACATACCGTCTTGTCGTAGATGGTTCTATGTTTTCTAGAAAAGGTGTTTTTAATGATAATTTATTAACTGCGACATTGAATACAAGTAGTATTAATGCTTTTGGAAATCCTAATACAAATTTATTTAGTATTGGTAATTATACGAAAACAGTTAATATTGGTTCTGCTACAACAATTATCAACTATACTGGTACACATATTATGAATGGCCCGGTGACTGTAAATGGAGACGCAACCTTTAATGGTGCATTTAACTTTAATGGTACATTTATTTATCCAAATAGTTTTGATTTTAAAACAAATTCACAAAATATATCTTTTGGTTATAATCAAAATGCTGGGACAACTATTAATTTAGGTAATCAAAATATTCCTACCTTAAATACAAATATTTATGGTAATACTACTCAAATTGCTATCAATAATAATAATTTTGTTGAAGCAAATAGCATAACAAACTATGTATATTTAGATTTTCATTCTTGTAATACAGCTGGAACTAATTATGATGGACGAATATCATGCAATGGTGGTAATAGCACCACTGCTGGGCAAGGAACAATGAGTATTATAACAAACACTTTGAATTTACCGAATACAATAAAAGCAAATAATACTGGAAATTCCTTAAATTTATTTACGAATCAAACAAATGGAGGAACAGTAACAATTGGTTCAACAAATGCAAATACAATTTTACAAGGTTCAGATATAACTTTACCAAATAATATTTCTAGCACAAATAAAGGAAGTACTGTGGGTTTATTCACAGATCAAACTACTGGTGGTAATGTAACGATTGGTTCTACTAGTGCAAATACAACTGTACAAGGTGCTTCTATAGTATTATCAAATAATATTTCTAGCACAAATAAAGGAAGTACTGTAGGTTTATTCACAGATCAAACTACTGGAGGTAATATAACTATTGGTTCTAATTCTATTAATACTTTTATAAGAGGAATAAATTTATCAACACCGAATCAATTAGGTTCAATTAATATAAATCAAAACGTTAGTTTGTTTACTGACCAAAGTATAACCAATTCTACAAATATTTATTATGGAGTACCAAGAAAAACTTCACATATATTACGTAGTCAAAATACATATTTGTCATATAATACTAGTTCAATAACTGGTGTTAGTCCTTGTTTAGAAATGTATGCATCTGGTGACTGGTCTGGGATTGATTTTCATTCAAGTGACGCATCAATGTCTGATTATGACGCAAGAATTATAACTTATAGTCCAACAACTCCAGGAAGTCAAGGAACTTCTAATATGGCTTTAATGGCAAAAAATATAGGTATTGGAACTACGACACCTGCTTATACATTGGATATAAATGGTAAAACGAATTTTCAAGATATAGTTAGTTATTCTTTTAATAATAATTCGATTTATAATAATGCTACAATAGCATGGGTAAAATTAGGAAACTGGACTGCACCTGCTACCAATGGAGGGTATAGATTAAAGTTAATAATATTTGGTGACAATTCATATGATAATGGTGGAAATCCACTACAAGGAACGATGTCAGGTAATGAAGTTATAATATTTGCAACAATGTTAAATAACGCAAATACAGCAAACCCAAATATAAATGTAAAAATATCTATATCAAATGGTTCAAATCTACCATTGTCAAAAATAATTTTTGCACAAAATGGAACAAATAGATATTCATATGATATTTATGGATATTTTAATACATATACACAAACATATATAATTCCTTTGACTACATACAATTCAACATACACATCATATAATTCTACAGGAACCACACCTTCTACTACTCCTTCGTCTACAAATTTTGTATTTGATGTGCAAAATCCACTTAATGTTGATAATGTAACTGGAAAAGTAAACATTAATGGAGAAGTAAAAATTCAAGCGGCTATTTCGTATGGGTCATTAACTTTATCACCAACAACAAATTCTGGAGAAGCAGCAATTGGATTTTATCAAAATCCATCAAAAGGAGGAAAAATATGGTCAATTGGAACTGGAGGAACTGGAGGATTTGCAGATGATTCATTTGGAATTTTTAGTTCTACACTCGCAGCTACAACAAACGGAACTGTTATTATGTGTAAACCTTCTGGCAATGTAGGTATAGGAACTACGACACCTGCCTATAATTTAGATGTTAATGGAACCGTTAATTGCAATTCACTAAGAGTAAATAGTTTTTCGAATTTTTTAACAACACAAACCGCAGAAGTTACAACTACAACAAACGTAACAATGAGGGCATTCGCAACAAATTATCGAAATAGTGGAACAACCCCAATTTTTATAACATGTACTGTATGGGCAAAAGTAGCAAATGAAACATTTGAGGTTTATGCAGATTCATCAAGTTCACCAACTACAAAAATAATTTCTTTAATTGTTTATAGTAATTATGGAACATTAACTTTTATAGTTTTACCTTCATATTACTATAGATTAACAAGAAGTAATTCTGGTGAGATTCGTTCTTGGTGTCAATGGTCTTAGAACAAATAAAAAATATAAAATTGAAAGAACATAAATTCATCTTAATAATGTATCTTAATCAGAACAATGACAACCATTGAATGCAAGTTAGTTGATTTCGTAGTGAATGAATATTTCGATTCGTTCCAGATACAAATGTTTGGAATTGATGAGAAACGCAATACCTATTCAATTATTGTTAAAAATTATTTACCATTTGTTTATATTCGTCTTGCTCCTAGTTGGACACTATCAACATGTGAAGATTTTATTCAATTTCTAAAAACAAATGAAAATGCGAGTATTAAACGTTCATCACAAAATATTGTAAGTTATGAAATTGTTAAAAAAAAGGCGCTATATGGGTTTGATGGCGGTAAATACCATAAATTTCTCTTAATTAAAGCAAAAACAATGAGTTTTATTCATGCGTTAAAAAGTTTATATTATGATAAAGAAAAAGAACAAGTTGTTTCTTATACATTTGCGAATACAAAAACCCAAATTTATGAATCATTTGTTCCGCCATTATTGCGATTCTTTCATATTCAAGAAATCAGCCCTTCTGGTTGGATTCGTTTGAATGATTATTATTCAGTAAAAACAAAAAAAACAAAATGTAGTTTTGAGGTTGTTACTGAATACGAAAAAGTAATTTCAGTGAATAAAGATACACCAGTACCTTATAAAATTTGTAGTTTTGATATTGAAGCGAGTAGTAGCCACGGTGACTTTCCAGAGGCTATTAAAGATTATAAAAAAGTAGCATATGATATTGTATATTATCTAGAAAAGAATGTGGATAAAGAAGATTATCCATTTGTATTAAAAACATTATTATTAAATGTATTTGGAATAGCATCTAATATTTCATTTGATAAATGTTTTCCAAAAGAAAAAATGACAGAAACAAAGGTATTAGAAGGATATAAAAAAATGATGGCACTTAAGGTTAGTAAAAAAAAGGAAGTAGAAAATAAATTAAACTCATTCTTTAAAAAGGAAGAAGAAAAGAGAAAATTTCAAAATGAATCAAATGATTCTGGAGATAATGGTGATAATGGTGATAATGGTGATAATGGTGAAGAATCAGACGATGATAATGACAATAATTTAGAAGAAGAAGTCAATTATGGAACAAATGCAAAACATAACTTTAATACATTAGAAACACAATCAGATTTAATCGCTATGTTGACATCAAATAATATAGATACACCTGTAAAAATTATGTATTTAATGGATATTTTGGGTAATACATATCCTCCTTTAGAAGGAGACCAAGTAACATTTATTGGTTCTACATTTGTAAATTATGGTGAAGAAAAACCGTCATTACAGCATTGTATTTGTGTAAATTCTACAAATAAAGTTACAAAAGACCATGTATTAGAATGTTATGATACAGAAAAAGAAGCATTGTTAGCTTGGCGTAATCTAATAGAAAGAGAAGATCCAGATATTATTATTGGTTATAACATCTTTGGTTTCGATTACCAATTTATGTATGATAGAGCAAGCGAAAATGGAGAAGATTGTGTAGAAAAATTTATGAATCTAGGTCGTAATTTTGAATATAAGAAAGAATTAGAAGAATCTACTATTATTTTAGCATCTGGACCATATGAATTTAAAAAAATTCCAATGAGTGGAAGATTACAAATAGATTTATTGGTATATATGAGAAAAGAATTTAATTTGACATCTTATAAATTAGATTATGTTTCTGGTTATTTATTAAGTGACACTGTTAAAAAGTATGAGAATAATTATCAAAATCAAGAAAATATTTGTAGAATTTGGACAAAAAATATGAAAGGATTAGAGAAAGACGCATTCATTCATTTTGAAGTGATTAACCATTCAACTGATTTATATCAAAATGGAAAAAAGTTTAAAGTGATTCAATTAGAGAAAGATGGTTTTCTAATCGAAGGAAATTTAGAATGCAAAGATAAAATGACATGGGGATTAGCAAAAGATGATGTATCACCACAAGATATTTTCGAAATGACAAAACAAGGACCAAATGAACGTGGAGTAATTGCGAAATATTGTATTCAAGATTGTAACTTAGTTCATCATATCTTTCAGAAAGTAGATGTATTAACTACATTTATTGAAATGAGTAAATTATGTAGTGTTCCAATTAATTTCTTGGTAATGAGAGGTCAAGGTATTAAATTAACAAGTTATGTTGCAAAAAAATGTAGAGAAAAAGATGTATTAATGCCTTTAATTTCAAAAGGAAACCCGCGTGACGCATATGAAGGTGCTATTGTATTAGATCCAAAATGTAATTTATATCTTGAAGACCCGGTTGCTTGTGTTGATTATAGTTCTCTCTATCCTTCATCTATTATCAGTGAAAATCTTTCACATGATAGTAAGGTATGGACAAAAGAATTTAATTTGGATGGTTCATTAAAAACATATAATAATGGTAATCCAATTGTATGGGGTTATCGAGATGAAAAAGGAAACTTTATTTATGATAATTTACCAGAATATACTTATGTAGATGTAAGATATGATACTTATATATACGCACATGTTCCTGGAAAAAAGAAAATGATGAAAACATTAAATGGTTATAAGATTTGTAGATACGCTCAATATCCAAATGACCAAAAGGCGATTTTGCCATCTATTTTACAAGAATTATTAGCTGCTAGAAAATCAACTAAAAAACAAATGGAAAAAGAGACTGATCCATTTCAACAGAATATTTTAGATAAACGACAATTAAGTATTAAAGTAACAGCAAATAGTTTATATGGTCAATGTGGAGCAAAAACAAGTAGTTTCTATGAAATGGATGTTGCTGCTTCTACTACAGCTACCGGACGTAAATTATTAATTTATGGAAAGGAAATTATTGAAAATGTTTATGGTGATGCGAATGTAGAAACTAAATATGGACCAATGCATACAAAAGCCGAATATGTATATGGAGATACAGATTCAGTATTCTTCACATTTAATTTAACACAAGATGGTGTAAAAGTGCCACCACAAAAAGCGTTGGAAGTTACGATTGAATTAGCACAAGATGCAGGGCATTTAGCAACAATGTTTCTGAAAAAACCACACGATTTAGAATATGAGAAAACATTTCTACCCTTTTGTTTATTATCAAAGAAACGTTATGTTGGAATGTTATATGAATTAGACCCTACCCAATGTAAGCGTAAATCGATGGGTATTGTATTAAAAAGAAGAGATAATGCACCGATTGTAAAAGATGTATATGGAGGAATTATTGATATTCTAATGAAGGATAGAGATGTAAAAAAATCAACAGAATTTCTAAAAAAATGTTTATTAGATATTAGTGAACAAAAAGTTCCTATTGAAAAATTAGTAATCAGTAAATCATTACGTTCCTTTTATAAGAAGCCAGAACAAATCGCACATAATGTTTTAGCTGAAAGAATTGGAATTAGAGACCCGGGAAATAAACCATCACCAGGAGATAGAATTCCTTATGTATATATTCAAACAACTGGTAAAAAATTACAAGGAGAGAAAATAGAAACTCCAACATTTATTCAAGATAATAATTTGAAAATTGACTACGGGTTTTATATTACAAATCAAATTATGAAACCAGTCGTTCAAATATATACATTAGTTGTATATCAATTATTATCAAAGGGTGTAGCAAGTCGTTTAAAAATGCAACTAGAAACATTTAAAGATACATTAGAGCATGATAAATATGTAAAAAAAGAAATATCTCTAAAAGAGAAAGAGATTGAAAAGTTATTATTTGAAGATACACTAAGAATCGATAAGAATAAAAAGGCTGGAAATGTAGCAATTACAAATTTCTTTGTTAAAAAATAATATTAAATATTTAAATATTTAAATTATAATACCAACTTAATGAAGCATAATCAACACCGCTTGGTGTCATATTATCAACACTTGTAAGATTTGGACCATTCGAATAAATAGACCGTACTTCTTCATAAGATATTGCACGGTTACTATATTTTAAATTAGAAATATAACCATCGAAACCAAAATTCGAATCACCAATATAAGTATCATAATTATTTTGAACTGGTATATTATTTAATATTTTTTGTTTATTAAACACCCCATTAATATATACATTTGCTGTTCTGTTTTTAACAATTAAAGTACAATTTACCCATTTATCAAGGAAAATATTTTTTATAGTTATTAATTCTGCGAATTCTTTATCACCTGGTGTGTAAGTATTTAATGCGATAACAAGAGAAACCCCGCTAAGGTCTTGAGTAAAATTAATATTAGGTGCTATACCAGTACTATCATCATCTGCGATATAAGATGTTAAATACATGCCAGGCGAATTGTTAATAATTTGAGTATAAACTGTTTTACTATTAAGATCAAGACTTAAAGTATTATTCTCTGAATCAACACCTGTACCTTTTGAAAATATTTTATTATATCTAGTAGGCTCAATTGAATTTAAATTATTTACATAAAACCATACACTCCAAGTAAATTCAAGACCATCATTTTCATTAACAGATTTTAAAATGGCCACAGAATCTTTAATATTTGGATTTGAAGAAACTATTTTTTCTTTATTTGCATTTGTCATACCTTTAATTACATATACATCTCCACTAAACCCATGAATAAAACTAGTCATTATAACCATACCAATTTGAAATAAAAATATAGTCAGTATCAATATTAAAATAATAAATACAAATTTACTAAATGCAGTATTTGATTCAGAAAAGTTATTAATAAATGTAGACATACCTTGAAACCATTGAGAGCTTGATGTAGAATTAGTAATTTTATTTACTTTATTTGTTATTCCCGAAGAAATTGTATTTTTAATTTTAGTTGTAGTATTCATTACTTTCGCACCAATATTTTTAGTTTTAGACATTGCATTTTGAACTTGATTTGTTAAAGTATTAGATTTACTTTGATTCATTTATATATAAATAAGAATTTATAATTAAGTATTACATAAAATTAAATTCATTTGTTTTTTGTTGATCTTTGTAAAAGACTAAAGAAGCATTATATCTGTTCATAAAACTACCTAATAAACTGTCACTAAATCCATCAGTATATATTGTCCAACATTCTTGTGGAGTTAAAAACTTATTATAGAATCTAGCTCCGGAAATAGAACCATTAAAACCATTTGTAGAATTACCAAATGTAATATCATTTTGAGATGAAGGGGTTGCGGATGTATTTAATAGAGGAACACTTTGAACAAGTTTACCATTAATATATATATCAGCATTATTTGTGTCAACACATACAATAATATTTACCCATTTTTGAATACTTATATTTGGAATAGATACCTCTTGTGTTGAATAAGTGCTTGAAGAATTCTTCGTTGGAATTATTATTTTTATATCATTTAAGTTGGAATCTAATTTAATTTCAAAATTTCCAGTTGAATCAGTACCACGAGCATAAGATACTACATTTTTAACATTACCAAAGTTAGTATTCCAATCATTAATATATATCCATGTACTTATAGAATATCTCTCGGTGACATCACCTAGTTTCGATTTATTAATTGTTGTAGTATTCATTGCGGAAACTGGAGATTCAACCAAGTTATAATAAGATTTGAACATCGATAAACTCGATAATAATAAAATACCAAAAATTGCTACAAATACAATTAATATTATTTTAGCTCTACCTTGAACAGCATCAGTAACTACTAAATATGAACCTACTATGATAATTAAAATAACAACTATAGATGTAAAAGAGATTAAATCCATTTATAATAAAATAATATTTTATATTGGTGGATTTTTATTATGAAAATGTGAATAAATTTTTTCTATTTTATTTAAAGGTATTGGTAGTTCATAATATTTCATATTACATACTCCTCCTAAATTAGAGTTATTTTTCGATCCTACCAATAACATGTCATCATCATATAATTTTGGAACAATATTTTTATATGATCCAACTAAATTATTGTTAATAAAAAGATCAAATGAACCATAATTATAGTTCATCACAATATGATTCCATCTTTGATATAATATACTATTTGTTTTATATATAACATTTGTCTTTGAATTATTTTCTCTGTTATTTTGAATATTATTTATTTCAAGAGTTAATTCTTTTGTATCACCGTTATAATATAAAGATGGACGGTTTCCATAAGATATTATTATCTGTTTACCGTGTATTTCGTTGCTATTAATATACACCCAAAATGATATACCATAATGGTATAAATTTCCTAATAAGTTATTTTCAAATGTATATGAACCAGTTAAATCACCAGGTATTCCAGAAGCGGCTACACCAAGAGCTTTTGTATTATTTAAAATAAGAATAATTTTATCATAAATTGACATTAATTGAGGATTATTATAAATGATAGATAATATATATTCTTTTAAACTTTCCGGTTTTTTTTCTAATTCATTTATCTTTGATTTAATGTCCGGATTTTCAACCATTATACTTTTTATTAAATTTTGTTGCATTTGACTTAAAAAGTTTAATGAATTTATAACAGCTAAACTATCATCGCCTTGCGCAGTTGTAAAAGATTCATAAAATTTATTAGTTAAATTATCAGTAATAATTGTATATTTTTTATTGTAATTAATTTCATCTGAACCGAATGTTTTATTAATATTATAAGATACATCTGTATTATTTAATTGACTTGCTTGATTAAATAAATCTGTTTTGTTTAATATTTCTTGTGTCCATCGATCATAAAAAGGACGACTATTAAATATATCATCCATTAATTCTGTTTTAGTTTTTACGATAACATTTGTATTTAAATATAAAGGTTTATTGATTAATAATAAACCATCATAACTATAAATAATTTGATTTATAATCGGTATAAAAAAGAATAATAATATGTAAATCATTAATATAACAAATAATATCATTACAGTTGATGGCGTATCCTTGTAATCTTTTTTAAGATATTCAATCGTGTCTGATAATAAACAAGGGATATACAATATAAAATTTTTGATTAAATTCACATATTTATTGTTAAATGTATAATTTGATGTATATTGATTTAATATTGATAAAAGAATTATAACTAATCCAAAAGGAAACCAAAATGAATAACCTAATAAAAATGTAAAAAAATTTTTGATTCCCGAAAAAATAAAATACATAACAACTGAAATTGCTAAAAATATACCTAATATAATTAAAAGTTTAACTGTATGTTTTCTAAATGTATTTATAAAATCAATAAACCTCATATTATCATTTCTTTTGGTTATATATACAATAATGTAGATCAATATAATAAAAGTAATTAATAAATAAAATATTGTAAAAGGTACATAGCTACTTAATAATAATTTTGTAGGATATATCATAAACATCATTAGTCCTAAAAATAATACAAATAATAATATACCATATATAAAGATGTTAACAATACCATATTTCGATGGTTGAGTTGAAGATTGATTTAATATTTTTTTATCAATAGATTCTTTTTCATTGACCATTTTATGTTATAGTAAAGATAGATTTAAAATTTAAAAATTTTCCATTGTTGTTTTCTCTCCATGACAATTTCTACATAATGCTACTAAGTTCGAGACATCATTTGTTCCTCCTTGATCTAATCTCTTAGTGTGATCTACTTCAAACCATGCTGTTAACTGTTGTTTGCATTTACCACATTTCCAATTTTGATTTGCCGCGACAAATTTCTTTTTGCTTTCGCTTACACTTCTCTTAGAAGATGTTTTACCAGAAGATTGTATTCTCTGAATTGACCTTTGAATTGGGTCATTGTTTGTTTGTAAAAATGGTTGAAACATAGATTTTGCATTTCTATCTATAGGTGCAACTTCTAAAAACTGTTTTGCAGCATTTATTGACATATAGGCGTTATGTGGGTTTTTATTTGCTGTAACATAAAACCCTAAACCAACTAGTGCAATAAATAATATTTTATAATATTTTTTATGTGTTTGAAATGATTTAAATAAAAAATTTTCATGATAAGTATTATAAATTAATCCAGCAGTAATTAAAACAATAATTAGGTTTGTGTTCATTTAATAATTGTTTATTTTTTATTTATAAGATAATTATTAAATAATATAATTAAATAATATATGAATTATATATAAGTTATTTGTTATTCTTTGATAATAAATTTATAAATCAAAAAGAATAAAATAGATAAAATAATAAAAAATAAAATATGATGTGTTCTTTTTCTCTTATATTCTAAATCATTGTATGGATTATTTAATTCATTAATATATTCTGGATATTCTTTTATTCGAATACCTTCATTTGTTTGTATATGAAATGTTTTATAAATAAAATAACCATATTCATTCATTGATTTGGTTGAATCCCAATAACTTTCAATTGGATTATTATGAATAATATAAAATAAAATAGATTGATATTTTTCTTTAACAAAATAAGGAACTGCATAAATTAATTCTTTAATCTTTTTTCTATTTGGTTTAGAAGGTATATAATAAAAGCAAGCATATCTTAGATAATCGAAAATTACCTCATTATTCATTATGATATAAAGATAATTTAAAATACAATTTATACTATATTGAATATGAATATGAATAATGATTATAAAAAAATATATTTATGTAATAATTGCGGTGTTTATGGTCATCTTTATTATAATTGTCGCAAACCAATAACAAGTTTTGGAATTTTATGTTATAGAGTAACACCTGAAAATAGATATGAATATTTACTAGTACAGAGAAAAGATAGTTTGGGTTATGTAGATTTTCTAAGAGGTAAATATTCAGAATCAAATGATTATCAATTAAAAAATATAATTAGTGAAATCACAAAAAAAGAAAAGGAGGACATAATGAATTATTCATATAAAGAATTATGGAATAAATTATGGAATCGTGTTTCAGAAACATACGAAATAAAAAATGAGGATAAATTTAATTATATAAAAAATAATAAAAAACATTTATTTGATGAATTATGTATTTGGAATGAACCAGAATGGGGTTTTCCAAAAGGAAGACGTGATAAAAAAGAAAAAGATTTAGATACAGCAATTAGAGAATTTCAAGAAGAAACTGGATATTCGAGAGATGATATAAAATTAATAAAAAATTTAAATTCATTTGAAGAAATTTTCACCGGATCAAATTTAAAATCGTATAAACATAAATATTTTTTAGCAAAAATAAATTACGAAGCATCAATTTTTGATAAAAATTACCAAAAAAGTGAAATTGGTGAAATGAAATGGTTTTCTTATGAAGAATGTTTAGATAAAATACGCCCTTATAATTCCGAAAAAATAGAATTATTAAAAAATGTTCAATCATTGTTAGATGAAACTCTTATTTTTTAAACTTGTTATATATTAAGAAAATGGAAAATAGAACACTAGGAATATATCCTCATTTAAACAACACACAATTCCAAAAAAAAATTACACTAAAAAAAGAGTTTCGTTATAAATATGATGATACACTCGAACCTGTATCGGAAAAAGCGGATATTTTATGTAAAAAGACAAAAGATTTTGAATTAGCACCCCATCAAGAATTTGTAAGGAGATTTATATCAATTGATAATCCATATAATGGTATTTTATTATATCATGGTTTAGGTAGTGGAAAAACTTGTTCTGCGATTAGTATAACTGAATCATTAAGATCTTATTCTAGTTTTATACCTAACTTTAAAAAGATTATGATTGTTGCTTCTCCAAATGTGCAAGAAAATTTTAAATTACAATTATTTGATAAAAATAAATTAACTAATGAAAATGGTATTTGGAATTTAACTGGTTGTGTTGGAAATGCCTTACTACAAGAATTATATAAGTTTGATATTAATCGTTTATCTAAAGAAGATTTGATACAAAAAATAGAGAAAATAATAAAAGATAATTATAAATTTATTGGATATATTGGTTTAGCAAATTATATACAGAAAATGGTAGATAAAAATGAAATAAAACAATTAAGATATAATTTTGAAGGAAGAATTATAGTAATTGATGAAATTCATAATATTCGATTACAAGGTGATAGTGAAAGTAAATTAGTAGCAAAAAACTTATCTGATTTGGTAAAATTTGTAAAAGGAATTAAACTAATTTGTTTAACTGGAACACCCATGTATAATGACCCTAGAGAAATTGTATTTTTGTTGAATTTAATGAATTTAAATGATAAAAGACCGCCAATTAAGATAGAAGATATTTTTGATAAAAATGGGGAAATTATAAATAATGATAAATTAATACAAAGTGCAAATGGTTATATATCATATGTAAGAGGAGAAAATCCATATGTATTTCCATATATGATTACTCCAAAAATGTATGATGATCCAAATAAACTAACCTTAACAGATTATCCTAAATTTCAATTTAATGGAAAAGATATTACACAACCGATTAAACATTTAGATTTATATAAAACAAAATTATCCGACCTTCAAGAAGAAGCCTATAATTATATTATTCAAAAAATAATAGATCAATATGAAGAAAAAGGAAAAATGGAACATTTTGAATATATGGACTCATTAAGATATGAAGAATTAATGAAACCAATACAATCGTTAAATATTTGTTTTCCTACAGATAATCCAAGAGAACCATTTTCATTTGGAAAAGAAGGATTATCAAAAGCAATGCGTTTTAATTCTAATAAATCAAATTATGAGTATTTATCTGGACCATTAAAAGGAATGTTTACATATGAAAATATTGGAATTTATAGTTCAAAAATAAAAAGTATATTAGAACATATAATAAACTCAAAAGGAATTGTATTAGTTTATTCTCAATATTTGCCAGGTGGTTTGATTCCTATTGCATTAGCATTAGAAGAATTAGGATTTAAACGTTATGGAGATGATAAAAAATCTTTATTTAAAACTGGTGCAAAAATAAATAACGAAAAACTTAATGTATATAATTTACCTGGTTTTAATGAATCAGAACGTTCTAAAAATTCACAAGCATGTTACTCTATTATTAGTGGAGATAAAGGAATTAGTCCAGATAATAATGAAGAAATAGAGGCATTAACTAATAATAATTTAAATGGAAATAGAGTAAAAGTTGTATTAATCTCTCAAGCTGGTACTGAAGGGATTGATTTAAAAAATTTAAGACAAGTTCATATATTAGAACCTTGGTATAATTTGAATCGAGTTGAACAAATTATAGGAAGAGCCAGAAGAAATTGCAGTCATTCACAGTTAGATTTAAAAGATAGAAATTTTCAATTATTTATGCATGTAACTGAATTAAATGATAATGAAATAGAACCATTAGATATGTTTTTATATAGAAATGCAGAAAAAAAATCAATTAAAATAGGAAAAGTAACAAGAATATTAAAATCAGTATCGATTGATTGTTTATTAAATATGGGACAACAAAAGTTTTCAAATGCAGATGAGGAATTAGATATAGTAACAAGTGAAGGAAAGAAAATAAAATATTCAATTCGTGATAAACCATTCTCTAGTTTATGTGATTATATGGAAAATTGTAGTTATAGTTGTATAAATGAAGTTACTCCAGAAGAAGAAAAAAATAAAATTAATTCAACTACATACAAATATAAATTTACAAAGAATAATGGTTTAATAGATAAAATAAAAGATTTATATTTAAAACGTCATGTATACACAAAGAGAGAAATAATGCATTTATTAAAAAAAAATAAAAATATAACAAAACAAGAAATAGACCGAGCATTATATGATTTAATAGAAGATAGAATACCAATAGTAGATCGTTTTTTTAAGTTAGGTATTATTATAAATATATCTGATTTGTTTTTATTTCAACCAATTGAAAGTAATGATAAACGATTATTAATGTATGATAGACAAGTTCCTATAACAAGTAAAGTGACTGAGATACCATTAACATTAAAACGTAATTCTATAGAAAGAGGAGATAGAGAAATACAAGAAAGAGCTGAAGTAAAGAAAAATAAAAAACAAAGAAGTGAATCTAAGGGTGCCGAAGAAAGGGTTGTAGAGGAAAGATATGAAAATAATAATGAAATTGAAAATGAAAATAATGGTAAATCTAAAGAATCAAGAAATAATAATAATAATTCTATACCAAAAACATTACAATTAGTTAAAGAGCGTTATGATGAATGTATACAAGAGAACGAGTATGATAAAGATTCAATTAGTTGGTATAAAATATTTTTCAAGGTGAGGGATGAACTTAGAGAAAAAGGGTTTGATATAAGTGATGAAGATTTAAATAAATATGCATTAAGACATATTTGTGAAGTATTGGTTAAATCACAAGAAATAGAATTATTAAATTATTTATCAACAAAAGAAGATAACTTAAATGATTTTGAAAGAATGTTATATGATTATTACGAAACATTAATGATAGAACAAACGGTTGATGATATTACTTATAACGGAATATTTTTAGTAAATATTATAGGTAAAGATGGAGCAAAAGAAGAATTATACGTAAAAGACCCAATTACAAATAAATGGAAACCTGCATCATATAGTGAATTTAATATGTTTTTTAAACCAGATAAATCTGGTAAAGTAAATTTAAAACAAATATATTTAAAAGGTTTAAAATACAACAAATCAGTTGGTTTTATAGGAGTTCTTAAAGGTATATTTGAATTCAAAGAGAAAGAAATAAGAGAAGGTCTTAGAGCATCAAAAGGTGCTTCGGTATATAGTAAATCAAAGGAGCTTATTAATAAATTTATTAATAACGATATATTAAATGGAGATAATGTATTCACGAAAGAAAATACTAATAAAAAGGATAAATTACTTTTAACTATAATTGCAGAAATATTAATGAGATATTTTGATGAAACGGATGGAAACAAGAGATTCTTTTTGAACAAGTTTGAAATGACATTACATAATGATAATAGTAAGTAAGTAAATAAGTAAATAAAATTGATATAAAAATTATATAAGAAATAATTAAGTAAAATATGGAAATCTATACATCCACCGTTCTTGAAGAAGATATCATTGTTCCTTTTAATTATTTAAATAAACCCTTGAACAATTATTTCTTAGAATATTCTAAAAAATTTATTGAAGGAAAATGCCGTAAAGAAGGATATATTAAACAAAATAGTGCAACTATTATTAATATTTCAAATGGATTGTTAAAAGGAAATGATATATTCTATAAAGTAACGTATAAAGTGGATGCATGCTTACCAGATAAAGGTATGTTAATTAATTCGAAAATTAAAAATATAACAAAAATTGGAATTAGAGCAGTAGTATCCGATTATGATAATCCAATCATTTTGTTTGTAAGTAGTGAACATAACCCCGATAAAAATATGGAAAGTTATATCATTGGACAATCTATACTTTTGAAAATTATTGATTTTAGATTTGAATTATATGATGATTTTATTAGTGTAATTGCTGAAATTGTATAAAAAAACTAACAAATGTAAATAAAAATGTAAAATAAACAATAATTAAATAATATAAAGTTTTTTAATTACTTGTATTTAATATGCATTCGTTTAAAGAACTTGAAAAAATGTGTGAAATTATAGAAACATTTACCAAAGATGATCATATCAAGATATTAAAAATAATCCATGAATCAAATAATCATGGATCTATTAGTGAAAATAATAATGGTACATTTATACATATGGAAGATATAGATGATAATATAATTGAAGAAATTCAAAAATATATGGATTATGTTTTATTAAAAGAAGATACTATAAAAGAAGTAGAAGAAACAAAAGATAAATTAAAAAATGATATAAACGCATATATTAATGAATAATAGGAAATATGTTTAAAATTAGTGAGTTCGCACCATACTTCTCTAAAAATAGTTTTGACATTAAACCAGAAACAAAGATTTATTCTAAAAAAAAAGAAATAAATAAAAAGAAAGAAGATATTGATTTATTATTTTATACAGTTTATACTAATGTTAAATTAGTACAAAATGTGAATGACATATTAAAACAATATAATGAGAGAGATGAAAAAATAAAAATCGCAGAACAATTAGAACAGATGAAATTTAAAAATAAAGATGATATTATGAATAATATTATTTATGATAAGAGAATTAAACTGATCACATTAAATATGATATGTAAATTATTAAACATCAACCTTATTTATATATATGATAAATTATTTATTAGAATGAAGTATAATAATACAAACCCAATTGTAATAAATAATTTTTGTAAGATTATTGAAGATTTTGATTTAGAAAATTTAAATAATATGTTTGAAATAAATCTAGAGAAATCATTAAAATCAGTTTCATCATATAAATTAGGTGAATTACAAGAAATTGCAAAAAAAATGGATATAACAATTGATAAGAAAAAGAAACAAGATTTATATAATGAAATAAAAGAATATTTGAATAATCATCGTTTTAATTGATTTATTAAATATCTAAATAATAAATCAAATAGTAATCAAATAGTAATCAAATAATATAATAAAATAATAAAATTGAATTAATAATAAATACATATAATATATTATATATTATGGAACAAGGAATGAATCTCAAAACTACTTTCTCTGTTTATGAAAAATTATTGAAAACAAAGTTTGATAGTCGTTCTCAAAGTTCTATGGAAGAATATGATATTCGTTCATCTAATTCTAACATAGAATACGAAGTTCGTTTTAAAGATATTAAAAAGCTTGATTTCGAGCGTGTTTACAAATATTTATTAACAAAAGGTTTTGTAGTTAAAACTGAACAATATCAATTAAAAATAGGACATACATTAGGAGAGGAAAATAGCAATGAATCTAAAATTAGATGTCAAGTAAATGATTTAAGTGAAATTAAAGATTTCTGTAATAAAAATGTTTTACCTGAAACAACTGAATATTTGTTCAAAGAAAAATTTATGAAAGAATATCCTAGATATTATGATAATTCTGATTATGGTTTTAGAGTATCTATACAAAAAGAATTTACAATTAGTGTAACAGATCCAAAAGTAGTTGAATTAAATAGTAAATGGAAAAGTTTAGATAAAATGTTTCGTTATATGAATCGTGTTACATTAGTTCATCCTCAGATTCAATCAATTGTTGTAGATTTCAGTACTGTAAAATCGATTAAAAAGGATGGTCAATTAGTAAAAGAGAAAATATTCTCGTCAAGTAGATTATTTGAAGAGGAAGAAGAATATGAGCTTGAAATTGAATTAGTTAATCTTGAATACATTTATTCTAATTTACCAGAAGTGTTCCTAAATTTGAATAAAACAATTAAATATATATCTTCTGGAATTCAAGATAGTAATTTTCCTATTCCTTTTTCAGAACAATTAAAAATTTCTTCAGAGTATAAGAAAATCATTACACAATCTAAAAAAGATAAAGAACAATCTGTATCGAGATTACCAGAAGAAAATATTAATTTACAAAGATTACTTCCTTCTTCAATGTTTATAGGTCCATCCTCATATACACTTCAAAAAATAAATTTAATCGATTCACCAACAAATAGCGAACCATGTATTATGAAAGATTTCTCTGTTACAGATAAAGCAGATGGTGAAAGAAAAATGTGTTATATTTCTTCAAATGGAAAAATATATTTTATATCCAACAATATGGAAATACAATATACTGGTGCAATATGCCAAGAACCTAAATTATATAATTCATTAATGGATGGTGAATTTATTAAAGAAAATAAATTACATGAAAGAATTGATTTATATGCAGCATTTGACTTGTATATTTATGCTGGTAATGAAATTAGAAACATTCCATTTATACAAGAATCTAAAGTAGAGAAACAACGAAATAGATATTATTATTTAAATGCTTTAATAAATGGTATGAATGTAAAATATGAAACTGAAAAAGATAATGTAAAAATTGTAACAAAGAAATTTTATACACCAGATGATTCAAAAAATATAATGAAATGTTGTTCAGAATTATTTAAAACAATTGAAAAAGCTGGAATATATGAAACAGATGGTTTAATTTTCACTTCAAATAGTTTGGGGGTTGGATTAGAACCAGATAGAAATTCGATGAAAGATATTAAAAATAGTCGTTTAACATGGCGTTATAGTTTTAAATGGAAACCACCAGAGTTTAATACGATTGATTTCTTAGTTAAAATAAAACAAGTAAATAGTAGAGACGAAATTTCATATATTATATCTAATACTACACAAACATGTATTCCTTATAAATGTTTATATTTATATGTTGGTTATGATGAACAAAAGCAAGGGTTTATTAATCCACAAAAATTATTAATGGAAGATTTTGTAATACCAAAACTTAGAGAAGGTATTTCCGGTAACACATATAAACCAGTATTATTCTCTCCAACAAACCCTACCGATTCACAAGCACATTTATGTTATTTACCTTTAATCGATGATGCAAAATTATTAACAAAAGATAACGATCTTATTGAAACAGAGATGGTTGTAGAATTTGCATATGAATTTAATGAAGATAAACGTTTTAGATGGGTACCATTAAGAGTAAGATATGATAAAACAGCAGAATACAGAAAATTTCATAATAAATTTGGTAACGATTTTGTAGTTGCAAATAGTAATTGGTTAACAATTCATAACCCAATTTCTAAAGAAATGATTACAGATAAAAATTTAAAATTAACAATGGAAGATGTTGAAATTAAAGATTTATACTATAATAGAGGTACTGGGGTTATTTATACAAATAATCTAAGAAAATTTCATAATCAAAAAGTTAAAAAGTTATTATTTGATTCTGTAATTAATGGAGTTACTGACTGCAAGTTAATTGACTATGCTGTAGGAAAAGGAGGTGACTTGAATAAATGGATTATGAATAAACCTAAATTTATATTTGGAATTGATATTTCCAAGGATAATATACATAATAGTAAAGATGGTGTATGTTCTAGATATTTGGGGTTAAAAAGACAAAATAATGATATATTCAAAGGAATGTTTATTCGAGGCGATTCATCTAAACTTATTAAAACTGGAGAATTTGTAAAAATAGATGATGATGATGAAGAAGAAAAAGTAAGTATGAATGTAATGGAACAAGTGTTTGGATTAAAGGAGAAAACAAATCATTTTGGAAATTATGTTGGAAGCTTGCATAATATTGCGATTAAAGGGTTTGATGTTGGGTCTATTCAATTTGCGTTACATTATATGTTCAAAGACGAAGATTCTGTAAATAATTTTATGAAAAATTTATGTGATACTATTAAAGTTGGAGGAACTTTTGTAGGTACATGTTATGATGGACATAAAATATTTAATATGTTAAGTAAAACTGATCCAGATCAAAGTATTGAGATTTATAATAAAGAGAAAACAACCAAAATATGGTCTATTAAGAAAAAATATTTTCAAGAAGAGTTTTTAGATGATGAATCATCGTTGGGAATGACTATATCAGTTTATCAAGATAGTATTAACCAAGAAATAGAAGAATATTTAGTTAATTTTACTTATTTCTCTAGATGTATGATGTTATACGGTTTTGAAGAAGAAAAATTATTACCGGGAACAAGTGATTTGCCGGGAACCGGTAATTTTGAATTAATTTATAAGAGATATGGAGGTGATTCTAAATTCGGTAAAGATGCGTTAACTGATAAAGAAAAACAAATATCATTCCTTAATAAATATTTTGTATATAGAAAAGTACGTTCAGTTAATTCTGATATGGTATATAATAAATTATTACATAAGGTAGATGAACAAGAAACTTATCTTAATAAAATAAGTACTCCTATCAAATTGAATAAGCAAATTATATTAACTATGTAATCATAAAATTATTCAAAAGATAAATAAAGAGAATTCATATTATTTAAATAGTGTAATAATATGAATAGTTATAGTATTAATGAAACGATACATTCAATTACAGAAAATAATATTAAATTTTTATTAGACAGTTCTATGAATTATTATAATGAAACATTACGAAGATATATACATAATATTAAATTAGAAATAGATAAATTAACAGATGTATGGGATAAAAATAAAAAATATTTAAATCAATATGAATTTATTAATACTCAATTTGATTTTAACACACCTATTATATGTACTTATAAACCTATATCACGGTCATTTTTTAAAATGATTGAAATGATAAATTCTTATAATTTTAATTTTTCAAATGAAAAAATAAATAGTTTTCATCTTGCAGAAGGTCCAGGCGGATTTATCGAGGCATTAGCTTATACACGAAAAAATAAAAATGATACATATTATGGTATGACATTAATTAATGAAAATCGTGATGTTCCTAAATGGACGCGTTGTGAACAAAATTTAATGAAAACATATAATATTGTTATAGATTCTGGTATTGATGGAACTGGTAATTTATATCATTTAGAAAATTTATTATATGTAAAAGAAAAATATTCACATAGTATGGATTTTATTACAGCAGATGGAGGGTTCGATTATAGCTTAGATTTTAATTCACAAGAGGAAAATTCATTGAATTTAATTTTTGCTGAGATATGTTTTGCTATTGTAATGCAGAAAAAAGGAGGTAGTTTTATTATTAAAATGTATGATACATTTAGTTCAGGATCAATGGAACTTATTTATTTGTTATCATATTTATACGAAGAAATAATTGTAACAAAACCTTCGCCAAGTAGACCAGCAAATTCTGAAAAATATTTTGTATGTTTGAATTTTCAAATGAAACCAAATACAGAGAAAATAATTGGAAAAATAATTGAAAATTATAATTTAATTCAATCAAGTAAATTTACAAATATAATACATACTCCATTATCAAATCATTTTTTAGATAAAATGAAAGAGATTAATGCTATTTTTGGACAATCTCAAGTTGAAAATATTCACTCTATTTTATCTTTTATTTATGATAAAAATAACAACAATTCTGAATATTTAGAAAAAATAAAAAAATCACATTTAAACAAATGTATAAAATGGTGTAAAAAATATAATTTACCTATTAATGAAATTTATAATATTTTTTAGTTTGGTTTAGTTTAGTTTTATTTTTGATCAATAATAGAGTAAGAACCATTCATTCTATTATATTTAATACAACGATTATCTTTAACAAAGAAATTACCATTATTTAATGTAGTTTGAGATGTTGCAAAGTTTTTAAAATTAACCTTATCATTGTTATTTACATCTTTCATTAAAGTCATATATTTTGTCATATTTGTTCTTCCAGAAGATGTTACACCTCCTTGTTGGTGAAATCTTATATTACTTGGTTTAAATGTAATTCTATTACATACATTTGGAACGTCAGTTGTAGGTTCTACACCTAATGCGCTTTTAAAAGTATTTGTAGATATATTTTTACCTAGTGTTTGATTTTGTTCAAATGTTTTAACTCTTTTTTGTAAATATTCACTATGAGTTGTCGAATATTTTTTACTTATAATTGTACCAGCTGAACGAATGATACGATTTGTTCCACCAATACATTGATTTCCATTTTTTATGCCATCACAAACGTTTTCTTTTAATTGTTCTAAATAAATATTTTTAGAATCTCCTTCACAAGAATTATGAGTAACAACTGTAGTAGGTTGATTTAATAGATTAATAGTTATATTATTTTTAGAAGTAGACGAATTTGGATCTAATTGTCTTCTCCAAATCTTTAATGGTCTTGGTAATTTTTTTCTACATATTGGTAAGCTTGTTCCTCCGGTACATGTCACATTACCTGTAATAGTTTTTTTTTCAAATCTGTCATAGTAATTATAAGTTCCAGAATCAACCGGTAATAATAAAGTTTTTGTTTCAGTTTGAGGAGTTGTTTGTATATATGTTGGATACGGTCCCTTTATTTTAAAAAGATTATTAATATCCTTATTTGTAATGGGTCGACTAAGAGTTGGATAAATTAGTTTTACAACATTTCCTTTTGCTTTAGAATCATTTGTAGAAGTAAAAATCATTCTATATAAAAATACTATAAAATATATAAAATATATATGTTGTTAAATATTATATTAGTGATCATTATATTATTTTTTATTTATAAAAATTTAAAAGTAAAAGAATCATTTGATTATAATGTTATGTTTGTTCAATCAAATATATCAGAACCAACTTGTAGTAGTGATTTAACTAATTGTATTAGTAGTATATCTAATGACATGAACGCAATTTATAGATATACTGATAATAATAACTTCAAGGCAAAACAATCGGCGTATAGTGTTTTAAAACCATATTATCTTTTTTAAATTTTTCAATTTTTTCAAATATTTAAATAATTTAACATAATTTAGATATAATATATAAATATGAAACTATATATATTATTTTTGATCTTATTAATTATTTTATTTTTCATTGTATTTTTTATAAAATCAAAAGAAGGATATACAGAACCGTCTATAATAGATTTAAATACACAATGTAATGGATCTCAATTGTATAGTTATAAAAATAATGGATTGAATAGATGGTATACAAATACTGATGTAAGCAATATATTAACGAATATAATAAACACGAGTTTTGATTTAAATAAATGCTTAATAGTAAATCCATTAAAAAGATTTCATAAAAAAGATCAAATACCTAATTCACAATCTATTGAAAAAGTACCATTTGGAAATACTAATCTCTCTGTAGATAATATAAGATTAATGGATGCATGTGATTTTTATAGTGGATATAATCCTATAACCCAACAGAAATGTATTGAAACGTTTATAAATGATTTAGAGAAAGATTATACAAAAGAATATCAAAAACAGTTATCATATGATGATAAAATATATTTAACAATATGTTCAGCATTATTTGTTGGTTTAATATTTAGTTTATCCCAAAAATATAATATTTAATTAATTGAAATTAATCATTTGTCTTACTCTATCTTTAAGACCACTATCAACACCTTCTATTCCTCTTCCCATGCTTTGTATTCCTTGTGTCATTCCTTGTTTCATTCCTTGCATCATTCCTTTACTCGAAACTGCTTTTCTAGTTCCAGTATTCATTATTGGATTAACTTGGGTTTTAGTAGAATGTTGTTTATCATATAACCCTTGTTCTTTTAATTTTTCATATATTCTATTTTGATTTATCATATCATTTATATCTGTTATACTTAAATGTTTATTAGGATCATTTCTAATTTCAGATGTGCTCATAAATATGCTCATATAATCCATTATTTTATCTACTAAATATGATGTTTTTGGTAAATCTGGATTATATAATGCTTTTTTTCTAAATTCTTTTAATTCTTCTTCTCTTTTTTGTTTATATAGTAACTCTATTTTTTCAATTAATTTATATTTACACATCAAATCTTTAAACATTTTAACTTCATTTGAAGATATTATTTTTTCAAAATTTATAATTTCATCTTCTTTTTCACCATTTTTTTTTGGGGTTGGAATAAATTTATAATCAACTTCTTGTATTAAACGATTTACATCATAACTTCTTGTATTTATTTCATTAAAATATAAATCTAATAGTTTTTTTTCAAATTCTTTTTTATTAGGTTCGTTATTATATTTAACATTTCCGTATACTTTTATTAAAAGATAAAAGAGAGAATTTATCATATTATGTAAACTTATTCCATCTGAAAAAAATGAATACATTCTTTTAATTATTTCAAAAAAATTATTGTGTAATGTACAATCTTTACATGGTGCCTCTGACGGATCAAAACATTTTTGTAAATCGTCATCATCAAATTCACTTTTAGTTATTGTTGATTTTAAACATTGTTTAAAATTTTTTAAAGTTAATTGTGATATATTTATAGTATTCTTATATTTATAAGGATTTTTTACTCGTATTATTGGTAATGGGTTATAATATGTAGGAACGGTAACGTTATCACCAATACCCATTAATTTACGTTCTTGTTCCAAATAAACACTACATTTTTCAGATTTTTTAGGTAATCCTTCTTCATTAGTTCCAAAGATAGTATTAAATAGTATCAATGTTTTTAATAATACAGTCGAATCAATCTTTCTCATATATAGTTCAAGTGTTCTAATTCTATCATCATCTAATACAGGCATTTGATATATAGAATTCATTATTTGTCTTCCATATACACTATAATCTCTCTGTAATAATTCTACCGATTTGTCTAATGGATATTCTATTTTTGATTTTAAAAAATTTACAACTGTATCTTTTTCATTTGGTAAATATCTATTCTTATAATATTGTTGAAATTGTGAAGGACCTGTATCATATCTATTTCCTGTTACAAATCCAATGCTTGCTCTTATTTTTCCAGATGAATCTACCTTATTTATTCCACTTTTTAAAGTTTGTGATGGGGATATTGATTTAAAATTTTGAAATTGTTGTTGTCCTTTTAACAAAATTCCTTGAGTATTATTTACTTTTTCATTTACTGGTGATGGTGATGTACCTTGTAATGGAATTTTTAATTTATCTTGTATTTGGCTTTGTAATGGATTTTGTACTCCTATAATTTTATCATTTAATTTACCTTGGACATTTATATTACCATCTCCTCCTTTCATAATACCTCCTTTTGTAATATAACCATCTTCATATGTATATCCGTAAGGATGAACTAATTTACCTGTCTTAATATTATCGGTTAATACATCTAGCTTTGTTTTATCCATACCGGTAAAACCATTTGGAGTAAATGTTTTATAAATAGGTTGATTTAACATTTGTGTTCCCTTTAATCTTTTGTTTGTAATATTTTTTAAACTATTGAATGGTGTATTCATTGCAACTGATGAAAAATATATAGGCATAGTTAAAAATGACCACATAGAATAAGTTGTCATATCTTTTATTAAATTTACAATTTTTGCAAATGGTGAATACTTAAGTGGATTTGCAATAGATACAATTTTTTTAAATGTTTCTGTTGATTTATCATTATTATCTAAGTTGTTTCCATCATTTCCTCCTATCATTATAGGATTTAATTTATGTTTTTTATGTTTTTTATAAGTTTTATATTTCAACCTTTTTTTATTTTTTATTCTATATGTTACCATTAGTTTATATGTATATTAAAATTAATGGTATAATATTTTTAAATTACATCAATTAACGTAAATTCTTTAAAAAAGAATAAGAACCATTATGATCATTACCTCCAAATGATTTATCATTATAATTACTATTAATTGTTTCTAATTGTTTAAATTTTGTAAATAATGAACTATCACAAACATATTTACTATTTCCAGAAAATAATGGTACTTCTAATGGTGTTTTACCACATGTTACTGCATTACAATAAGAATTATTTATACTATCTGCCATTTTTGGTCTTAATATAGATGAATTTGTTCCATTTAATTGATTACTACCACCACACGTTTGATATTGTCTGTTTAAAATATCTCCTTGATTAAAAGACGCTCTAAATGGCCCCGTTAATGGTTTTATATCTCCTACCTTAGTAGTTTTAAAAAATGCTTTTCTTAATAATTTTCTTTTTATTGCTGTTTCAGCATCCTTTTGTGTGTTTGCAAATCCTACTTTACTGCTACCTTGAATTCCACCTCCTAAACTAACTGACATATTATATATAATAATATAAAATATTATTTTATAATTATCATAAGTTGATTTATAAGTTTTTAATTGAAAATTTATTTTAAATAAAAATATAAAAAATGGTATAATATGTTCATTAAATTGTAATTGTAAATATATCAATCTATATAAATATATTTCAAGTCTTATAATTTATTATGTCATAATTCTTGGAACAACATTCATTGAAATTAATTCTTGAAATAATAATTTACAACTAAATGGAATTTCTACTTTTGAAAATTCGGTTCTATTATCACACATTTTACAAAGATGAACATGTTTCTTGTCACTATAAATCGCAATCATACCACATAACTTACAAACGTATACCGAATATTTGTCAGACACATCATAAATTCTCTCTTTTGTAAATCTAGATGCTCCATGTGAAATCATACAATCACGTTCCATTTCTCCAAAACGTAAACCACCATCACGGCTTCTTCCTTCTGCTGGTTGCCGTGTAAGATTTACCATAGGTCCAATACAACGGCTATGTTGTTTATCATTGACCATATGTTTTAATCTTTGATAATATACTGGACCAATAAAGATAGATGTTTCGATTTGATTCCCAGTTTTTCCATCATATAAAATTTCATTTCCTTTTGATTCATAATTATATTTTTGTAATTCTTTAAAGATAGATTGCATATTTAATTCACCAAAACTTGTACCATCACCAAATAATCCAAGTTCTAATAACAATTTTCCTAAAAGTGTTTCTTTTAATTGTGCAATTGTCATTCTCGAAGGAATAGCATGAGGATTAATAATAAGATCTGGACGAAGTCCATTTTTTGTAAAAGGCATATCTTCTTCATCCATAATATTACCAATAGTTCCTTTCTGTCCATGTCTACTCGAAAATTTATCACCAAATTGTGGTTTTCTTAATGCGCGAATTCTTACTTTACAAAAGTTATAACCATCTCCATTTCTGTCAATATATGTTTTATCTACATAACATTCTTCATCTGTTCTATATGAACGACTTTGATCTTCATATTTAATTAATTTTGTATTATCATTTTTATTTTCTTTAATAACAACCACCTTAGAAATGATAATATCTTTATCTTCAATTAATTCATTTTCATTCATAACCCCTTTACTATTAATTTTATCATAATTTCCAAATTTCATACTTTTTGTATTTAATTTATTTGGTTTAGTTCTGATTTCTTCTTCACCATTTGTTTTCTTATCCTCGTCTTTCTCTGTATGATAAATCGTTGTATGAAATAACCCACGATCAATACTTCCTCTGTTAAAGATAATACTATCTTCTTGATTATATCCCGAATGTGTCATAATAGCTACAATTACTTGATTGCCAGAAGGTAATCTATTTAATTTCAACATATTCATAATACGGGTTTCTACTAAAGGTCTCATTGTATAATTTAATACATAAGATGTCTTGTCTACTCTTTTATCGAAATTGGAAACGTATACACCAATTGCTTGTTTACCCATAGCACATTGATAAGTGTTTCTGGGAGATTGATTATGTTCTGGGAATGGAATACATGATGCTAATACACCGAAAATAGTACTTGGATGTAATTCACAATGAGTATAATTATAGTCTTTTGATAGATCGGTAGGTTTAATTGCAATCATACTTGACGCTTGTTCTTCTGGGTCAATATATTCAATTACCGAATTGTCAATCTTTAAATCTAATAATAAATCATCCCAAACTAATTCTTTATTCTCAACTCGTTTAATAATTTCTTTTGTAATTAATAATTTATTATCATCAACTCTTAATAAAGGTCTTAATAATCTTCCATATTCATTTGTAATGTAAATCTCTTTTTGTTTATAATTGAAAATGATAGATACATGAATATTAATCATACCTTTCAACTTTTTTCTCTTCATGTCATTGTATAAATAAATTGGATCTTTTGCACAACCAATCCAACGACCATTCAGAAATACTTTTACTTTATCTTGAAAATCTTTTGTAGTAAGTTCGTCACTTAATAATATTACACAATCTTTTAAATATTCGCTAATAGGTGAACTATCAGAATATCCAGATACAATTGTCATATAACTTAGATTTTTTACAACACCAACTGATTGTCCTTCTGGTGTTTCAGCTGGACAGAGAAATCCCCATGAAGAAGCGTGTAATTTACGTGGCTCAATTAATTTACCGCTTTTGTCAATCGGTGTATTAATTCTTCTTAGGTGACTAAGTGAAGAAATATAAGTTAAACGATTTAATACTTGAGCAACACCTACTTTATTAGAATTTAAATGTTTAATTCCAAAATCACCAGTTGATAAAGCTCTTTTTAATCCATTTTCAATTGTAGATGACTTTACAATTTTATAAATATTTGTTAAATTAATAATATTTTTATGATCTTCCGTAGATTTCCAAGAACCGTTATTAATTTCTCGAATAGTTTGTTTCGAGAAATCTTTTACGACTTTATTAAAGTAATTTCTAAATAAATTGTTCATTAATGTTCCGGTAGTTTCAATTCTCTTATTTAAATAAGAATCTCTATCATCGCTAGGAATTAAACCTAATGCGGAACGGATTAAACGATTCGCCATATATCCCAATAAATATTTCTTCTCGGTAAAATTAATACAATGAGGGAATAAATCATTTGAAAGAACATCAAGAGCAAATTCTCTCTTTTTCTTTTGTCCTTCATCTTTATCCATATTAATTGGAGTATAAATCACCGATCCAGTAATATAACGAATACAATCTTCATACTGTAAATAATCAGATGTTTGAATAATAGATGCTTTTAAATAATTTAAAATATCAATATTATCTTTATTTTCAATATCTAAACAAATAATACTACAAATTTCTTTGTCACTTTTAAGTCCAAGCGCTCGAAATAGAATAAACAAAGGGATTGGTTTCTTTAAACGCGGTAATTGAACAACAATCTCATTACCTACCGAATTTAATTTAGATGAAATCATCATAAAGATTTGTTTTGGAGAAATACATTTCCAATCGGGTACAGATCTCATTTCAGCAGTCCATAACCATTTACTACTTCCTGGTTTCTGTTTAAAACAAAAGATTTTATTATCTGCTGGTTTTTCTTGACCTAAACATGTTTTCTCAGAACCATTGATAATGAAATATCCTCCAGGGTCCATTTTACATTCTTCAACCACTTCGGGATGAACATAATTATATTGATTTAAAATACAAATACTTGATTTTAACATAATTGGAATTTTACCAAATTGAATTTTAGATAATTTGACATTTTTAATTTCTTCTTGTTCTAATGTCTCACCACTTCTTACAATATATTGAATGTTTAAATCAAGTGTAAAGTTAGATGTATAGGTAAAATTACGAAGTCGCGCGTTATTTGGAAACATTAATTTTGTTGCACCATTATTTTCATGAATTTCTGGGCGATAAATACATAAATTTTCAAAATTAACATGAATTTCTAAACGATATTTTTTAAATTCTTTCATATAATCTTGAACAGATCGAATTACTAATGGATTAAACATTTGAATCGTTTTTTTAATTTGGTTTTGAATAAAATCATCATAAGATTCAATTTGATGACGCACTAATTGTAATAAATGTTTATTTCCAAAATATGTCTCAATTACTTTCCAACAATCGGATTGTTTATATTCGTTGTCAGACATCGTACTACGTTCAAAAGTCATTTAAGCTACATATTTATACGTCAATTATTTTTAACTCAATTTTTTATTAACATATTATAATTATATGTTTAACTTTTTTATTTTTTATATAATTGATGTTTTATATGAGTTCTAAAACAATATCAATTGACCCACAACATTTTAAATTAGGTAATTCTAAAAAAAAAAATGTTACTATAAAAAATAATACATCGTCTCTTACTGGAGGAGGAAGTAAAATAAATATACATAATTCTAATATTAGAGAATTATTATTATCAAAATTACAACAACATAGAGAAAAAACACAAAAAAAAATATTTCATAGTACAACACCACCAATTGAACAAAAAATAAAAATGAATTCATTTGATGATACAAATATTAATACTGATAATTTTAGCAATATTTCAAGCAATATTTCAAGCAATATTTCAAGCAATAATATAGGAGTATCACCTATATTATCAAATAATGAACAAAATATATCTTCATCTTCATTATCATCCTCATCTATTTCAAATGATAAACCGTATGGTATATTAAAAAATGGGAATAAACCTACTTATAAAACATGGAGCCAAAGTCAAAAAAACTATAATGAACCCATTAATAAAATAAACTCAAATAATGTTAATGAAACAAATAATTTTAGTGTATCCAATGTATCAAATGAATCCAATATATCGATGAATAATTCACCAATAAATGTATCCGAATCTACTCCAATTCAACATCCAACTCAAATGATTCAAGAGAGAGAAATTAAAAAGAATTTTAAATTAGGTTTAAACAAAAAAAATAAAACGATTAGTATTTTAATAAAAAATGATAAAACAAGAAAAAAAGTAGAAACTGATAAAACAACATTTAAAAAAACACCTATTTCTACGGTAAAAAATTATTTAAAAAAGAAAAATTTTATAAGATTTGGCGCAAGTGCTCCGACTCAGTTAATGAGAGATATGTATGAAAATTTAAAATTATGCGGAGATGTTATTAATGAAAATCCAAAATTATTAGTTGATAATTTAACAGCTCCTTTATCTTAAATATCTTAAATATCTAGAATATCTGAAATATAATTAACCTATATTGGTTCTACAATAAGGACATTTATGACTTCTTGATAACCATGATTCTATTGATGTTTTTTTAAATATATGTTTACATTTACGTATTAATATTACATCGTCATTTTCATTAAATTGGTCGAAACTAATTGGACAACAATGATTTAATGGGGATTCAATTGTATTGTATTTACATTCATTAAATAATGAAGTATCATTTATTGAATAAGGCTCAAATGTTTCTTCTTCTGACTGTTGTGATTCGTCTTGTGATGCGGTTTGTTCAATAATTCCAGTTATTAAATTAATCATTTGTGATTGATTTGACGATTGATTTCGAATTGCTCTTGAAACAGTTTCTTCGTGTAATCTAGCTAAAGCAATTAAAGATGCTATATTTGCACTGCTATTATATAGTAATCTTTCTAAGTTTCTATCTATGCGTGTTTCAATTGTTGTAGATACCATTTTATAGTTATTAATATAAATATTTATTTAATTAAGAATATAATTAAACAAATAAAATAAAAACATATTTGAAAATTATAAAAAATGAATAATTTATGTGGATTAGCAAATTTAGGTAATACATGTTACTTAAATTCTACTTTACAAATTATATTTTGTATTCATGAAATGAATAATTATTTTACTAATATAAAAAATTTAAATAAATTAAATAAAATCGAAGATTCATTTTTAACAAGAGAATGGATAAATTTATATAATTTTATGGTAAACAACAATAACACGATTATTTCACCGAATCGTTTTATAGAATATAGTAGAGAAATATCAAAAAGAAAAAACAGAGAAGAGTTTAGTGGAATTGAACAAAATGATGCAAACGACTATTTTTATTTTATTATTGAATCATTTCATAATTCATTAAATATGTTAGATTCAAATATTGTAATACCTAAAACACAATATAAATTTATTAATGAATATATTGAAGAAATAGAAAAAAAAGACTCATCTATTATATCATTATTATTTCAATCATGTTTATTGTATAATTATGTTAATTTAGATAATAAAAATATAAAAGAATTTCATAAAATAGAACACGGATATACAATAGAATTATCTATACCAAATACTTCTAATAAAAATATAAACATATATGATTGTTTTAACGAAACATTTAAAGATGACATATTAGAGAATGAAAATGCATGGTTTGATGATAAAACAAACACAAAAAAAAATGTAATCAAACAAACACGTATTTGTTATTTACCTCCTATTTTAGTAATTCATTTAAAAAGATGGATAAATTATACAAATAAAAATACCAAAATAATAGGCTGTCCTTTTGAGTTGAATTTATCACCATTTTTATTTGATTCTTCTATATATAAATCATATGATTTAATTGGAGTTATAAATCATGTTGGAAATATATTTGGAGGTCATTATTTTAGTTATATAAAAAAAAAAGATGAATGGTATTGTTGCGATG